CCCGATGACACAGAGATTTATGATGAAAATGAAAATTTAGTTGAATAAACTATTTACATTTTCTATTTTTCGTGTTATAATATATTTGAAGAGAGGTAAGAAGTATGGGCTTTAATAAAATTAGAACAATTAGAGTTAGCGAACGTGTGTTCGATCTCGTATGTGAAGATCTCGACAATGAAGCAACAGAAAACTATGTTAAAATTTCTGGATACTTAGAATGCTTTAACAATTGCAGAGAACAAGGTTATGTTCTTCACGTAGATTCCGTTGATTGGGATAATCCAAACAGAACTAAAACTGATTTAGTTATCTGGGCTTTCGAAGCAAGAAGTTCAGATGAGATTGTCGTCTCTTGGCAAACTGAATATCCTCACAATGGAATGTTTAGTGAAGAAACTTACAACAATCGTAGAAAATATTTCCATTACGATGAATTACAAAAAGCAGCAAAGTTCATTATCGATTTAGTTAAGGAACATTTTGCACACGAATTTAGAGGTAATTAATTATGGAAGAAAAAGATTTATTTGAAGAAATGGTCGATGAATTAGACTTAAATGAAATAGATGATTTTGAAATTAAGCCAGCAACGTATCAAGTGTGGATGCTTGGTTATACTGAAGCTGAAGCTATTACTGACTTTGAAGTTTTAGTTAATGAATCTAAAGATGCAGAGCGCATGGTTGAATATGCTAAGAAATTTGTAGATGAAAAAAGATACGAAAGCTCTATGCCATTTCCACCAGAAGTTGCATACATCGAAGTGTTAGTAGAAACAGTTGTTGATCTTGGAAACTATGAGTCTAATGAAGGAACTTTGTTCACAGCAACTGTAAAAGTGAAATAATTGTTTACAACACGAATTTATTGTGTTATAATATAAAATGCGAGGTAAAATTATGAGAAAGTATTTTAACAAAATCAGATCAAAGTATTTAGGTAGAAAATTCGGTAGATGGACTGTTACAAGAGTGACACCAGTTTACACAAAAGGCTCTACTCACATGCGTTATTATTTAAGTAGAAAAACACATGATGGCGCAACTAAGACTGTTGCAGTAAGTTGCACAACTATGACTGCATTAGGTCGTGGCGAAACTGATATGCCAACTTTATTACGTGGTAAAATGTTTCAACGCAAACGTTTTCCAAGCAAAGAATTTAGAAACTCTGCTTGGTATACTTATAACACAAACGGTAGTTTAGAATAATTACCAACATCGAAAGGAGGAAGTTGCGATGGCAAGTCAAACATTCAACAACTTCAAGAATTACGCAAATCAATTAGAGAAAGAACTTGGTATTAAATATGATGCTAAGCCTTATAAAGATACTATCAGGGTTATGCTTGATGGTTTTTGCAAAGCAATGGACGAAGGCGATGAACATCTTAAGAACTTATATATCAGTGGTTTAATCTTACGTCATTGGGATAAAGTAAAGAAACTTGCAGATAGTTGCCCTGGCATCGATCTTAAAGGTGAAGAGTTCGTCGACTGGGTTTATGAAGCAATTATGCTTGCTTGCGAATATCGTAAATGGCAAAAAGACGGAAGTGTCAATGCCCAACAATGTATCAATCAATGTATTGAAACTGTTAGAGTTAGACACTATTATGAATATAACTTAGACAAACACAAAGCGAACTACAATACTGTATCTTTAGAAACACCGGTGTGCGAAGAAGGCGATAATGGTGTTCAAAAAACACTTGGTGATACTATTTATGATGAAGATGCAGCAGCAGAAGTTAGTATGTCAGACGGATTTTCAAATGCAAAGCAACTAATTCAATCTTTCATCAACAAGAATCGTTTAGTTGAGGCAATTATTCTAGACATCATTGCTTTTGGTGATACACAAAAAGTTACAAAACACATTAAGAAAGGTTTTGATGAAAATGGTGAGTCTTATAAGTATTCAACTTATACATCGGAATTTTGGAAATTCAAAGCAGTCCAAATTCTTGCTAACTTACCAGAAGATTACCAACAATACTTTCTTGAAACTTATTTAGTTAAGACAGCAGCGTTAGAAGCAGCTCTAGACGTGTTAAAACGTGCTAATAATCAAAAGTTATACAAAGAATTGCAAAATACTTTAACTTATGCAAAAAGCGTCTTAAACATCGCGATTTGAAACGATAATAACAATTAAAAACACACAACCTCTCAAATTGGGAGGTTTTCACATTGTATAATAAAGTGAGGTAAACGACACTATGTGGTTAGATATAATGAGCCAGTATAATACATTACAAGTAAATATCAAATTGGCGAATTTGCTTGGTTTAGAAGTTGCTACTTATTGGGCAGCACTGATGGACGTGTATGCGAGAGTAGTAAATAAATATAAAGATGAGTTAGAAGCGAATTCAGGATATTTTGAACTCGACAGAGACTATATTACTAAGAGAACGACATTACAGTTAGACAAACAGTTAGAGATCGATGCAGGACTCGGTAAACTCGGCGTATTACAACATCGCAATGAAAACGAACTGAATTGGATCACACTAGATGTAGAAAAGCTTTGTGCGATCTTAGTAGATGACAGTATCGATGCGATCAGAGATGTTCAACGCGTTTCTAAACTTAGACGAGAAGATACCGCTCGCGCCAAGAAAGCATCGGTCAGAATAAATTTAGTCGCTGCACTAAAAGAAACTGATCCAGATGTGCTTACAGCTTACAATAACTGGATCGACGCACTATTGGAAGCTAAGAAGCCGATTACTAGACAAGCTTTGGATATATACCAGAATAACTTAAACAATTACACTGATAACAAACAGGCGAAGATTAAAATTCTTGAGATTGCAACAACAAATGCTTACACTGAATTTGCGTGGTCTATGAAAATTTACGAAAAAGATTATCGTGGCAATGGAACATTTATTGGTGTAAAGCAAAATAGAACTAGTGGAATTGATCCGAATTCAGGTTTTTAGGAGAAATTTAGTATGAATGAATTTATAGCAAGACGATCATTAGAAGAAGATGCACTTCTAGAATATATTTCGAAAGCAAGAGTGTTAGACGATCTGTATCATCGAACAGGTGAGTTAGAAGAAACTATTGAAGCGATGGATAAAAACATCGACGATGTTGAGGAAACTGGTTTAGATGAAATTGTAGAAGTGATGTGCAAAGCTCGCAACGCACTAAATTTAGAAAGACTTGACCTCGAAATTCAAATTCACAAGTTAGAGCTTTGGTTGGCAGAATTCGAAAAAATAAGACAATTAACCCGATAAATTCGGGTTTTTTATTATTTTTTAGCCAAAAATAGTGATTTTTTCACTGTTTTTAGTAGTTTTTTCACTAAAATTTAGTGAGAATTTAGCTGCAGATCTGTAAATTTAGTGTGATGATCATGTAACTGATCTGCAATTTGTGACTGTAACTTGTAACACGATCTGTAGTCGATCTGTATTCTAGTGAAATTTGTGACGGCATCCAGATGCACTAAACAGATGAATCAGGTTGCTGATCAGGTCTAGTGAATGACTGGCCAGCGTTCTAGTGAAGCTTTACAGTAACTGATCAGATGAATCTGTGTCATCTAGTGTGATGTACAGTAACAGATGCAGTAATAAGTGCGATGTACAGTAACGATGCAGTACTGTGTAACTGGATTTTGTGCCACTAGACTGAAAACAGGTTGATTTCGTGCATGTGTATGTGCGTTTCTTTTTAATAATAAATAAAATGAAAAAGTATTTACAATTGGTCTAGAAAGTGATATAATATATATATAGAGAGTGAGGAATAAACAAATGCAAGTAGTTACAGTTGAACGATTATTAAAACTTTTACAAGAACAAGTTAACAAAGGTAATGGAAAGAAAAAGATTCTATTATCAAATGACGATGAAGGTAATGGTTATCACGAAATGTATTACGAAATTACTGAAGACGTCGCAGGTAATGATATGTGGGGAGAAATTAGTAATCCCGACGAATATATTATCTTAGGTTAATGGAGGAACTGATAATGACAAGACAAGAACTCGATACACTTTGGGAACTCGCATGTAAACTTCGTAAGGAAAGACTTGAAGAGATTAAAAAAGAAAATGACTTCACAGAAGAAGAACTTCAAGAATTAGTCGACGACCCTTACTGCGAAGACCTCTACGACATTGATGATGGTGATAACTTAATTCAAGGTTTAGACATTGTGATAAGTGTTGTAGAAGACATGAAACCAACTGAATAAAAAAGTTTAAAGTAGACGTAAAAAAACGTTTACTTTTTCTTTTAAACGTGATATAATATTTATAGAATAAAGAGAGGTAAAAAACAATGCAAGGACCAAAAGAAAAATATAATGCTGAAAAAGTATTAGAAAGATTAGAAGCAATGATTGAAAGAGGTTGCTCAAGAGAGATTAGACAAGTCTATGACGAATTATCAATCTTCGACTGGTGGCCAGAAAGATTAACTATCACTCACATGAAACAAATGAGATCATTCTTGAGAGAAGCAATCAAGTTAGGTTATACTGGTTATGTTTGCTTTAAAGTCGGTGCTTCTGGTTGTGCTAATGGAATGTGGGCACACAAAGAAGAAGGTAAGGTAGAAGGTAAAGATGTCTACTCACCAGATGGCGATGCTATTTACAGAAGTTTCACACCTGATTACACTTATTGGTCATTTAATAAGAATGGCAAGTGGCTTCCAGACGGTGATACTCGTGGAACATACGACTCACTCAAAACCGCAAAGATGCTTGAAGAAGCACTTGCAAATGCTTAAATAAAAAACTAAAAAGAAGTAAAAAACTATTTACTTCTTTTTTATTTTGTGGTATAATATATGTAGAGGATGAGAGTATGAGGTATAATGTTAAAATTAAACTAAACAAAAATACACTTTACGAAGTTGAAGTTGAAGCAAGAAATGAAGCTGAAGCAATGTGCTTCGCTTACGACCAAATGGAATTAAATACTTATGCGGAGGCAAAAAGAATTTATGAAAGCAAAAAATTATAATCAAGTATTAAGAGCTCGCGGTTATAAAGCGAGAGAACTTAGCAAGTATGAAGGAATTTGTATCTACGAAAAAGTTCATAAGTTTAACAAGATAGTTTGCTATGTTAAAAAAGACTCACATGGCAAAGGTCAAGAAATGACTTTCAATATCTATAGCACTTTGAAAACACCACAAGATATGGTTGAGTTTAAAGAGCAAGAATTTGATAGAAGTTATCTTGCTAAAGAAGCAAATGCAATTCACGATGCTTTTGAAAAACTAAAAGACTTAAAAGCACCTAAACACTTATATTGTTTCTAAAAATTAAAAAAGGCTATTTACAAAGTAGCCTTTTTATGTTATAATATAATTGTAGGGAGAAAGAAATATGAAATACAAGATTTACCAAATTACAAACTACAATGACTGCGATTATAAATTTGAATGGTGGGACTGGGCCAAAGAGAAATTTAACTTTGAGAGAGATTACTCATTAGTTTATGAAGGCGAGATTGAACTTGAAACCGATCCGATTTCAACACTTGAAAAACTATTTGAGATATTCAACATCAATCATCCAGCAGATTTTAGAGGTCACAGTTTGTCAGTCAGTGATGTTGTTGAGTTAGATGGTATTAAGTATTATTGTGACTCACAAGGTTGGGTAAAATTAAACTAAAAAATTTAATTAAAAAATTTATATAAAAATTAAAGGAGGTTCGTTGTATAATATAATAGGAGGCTATAGTTATGAGATTAGAAGAAGGCAAATTAATTCTATCTGAGGCTGAACTTGCTGAAGTTAAAAAAGCAAACGTAATGGCAAGCCCAAGCATTGCTGGTCTTTATCTACGTAGTTTTCTTAGAAATAAAAATTTAGTTGAAGACTTAGAAACACAACCTGATGTTAAATTTTATACAGAATGCGTGCAAGCATATAGAAGAAAGAATTTTGAAGTAAAATAAAAAAAGTATTTACATCGTTTCACTAATATGTTATAATATATGTGTAAGCGAGGTAGTTTATGCGAAACACAATTAAAAAAGAAACTGATATTTTCAAAAAAGATTTATCAAAAGTAGAAGGCTCTTACACAAAGTGTATTAGCGATAACATTAACTTGATTTATGATCTTGGCGTCGATACTAAAGTCGATTTAGTTACATTTGTAAACAAGATTATAGATATAATTAAAGATGCAAAAGACACAGATGCAAAACGAAACTTTTTAGTTAAGTTAAAAATGCAAAGAAGTAAAATGCACGCATTAGAATTTGTAAACAATGCATATCTTCGTGGCTGTGGTCTTGAAGCAATCTAGAAAGGACGAACCACTATGAACGACAGACGACTTGTCAAAAACACAGAAAACCCAGCAATGTTAGTTTTCTATCTTAACAAGCACAGAAAAGAAATTAAGCGTATTGCTGATGCCCCAAAAGGAACTTACACATTAACTGAATTTTATCGTGTAGTTAAACCAGCATTTATTGAAGCACCAAGCAAACCTTACACCAATGCAACTATTAATAAATATAGTGCAACAGTAAGACGTGGTAAAGCAAGTGCTGAATCACAAGCAAGATCAATTATGTATGTGCTTGAAAGAAATGATGAACTTTATGGTTATGGTGGAGGCAATAGAAAACCTCTTGAACCAAAAGATATTATTTCTGACGAAGAATTAGCAATGCTTGAAACAAAGTAATACATTAAACAAACAAAAATAAAGTTAGCGTATAAAACGTTAACTTTTTATTTTATATTAGCAGATGATGAATTTAGTGCATGATGAATTTAGTGTGAAAGCTACAGACTGTGATCGCAGCTTTATCCGACGATCAGTTAGCTGTTACGATTCTAGTGTGAAAGCTGCAGATCAGAAGCTGATCTTTTACAGCTGCATCGATCTATATTCTAGTGTGAATCACCACAGATCGTGGATACAGATTCATCTGCAATGTACGATCATGTCTAGTGAATCAGACTACGATGTTGATGAAAACAGTACGATTTCGAGCATTTGTTAGTGAACAAAAACATGATCTGCAAAGTTTTGTTCGCGATTTCATGTAGTAAACTGTTACAAAAATTTGCAACAAAACGTTTACATCGAAACACTAATGTGATATAATATAAGTATGGAAGTAAAGATAACTAAACTTAACAACTTACAAATATGGCCAACTGGTTTTATTACAGTATCAGCGGTTCATTTTAAATTAGATGATGAAGATTATTTCTTGCATTACTCTGGCGAAGAATACGAAGACCATTTGACTTTATATAAAGGCAGAAACAAATGTCATCTTACTCGTATTAGTTCTTGCTATGGAACATTAGATGACTTTATTAAATTCACAAAAAAGCCAAGATGTTTAAAGTATGTTGATACAGAAAACTTTATTGAGAAGTTAAAAGAAAAACATTTACTTTAATTTAAAAGTGTGTTATAATATTAATAGTGAGGTAAGAAAGAAATGATTGATAAACAAACATTAGAAAACTTTAGGCAAGACTTCAATGAAGCAATGAAAGATTTAGAAACAAAGTATGGTTTTGTAATCGAACTTGGACGTATCACTTATACAGCAACAAGTTTCACCGGCAAACTCGAAGTCAATGAAGGTGATAGCAAAGACGACGTTAATGAAAAAGACTTCTATAAGTATTGCTCTATGTATGGCTTAAGTAAAGACGACTATGATAGACGTTTCACTTTCCAAGGCAATGATTATATTGTAGTTGGCATTAGACCAAGCAAACGCAAATACCCGATTTGTTGCCAGCAAGTTCAAAACGGCACCACTTATGGTTTCACCGCTGAGTGTGTTAAACGTTGCTTAGGCAAATAAGAGAAGAATAAAACTTCTCTTTTTTATTTACAAAGTTCGAGAAACATGTTATAATATATATGAAGATAAGCGAGGAATATAAAATGAAATTTAAAGAATGGTTATTAGCAAATTGGAACGAACTTAGAAAAGATACAAAACATTTCTCTGATGACGAACACAAAGTGTTAGACTTAGAAAACAACTCTTGGTGGATCAACTATTCACATGAAAAGCCGTTAGATAGTTGGGACAGATTATTTGCTTTATACTTAATTGACGTTCACCCAGAATGTATTAATAAAACATGGGACGAAGTAAAAGACATTGAAGATATTAAAGACTTTGAAATTGGTGGTTATGAAGGTAATAGAGCTTATGACAACTATGAACGTGAATGGCTTAGTGTTGATAATGCTTGGAGCGCAATGACTAATGTTGCTAAGCAAGGTAGAGAAGTAGTCTTAGTTGACTCTTACGAAGACGACGGTTGGTTTGGTGCCAGCTAGAAATAAAAAGAAAAGTAAGTAGAAAAACTATTTACTTTTTTTCTTTTGTGTGTTATAATATATATGTAGAGAAGAGGTATACTAATTATGGAAAGATTTGAATTTCATACTGCGTTTCAATTAACAAGAAAGATTATATTCGAAGTTAGTTATTACACTTTAGGCAGCAATGACTCTGCTTATTTCACAACTAGTGCTTGTGAGTTTAATCAACCTAAGACAGACTTTAATAGAGGTGGTCAAGCACAGAAAGACTTATGCTTTGGACCTGCTAAAGCATTCTATGAGAAGTGGGACAAGTATCATTTACATAGATTAGATGACGAACACTTTGAAGAAATGATTAAAGACTTAGAAGTATTAAAACAAAACTATAATTACATTGAACACAAAGCCGATTGCCGTCCAGAAGATATTAGATTTTGGCAAGAGAAAGAATTGTCAATGCAAAAAGTAAAGAAAGTAAAATAACTTATTTACTTTTCTTTTTATCTGTGATATAATAATAATGTAAGGAGAAACTTATTTATGAAGTGTTGTATTTGTGGAGTTGAAATTAATGGTTACGGAAATAACCCTGATGGTGCCGTATGGAAAACACCTACTGGAGAAATCGAACTACCAGAGTTTGAAGCAGACGACAGATGCTGCGACGAATGTAATTCTAAGTTTGTCATACCTGGCCGCATATATAGAATGAATTTGGTTAAGAGAGGAGAAACTAAATAATGTTTACCATATTCATAATCGTCGCTGCATGGAACTTAAACCTACCACAGTGGCTACAAATATGCTTAACAGTATTTGGTGTCTTACATCTCTTGTTTGGAACTACCACACGAGTCGTGCATGAATATAAGGAGAGGAAATAAAACCTCTTCTTTTTTTATTTACACAGTACGTAGAACATGATATAACGTAGACATGAAAAGCTTCACTAGAAAAATTCAGAACAGTCTTCATCTAGCTACAGCTTCACTGAACATCGGAACAGACTCTTCTAAATATCGGATTTAGCTTTACTAGAAATTGACATATCTGAATCAGATCGCTGTATCCGGATTTTCGTCCACTAGAAATACAGACGAAGATGTTGTAGCATACAGTAACACAAATGTTACATACGGTAACTTTTTACTAGAGCACAGTAACATACAGATGACGATGCTGCTATATACAGATGTGCCGCACTAGAATACAGATGAATCTGCGATCTGATACAGATGAATACAGCTTAATATACACTAGCATCGGATACAGTATCTGGTAGCTTTTACACTAGCATCGGCAGCTATATCTGAGCTTTCGGCAGCTTATAATATACTAGAAATAGGCCTCTGTGACATGCTTCATTTTTGATACCCCTTTTGGCTAGGGGGGCCCTTTCAAACCTAAAGGGAGCATTTGTAGGGGAGCCAAAAAATTTTCCGCGCGCACACGTAATAATAAAAAGAAAGAGTAGCAAAACGTGTAGCAAATAAAAATTTCACACGAAGGCCACAATATAAGAAGCAAAGAGTTGCAGTTCGTGTAGCAATTAACAAGATTTTACTGTATAATATAGTATAGAGGTAAAATAAAGTATGACAATTAAAGATTATTTACAAGTTCATAGTGGTGAAGATATTAGTTCAATTGGTGTCTACAAGACTAATACTACTCATGATATTATTGATGCTCATGTTAAAACTGTTGATTTAGTTAAATATGAAGATTTAGAAATTGACCATGTTCATCTTTGGATTTATGATGAGTCCGATAAAGATATTTACGGCAATCCTATTAATCTAAAACATATTAGAGCCTGCATTTATGTTAAATAATTATGAAAAAATATATCTTAAATATCTATAATAAAATACTTATTCGTAGAAAAGCAACTCAAGCAGATGTAGACCTTGGTATTTGGTATAATACTCAGGGCTACCATCCTTGTACAAATATAAAGCTAAATGAAGAATTTTATGCTTTTGTATTTTGGAGTCATCCGATTACTAATGTATTTTCTGAAAAAGACTATTTATTAAAAGACAGTATTAAAAAAGAAACTAATAATATACTTAAATATCTATATTGGCGAATTAAGTACAGAAAAGAAAATAGAAGGAGATAATTTATGATTAAAGATAAAATTTTAAAAAATGCTGCTGAAGCCGGTGTTGACCTATCTATATTCCATGAGCCAGATAGAAAATGGAAGAATTATTATATAGAAGATGAAGAGCATGATTTATTATTTCTTGTTCCATCTTATTTATTCTACGGCGTAATTGTACTTGATTTATCGTTAGCAAGAAATCTTACATTTAAAACTGGGGACGGAGCTATTCATCGTCTTAGAGACTATGCTTGGAATATGTCTTCTAATAATAGAAAAAATAGCTACCCCAAAACTGCTGTGGTTGATAGAAGCATTAAATGTGGAAGAAAGACTATTTTACTTAGTTCATTAATTGCTGACCGAACAATTATTAATGTTGGCTCTGAGGACCGTTTAGCAGTCGATAATATAAATGGTAATAAACTTGACAACCGTCTCTGTAACTTGCGTTATGGTTCAATCAAAGAAAATAATGATAATAGATATGAGCAAAAGGTTCCAGAAATAAAATACCCCTTTAAAACTTGGTTTTAAGTAGGTTATTAAAGTAATGTGACTGAAACTGTATAATATATAAGAATAGGAGAATAAAATATGGCAAAAAAATCATTAAGCTCAAAAGTAGAGCATTGTCCAGCATGTGGTATTCTTAAAAGTAAAAATAAACAATGTAAACACTGTGGTTATGGTGCGGCCTCTCAAACTGCTGAACAATCACCTTGTGAAATTAGCCTAAAGCTTACTGGCTATGATATGAATACATATGATTGTGTTATTATTAATGGAGTCAAGTTTTACAAATAAGTTATGTCAGAAAAAGAAAAGTTAAAATTTTACGATTTAATTAAGCGCTGTCAAGACACTACTCCAGATGGCAGTAAGCTAATTAAACTTGCTAGTTATGATAGGACTGGTGAAAGACTTATGGAAACTGGTGAGCCATTACATTTAGACTATATTCTTTTTGGTAAAGAAGCTTGTTTCTGTATTAGCTCAGAAGAAAGGGCAGTCTTGGAGAAATTTTTAAGTGAGTAAAGAAGTATATAATAATTTAATTGTTATCATTAATATTATCTTTGTGCTTGTTTGGGCTGGTCTAGCAATTCATATGTTTCACAGCCACCCAGAAGATATAGTAGAAGGTGTATTATTTACAATTGCTGCAATTGGTCAAACAGCTGCATTAGGGCTTGGACTATGTAAACTATTTAATGATAGGGTGGACAGTTAGTAAATATAACATAAATAAGTTGTATAATATTATATATCGAAAGGAAATTTCACTATGGTTAAAGAATTTGATATTGAAAGAGTGTTTGATGATACCATTAAAAATTTAAGAGATGAAATTTTAACAGCTAATGCGCGAGTTGCTCTTATTCAAGAATTTAAACAATTTTTTGCAACAAATAATTTAAAGGTTTATCAAGAAGTTTCTGACACTCCTGCAGAAGACATTACAAAAGGAGCTGTTGAAGCAGTTACAGAAACTGAAGGTAAGAAACCAGCAACAAAAGCAGCTGTAAAATAAGCAGTTATATTAATTACTAAAAAGTGCCTGTAAATCTGGCATTTTTATTTTATGTATTGTATATTATATATGAGGAAAATTTAAAAATGGTAGAAAAAGTGAACCCATCCCATCCTGATAAAGTAGCAGACAGAATTGCTGGTGCTTTAGTAGACTTGGCATATTCATTACAAGAAAATCCAAAAGTTGCCATCGAAGTTTTAATTGGCCATGGTATTTGTCATATTATTAATGAAACATCAGTTAGTTTAAGTTCAATGAAAGTTGCTGAGATTGTTTCAAGAATAGCCGGTCAAAGCATTCAAGTTGACTATAAAGAAGTTCCACAAGATGTGCAGTTAGCTAATAATCAAAAAGAAGAAATTAGATGTGGCGATAATGGTATATTCTTAGGTGTTCCAATTACTCCTGAACAAAGACAAATGATTGTGGTTACTAGAGACTTATATAAAAAATGGCCAAGTGATGGAAAATATATTATAGACGATGGCAAAATTATTGTCTGTCAAAGTAATGCTAAATCTAAAGCTGTTGAAAAATTTCTTAAAAAACAATATGGAAGCAGTTTATCAGCATATGTAATAAACCCACTTGGGGATTGGACCGGTGGGACAGATGTAGATACTGGTGCTACCAATAGAAAACTTGGAAGCGATATGTTTGACTCCATTACTGGTGGCGGTCTTCATGGCAAAGACCTTAGCAAGGGAGACGTTAGTATTAATATCTATGCTTGGTTAAAAGCTCAAACATTAAATAGGAGAGTTAAAATATCTTGTGCTATTGGAGACATAGAAGTTGATGGCAGACCATATAAAGAAATCGTAGAAATTGCTAGAGATTATATTCAAAAAATTGGTGGTTTTGAAAAATTTGCTGAATATGGACTATGTGATACAAAAGGCATTACCGTATTTAGATAAAACAGTTAAAAAAGAAAGGTAATCAGTAATGGTTATCTTTTTATTTTGTGCTAAATTATACGAGATATTAATTTAATAGAGTAGGTTTTTATAATGGGTAAATATAATAGGAATACAATTAATGTAGATAATTTATTAATAAACAGCAGTACTTATTGATATGATCAAAGAAATCATACAGGATTTTACCCACTTTCTTCAATTACACCTTGTAGTAGTAATGGTTGAGAGCAATATGATTATCTTAAAAATTATGGTTTCAATGGTCCAACTGATGAAAATAATAAATTCATAAAGCAGGGCTATGTTCCAACATTTGTAGGTGAAAATACAACCTCAGGTTCAGGTGCTTGATTTGAAACTGGTGCAAATGATACGTATAATTTAACAGTAGCAAGTGATGGATCAAAGATAAGCGTATATGCTAATTATACTGGTATAACTACGTCTTTTGTTGCATCAAGATTTAGAGACGGTGTTTTACCAAAAAGAATGATTGTAGTTTTACAGGGTGCAGGTGGTCGCGGTGGATGGACCTTTTGGAATCAATCTTCTCAGCAATGGCGTAATGCTGGTGGTGGAGGATCTGGTGCTTTTTGTGCAGTAGTTTTACGAACTGAACCAGGAGACTCCTATAAAATTCAAGTTGGTGAAGGCGGTAAGGCAAACGATTCTGGAAATTCTTGGCTAAAAACTAGTGATGGTACTTTATTAATTACTGCTGGGCGCGGTAGTGGTGGTAGTACTTCACAGGCTGGCGGTGCTGGTGGCGCATATACATTACATAGTGGAGAAGGCGTTTATTGGTGGCATTTGCCTAGTAAACGAGTTGGGCCAGATGGCACAATTACTTATGATGATTCATGTTATAACGGAATAGCTGGTGGAGATCCAGGTAAAAGTGGCGGTAATAGAGGGACTGTAACAACATATACTAGTTTTTCAACTGATATTAAATGGCAGTCAAAAACATGAACATTTTGAAATTTTGGTGGCACTTCAGCAGGCAGTAAGGGGTTTGCTACTGGCGGTGGCGCTGCCTCTTTCTTCGGTAATGGTGGTAATGGCGGCACAATTAATGGTGGCCGGCAGACGCCAGGAAGTCCAGGTGGCTATGGTGCTGGCGGCGGCGGCGGCGGTAACGGCCAGCAATCTGGCGGTACTGCCGGCGGTGGTCGTGGAGGCAATGGTTGATTTGCTTTATATTATTAATAATAAATAAAAAATAGAGTCTTTTTATTAACTATTATTGTATAATATAATATGAAAAATGAAAATGAGCTAGACCAAGAAATAAAAGAAGAATATTTAGATTTAATTAAAAAGTGTTCAAGTGCTACCTCTGGCATTGCTTTATCTAATAGAGAAATGGCCATGTTATACCATTGGATTAGACATGTTAATGATCCTATGTATTCTTTTGTTCCAGAAGAGTATAAAAAAGAATTACCTAATTATTTAGGGGGAATAAATAATGGCAAATAGAAGCACCTATGAAAAAGATTTAGCAGCATTAATTAAAAACCAAACAGAGTTAATTAAACAAGAAGTGTTACTTGAATTAATTACAATTGCCTGTAACTGTGATGACTTTAATCAATTTAAAGGAGTCTTGTATGCAAGAGCACTTGGTATGATGAAACAGTTTGAAGACCAAGGAATGCTTAAAAAAGGCACGACTGAGCGAGTTGCTAAAGGCGGTAAATTTGAAGAAGAAAAGACTGATAAGTAATCAGTCTTTTTATTTAAACACTGTATAATATATTATATGGAAAGTAAATATTTAGATTTTATTAAAGAAATAGTACCAAATAGAAAAACACCACTTGTTCATGTGATGAATAAGTCAACCACATATTTAGGAACAATTTGTTTTTATCCGGCATGGCGTAAGTTTGTATTTAACCCAGAATCTGATATAGTTTTTGATACTAGTTGTTTATCAGATATTATTGCTGAAATAAATGAACTTCAGCATGAATGGAAGGAGAGTTTAAAAAATGAGCTCAAAAGATAGACTAAATAGATATTTTGAATTATCGCATAGACAGTCTCAGTTAAATGTTGATGAGTATCATGAGATGCTTCATTTAGAAGAAGCACTTGTTGATGATATTGACCATTTAGACCTACCAGATGACTTGCGAGAGCTTCAACAAAAGTTTATTAATGCATCTATTGAATTGATGGCCGGTCCATATGCAATTATGGATACTGGGTCTGGTTGGGATGCAATGTATACTTTACTAGAGAGCGCATTACCAAAATTAAGCGGTAGAGAGAGAATGGCTATTGCAGATTTAATTGGCGGCAGAATTGCTGTTGGTGGCCCCTATCCAAGTAGAAGAGAGTATATTAAGCAATTTAGGAAGAAATAATTATGATTAGATTAAAAGATTGAGACAGATTATATGTGCATACTTTTGATTGGGTTTTAAGAAGACTAGAGCCAGACTGCTTAGAAAGTTATAAAGATACTGAGCAAGATTGGCTTGATGCAATTAAGGCTTTTAATAAACTTCAATTAGAATTATTTAAAAAATATGCACTTACCTATAAATCAGGTGATAGCTATAAAAGAAAATGCATCAAAGGTATTGAATTAACTGCAGACCAATTATTTGAATTATTTCATAGACATTTAAATCAATATACTAATCATACAGTTAGATATTTTATTTTTCATTGGTGGAATGATTTAAGACATTATATAGAAGGGGCATTGCCTCCATTAGATTGTCCATGGGAATACTATAAGAAAGCTACTGAAGAAGAAATTAAACAAGCAGAGAAAGATTTTGGCAGTGTTACTGAAGAAAGACATGGAGAAAAAGTTACTCATCATCACACATTCAAAAGTGCAACTGTATTAGAGTATCGAGGTAATAGATTTATTATTGATACTGAATGGGGAAGTGCCTGGACCAAAGATAAAAATGGAAATGTAAGAAGTTTTCAATTAGATTGGGACTGGTGGTACCCAATTGATGAATACTTAGATTTATATAATATTTAAGGAGAGATTATGGACGTTACAAAAACAATGAAGTTACCACTAAAAGATGTTTATCAACTACTTATCAGTGAAATGCGTTATGGGTATAGACGTAATAATCATTTAATGCCAAGTTGTGGCTATGACAAGGTAAAAACTTTTGTCCCGCAAATGTATAAAGTTGATAAGGATTATGCGGTCTATACAATGAAACAACTTTGTGAAGAATGCATTACGGACCAATTAGTAGCTAATTTCTATGATGGTGAAGATGATGAAAATAACAATAGAAAAGAAGCTATTGAGTTTGTCAAATGGAGTTTAAAATGGATTCATGAACATGAAACAGATAAAAGATATGAAAGCAGTATCTGGCTTCCATATAATCATGATTTATTTTTAGATAACTTAGCAAAAGATGATGAACCAAGATATTTAGTTTATGAGCTTCGTGGTAAAAGTAAAAGAAAGAAATTAATTACAACTGAACCAGTTAGTGAAAAAGAATATATCAACATAATTTTTAATGGTATTGCTGAAGGCACTTATCGCAAAGAATCACATAAAGTTACAGAAAAATATGGTGATAATAGAAGAAGCTATACGTATCATATTGTATCGCCAATTGAAAAGGACTTTTTTGTAAAACATATTTAAGTTTCATTGTATAATATAATATAATATATGACAAAGATTTTATGTTATGATATTCACTATAAGAATGGTGTTAAAGGGCCATCTGAGGTTCAAATTTGGGTTAGTTTACCAGCTAATTGGCTATTTGATTATACTCCAGCAAAAATTACAGTAAAAAAAGTATTAGAAGTTGAAGTTAAACTAGAGGTTGACCAATTTGAATGGCGACCAATTTAATAAATAGGAGGAATATATTTTAATGTATTATGCATGTTTAAGAGTTAAGCCTGAAAGTAAAGCTCAAACAGGCGCTCAAAAAATTATTAAAAAGGCATTTACAACTCGTGATGAGGCAAGAGCTTATTTATCAGCTATTCAAAATGATGAAAAGCAAAGCATTTTATATGATCAATTCTGGACAGAATAATGAGTCAAAATATTGGTGATAAAGTTTATACTCCAGAAAATATTGCTAAAAAAATTATCGAAGAATTTGATTTAGAAGGCAAAGTTTTAGACCCGTTTAGAGGCAAAGGCGCTTTCTATGATAGTCTTCCAGAAACAGTTAGCAAAGAGTGGTGTGAATTAGACGATGGTAAAGATTTTTTTCAATTTAATGAAAGAGTTGACTGAATTATTTCAAACCCACCGTATTCAATATTTAATGATGTTTTAAAGCACAGTTTTGAACTTTGTAATAATATTGTTTATTTAATTCCAATTAATAAATTAACGAGCTCTTTTACGAGAATTAAGCAGCTTTCTGAATGGGGCGGAATTCCAAAAATAATTCTAATGTCACCAAAGAAAATTGGTTTCCCATTTGGATTTGCTGTTGGAGCCGTTTATTTTAAAAAAGGCTATAAAGGTTTGACGGAATTTAAAATTTTAGAGGAAAAATAATTATGAGAGACCCAAAAAGAATTGATGTAATTTTACAAGAAATTAGTAATATTTGGCATAAATACCCAGATATGCGTTTAGGTCAACTAATTGGTAATGTTTTAGAGGGTGCATCACTTTATTATGTAGAAGATGATGGACTTATTGCAGCTTTAAAAGATATGTATAATGAGGCCAAAGAATCTGTTAAATTTGATGATGATGCATACATTTTTGATTTAATTAAAAAAGACCCAGAAGAGCTTGGTTTTGTGGTACAAGCCAAAAACTTTGAAGAGTATATATCGACTTATACAGATATTGGTGGAAAAGCAGAAGATGCTGTTTATAATGAGATAGAATTTAAGGCTTTAAAGAGCTATTTTAAAGATAAAAAATAGCTAAAAAATTAACTGCTAAATTAAATACAAAACAAGCCACTTAGACCAAATCTTGGTGGCTTTATTTTATTTATAATTGGCTAAATTTAGTACATAAATAAAAGTTTATTTATATGAACATATATTAAGAAGAAAGGGTATTTTTTTATTCTCTATGACAGTAATTAAGCGTGATGGTAAAAAGGTAGACTTTGATGTCTATAAAATTAAAAAAGCACTGATTGGTGCTAATTCAAGATCTCAAGAGATGTCTGATGGTGACATTGAAAGAATTACAGAGATTGTTTTAAACAAATGTAATAAAGTAACTGGAGATTTAAAAGTTGAAGAAATTCAAGATATTGTTGAAGATACTTTATTAAAAAGTAAGTTTAATCATACTGCAAAAGCATATATTCTTTATAGAGACAAACGTACAAGAATCAGACAAGGCAAATCAAAACTTCTCAAAGAGGTTGGTGATAAGCTTATGGGTGTTCACATTGTTAATCAAAATGCTAATGTCGACGAACGCTCATTTGGTGGTCGTAAAGGTGAAGCAGATAGCGTTTTAACTAAACAATATGCTTTAGACTACTGCATGTCCGAAAAGTCTAGAAATAATCATTTAAACAATGAAATTTATATTCATGACTTAGATGCTTATGCTGTTGGTATGCACAACTGCTTAAGTATTCCATTTGATGATTTACTAGCTAAAGGTTTTAATACAAGACAAACTGATGTTAGACCAGCAAATTCAATTAATACTGCATTCCAACTTATTGCTGTAATATTCCAATTACAAAGCTTACAACAATTTGGAGGAGTTTCAGCAACTCACTTAGACTGGACAATGGTTCCATATGTTAGAAAGTCATTCTATAAACACTTTAATGATGGTGTTAAGTGACTCTATGAAGATGAAGACTGTATAGAGCTTAAGCCAGATATGCCAATTGATGATGCTCAATATAAGTGGTCTGGTTGGGGCGATAAAATTTATAAATATGCTTTAGAAATGACAACTAAAGAGCTAAAGCAAGCCGTAGAAGGTATGTATCATAACTTGAATACTCTTCAAAGTCGCTCTGGAAACCAATTACCATTTACAAGTATTAACTATGGCACTTGCACTTTATTAGAAGGTAGAATGGTTATTAAAGCTTTATTAGAAGGCAGTCTAAAAGGTGTTGGTAAGTTACATCGTACACCAATCTTCCCGTGTGGCATCTTCCAATATATGAAAGGCGTTAACGATAAACCGGGAACACCAAACTATGATTTATATCAATTAGCACTAAAGTCAACAGCTAAACGTTTATACCCAAACTATGCTAATGTTGACTGGAGCAATAATGCTGGGTATGATAGAAATGATCCTAAAACCTATTTCTCAACTATGGGCTGCAGAACTGCCAATGGTGCAGACATCAATGCAGAGCCTGGTGTAAATCCACAAACAAAAGATGGTCGTGGAAATATCTGTCCAGTTACAATTATCATGCCAACATTGGCTATGGAAGCTGGTAGAGACGTTGAGAAATTCATGGCTTTACTTAATACAAAAATCCATGAAGCTAAAGATATGCTAATTGAAAGATATGAATATATCTGTAGTCAATGTGCTGATTCTGCTAAGTTTATGTATGAGAATGGAACTATGATGGGATATAAGCCAGAAGAAGGTATTAGAAGTGCTATGAAGCACGGAACTCTCGTTATTGGGCAAATTGCTTTAGCCGAGACTTTAGAGCTTTTAATTGGCAAAAATCAATGTACTCCAGAAGGCATGGAATTGGCAAAACGAATTGAGCAACTATTCAAAGATAGATGCGCTGAATTCAAACAAAGATACCACTTGAATTTCGGCGTTTATTACACACCTGCTGAAAATTTATGCTATACAGCAATGAAGAAATTCAAAGAAAAATACGGTATAATAAAAAATGTATCAGATCGTGAATATTTTACAAATAGTATTCACGTGCCAGTTTGGGAAAAAGTATCAGCTTTTGAAAAGATTGATATTGAATCTCAATTAACTGGATATTCAAATGCTGGTTGTATTACTTATGTCGAATTAAGTTCAGCTGCAACTGGAAACTTAGAAGCACTTGAGTCATTAGTTAATTATGCAATGGACCATGACATTCCATATTTTGCAGTTAATATTCCAAATGATACATGCTTAGAATGTGGTTATACAGGCGAGTTCAATGATCATTGTCCAGAATGTGGAAGCCATAATATTCAACAATTAAGAAGGGTGACAGGGTACCTTACTGGAAATTATAAAACAGCATTTAACTACGGAAAACAAAAAGAAGTAGAAGATAGGGTGAAACATATTTAATGAAAAATTTAACATTTACTTGGAAAACACAATTTATCTTTAAATCATTATTAGCTGGAGTTTTAATTGCTTTAGCTGGCGGAACATATTTATCATGTGGTTCACTTATTTCAAATCCAGATTTAGCTAAGATAGTTGGTTCATTCTTATTCTCAATTGGACTCATTGCTGTATTAATGCTTGAAGCAAACTTATTTACTGGCAAGGTTGGTTATATTGATAGCTGACATAAGTTTGGATTAGCATGTGCTTGCTTAATTTATAATTTGCTAGTTGCTTTCTTAATTGGTATGTTGTATAAAGGCATTAATTTACCTGGAGCAATAAGTGGTGGTCCATTTATTAGTCGATTAGATAAGCATTGGTATAAAATGCTTGCTGATGGCTTCGGTTGTGGCGCATTAATTTATCTAGCAGTTGAGCTTTATAGAAGAACTAAAAATGTTATTCCAGTAATTATTTGTGTTATGGCATTTATTCTTAGTGGAACTGAGCACTGTATTGCGGATGCTTTCTATTTAGGTGCATCACAATTATCTTGGAAAGCATTTGGTTATCTTTGGTTAGCAGTTGTAGGAAATTCACTTGGAGCAGCTGGTGTTCACTGGCTGCAAGTCGGAGCTGAGAGACTTAATGAGATACCTGACAATATACAAAGATAGTATTTCTGATGGCCCAGGCGTAAGAGTTTCTGCTTATTTTGCAGGATGCTTGCCTAATAAGTGTGGAAATAAGAATTGCCCAGGTTGTCATAATCCAGAAGCTCAGAAGTTTACTGCCGGTGAAGAATACACAGAAGAAACAAAGAATTATATTTTAGGTCTTTGCAGAAATCCATATATTGCTGGTCTGACAATTTGTGGCGGCGAACCTTATGACCAAGATGAAAATCAATTAATTGAGCTTTTAAAGGCTTTTTATGAGCAAAACCCAAATAAAAATGTTTGAATTTATACAGGTTATGAATTTGAACAGATTAGAAATAGGGAACTAACAAAATATATTGATGTTGCTGTAGTTGGACCATTTATCTTAGAGCAAAGAGATATTTCTGATGCTAATAGATGGCGAGGAAGTAGAAATCAAAGAGTTATAAATGGACCAAAATCTTTAAAAAGCGGTCAGATTATTTTCTTGGAAGATATACCAAATAATGAATAACCATATCTATTGATATGGTTTTTATTTTGCTAAATTAAATGCTGTTGACTTGGGAGGTTAGCTGCATGAGCTGTTGAAGTAAATATTCATATTACGACTATGAGGAAGCTTATTTTCATATGCAGTATTATAAATGCAAAGAAATAGGAATGTATTTATTAGCCAACTTAGAAGATAAACACTCTAAAAAATTATTAAAACAACTTAAAGCATTTGATCATGAATGAGAAGCAGTAAGTGCTGAAGACATAAAGCTTCTTTGAGATATAAAGGTTTGATTGATGGTAAATTGCAATTATTTTTAAATAATTGTATATTATACTAGGGTTCCCGGACGGTCCATAGCGATCCAGCCCTTTAGAGGAGAAAGTAAAGATATGGGTAAAGAACTTAAAGGTATTACAGCCAAAGAAGCTAGAAAACTAGCAGACGAGTCTGACTTTACACTCAGACATATTTATAAGGTAATTAGAGAACACGCAGAAGAAAATAGTACTTCTCTTGAATGATGCCTATGTGCTATAAGTAAACCAGCATTAGATGCTGTTAAAGCAGCTTTAAAAGAAGACGGTTTCAATATCGAATGCACAGATGATTCATTAACAATTAAGTGGTAATTTAAAACAAAAATTTTGGAGCTGGACATTAGTTTGGCTCTTTTTATTTATGTTATAAATATTGTATAATATATAGTATGAGTGATAAGAAAAATTTAGATTTAGCTAAGTTAAAAGCAGATGATGAATTCTATACTTCTTTTGCTGATATTGTCACAGAGTTATCTCACTGAACAAGTAAATTAAAAGATAAAAAAATTATTTGTCCATGTGATTTTGTTCCAACTAAAAAAATAAGCTCTATAACAATTGATTTTATTCAGAATAGATATTTTATTAATTCAGCTAAAAAGAAGGCTTCTGATACACCTTATTTTAATTTATTTGAGGATTTTGTAGTATCTGAGCCTGCAACTGAAATTTCTGAAAGCCAATTAAGAGAAATATTAGCTAATCAAGAAGTAGTAAATTTTGTTAATTATTTATGAGCAGTCGGCAAAGAAGCTGGTATCAAATCTATTACAGCATCAGGCTATAATATTAAGTCTGGGCTTGGTGTCAGTTTTGATGAAATAGATTATAGCCAATATGATTTAGTTATTACAAACCCGCCATTTAGCTTGTATAGTTCATTTATGGAGTGCATCGGTGATATTGATAAAATTATTATTGCACCATTTATGAACAGAGTTGCTCCATGTGTTGCTATTCCACTTATGGAAAGAAAAGCTTATTTAGGTTATGGAAGACATTTAGCAATGAATTTCAACAATCCAACTGGCGGTAAAGGTAAAAAGGTTGCAGTTGATTGGATTGTTTCTTGGTCTGATGCACAAGACGAAATAGACAAATTGTCCTGTAAAACTGGTATCAGATATGACATTTTGTCCTATAAAGACATGCCATATATGACAATGAAAGATGGAACAAAACCAATTAAAATTAATTCGGTTCAGCAAATTCCAGATGACTATAATGGCTATATGTTTACATCGGTTGCTGTTTTAGATAAATTAAGTTATAATGAGTTTGATTGGATTTGCACAGGTTGTAAACGATATTTTAATAAAGAGCATCCAGAATTAAATCCATTTGCACATAATGTTTCAAATGAGATGATTGGGTATGGAACAGAAAATTCATGTTTTCATGGCATTCTATTTAAAAGAAAGCGTATAATATAGTATGAGTAAAATGATTTATAAAAAAGATTATACTACAAAAGCTCAAAAAATAAAGCTTATAGAAAGTCGCGTTTTGGGTAGACAATATGTAGAGGATCTTATTTATACAGATATTGTAGACTTTGAATTGGGTGATGAATATAACTTACCTGTCAAAGAACTGAAAGAAGTTGAAAGATATATCCATGATCATTTTTATAGCATAGTAAATAGAAACATAGATCAAGTTTGGGAAGCAATTTGGGAGGACCTTAGCTATGCATAAAACATGCTTTAATTGTAAATATTATCATGGCTGCTTAGCTGAAGCAGATCCGTCTCAATATCATATTCATGACTACTGTGAAATTTTTAAAACAATACTACCATTTGACATGGATACTGAGATAAATAAATTCTTAGATGACCATTGGCATACAATGTGTAAAGCATCTATTGGCTGTGACTATGGCTTATATGATGATAAAGAGACTGGTGAAGCAAGCTGTTATTTATACAAAGATGCAGATAAAGAATTCTGGCCAGATGAAAGATTTGAAGCCAATAAAAAACATAACAGAGAGCTTGCAATAAAAACATTAGAATATATGTTTGAAAAAGATGAAGTCTGGGATGAATTTGATGAGTATACTTGGTATAAATTAGATGATTATTTTGAAGACGAAGAATTAAATTATCTTAAAGATTTATTAAATAGATTAAAAGAGGAGAATAAATAATGGCAATTAAAGTAATTAAGCATGGAACAAAGGTATTTAGAGCAGTTTGTCCAATTTGTGGCTGTGAATTTGAATATGAATATGAAGATTTAAAAACTGAATACGGGTTTGTTAGAGAGGTAAAATGTCCAGACTGTGGAAATATGGTTTATCATCAAGAATATAAACCAGTTTATCCAAATAGCCCAACATGGCCAACTTACCCAAATTACCCATATATTACTTGGACAACAACTGGCACTGGAACAGAATTAGATTGTGATAAATGTCCAAATAAGCCAGATCTTAGCCACCCCATTGTTGGTGATACTCCATGCACTTGGTGTAAGAAAAACCAACCATATTGTTTTACAGGCGATAAATTCCCCGCTGATTATAAAGGTGGAGTTTATACAGTAAAACCAGAAAGCTACAAAGATACAATTACTACATTTAGTAATTTAAAAACAGATGCTACTGATTGGTCTGGAATTAAGACAGCTTATACTACAAATACAATTTCTGAAAAATAATAGCAAAAAGCTATTATTTTTTTATTTTTGCTGTATAATATAATGTGTGTAGGTAATATTTGACCCACATTTAAACCTTGCGAAAGCTAAATAAGAAAGTGGCGGGAAGCTCATATAGCACACATTTGAGTTGAGACGATAGATAGCCGTTAGAAGAGGTTAATGAATTTTCCTGGATGAAACAAAAATTCTAGAACGGAGAACCAAAACATGGACAAAATTTTAAAAGCATTTGAAGGACACGTCAGAGTTAATGACTCTAACAAAACAGTTGAAGTTTATACTGAATATGGTGTTGCTATGAGATTAACGGTTGACGAAGAAACATTAGCTGAATTTAAAAAGCATTATCCAAGTTTCTAATTTATACTTAAAAATAAGCGCAAGCATGCAAAAACAAACACTTGCGCTTTTATTTTGGTATAAAAATTGTATAATAAAATATGGGAAATCTAATTAAGCATTTAAAAGTTGTTCATAAGCATAGAAAATATGTAAGAAGAATGTGTTGGAAAATGGGTTTATTCTGGCAAGGATTAACTCATGATTTATCTAAATATTCTATTACAGAATTAAAAATTGCAAAATATTACAGTGGTGATAGAAGTCCACATGCAGTTTGTCGAGACACAATTGGGTATAGCCCAAGCTGGATGCATCATTATCATATAAATAAGCATCATTGGCAATATTGGCTTGATATTGAAGATTGGCCAAGTAAAGTTATTCCAGTAAAGATGCCTTATAAATATGTTATTGAAATGCTTTGCGATATGATTGGTGCAAGTAAAGCCTATAATCCAAAAAATTGGGAACCTAAAATGGTTTGGAATTATTGGTCTACTAAATGTAAAGGCACAAATATTATGCACCCAGATTCTGAATATTTAATTGAAAAGCTTATTTGGAATTATTATCAGTATGGTGAGCTTGGCTTTATTAAAGTTTATAAAGATCAAAAAAAATATTTAATAAAAGCATATAATAATGGCAGTATTCGAGATGAAGCTCTTATAAATTATTAATGAAAATTATTTACAAATGCCTCTATTTATTGTATAATATAAATAGAGGTTTTTATTATGAACATTATTAAATATCCAAATGAAAAATTAAGAGAAATTTCAAAAACAGTTAAGCTTCCATTATCAGCTGAAGATAGACAAACTTTAGATGAAATGTATTCTTATATTAAAGACCCAGCTAATGGTGCCGTTGGTTTATCAGCAATTCAAATTGGCATTGCAAAAAGAATGTGTGCTATTAGAATTGTTGGTGATAAAACAATTGGTTATAAATTAGTTAATCCAAAGATTATTAAGCATTCAGCTAAAAAGTATTATTTAGAAGAAGGTTGTTTATCAGTTGATGAAGAGCATCATGAATTAATTGGCAGGTATGACCAAGTTACAGTTATGGCTTATGATGCAATTCAAAATAAAAATATTATTATAAATGCTTCAGGTTGGCTAGCTAGAGTTTTACAGCATGAAATTGATCACATGGACGGAATTTTATACATTGATTATATTAAAAAGGAAGATGAATAATGTTAGTAAAATTTAAGCAATTTGTAGATGAAATTACGGCAGAAGCTGGACGAAATTATAAAATCTCGGTCTTAGAGAAATATAAAGATGATGAAGATATTAAATATCTTTTAGATTTTATCTATAATCCATATATTACTACTGGTATTTCTGACAAAAAGTTACATAAAAAATTGTCAGATATTTGTGTTATGCCATATCTAAACTCAGATGGTTTTAAAGTACTTTTACAATATCTTAAAGTAAATAATACTGGCACTGATAAAGATATTGCACTTCTTCAAGATTTTAAAGTTAGACATTTTGGTTATTCTTATGACAGTGAACCAACTGAGTTATGTAAATTATTTGATACTATTGTTACTAAAAATGTTCAACTTGGTATTGACTCAAAGACAATTAATAAAGTTATTCCAGGTCTTATTCCAGAATTTAATGTTCAATTAAGTAATAAATATTTTGACAAACCAGAAGTAGTTGAAGGCAAAAAATTTGCAATAACAACTAAAATAGATGGCTCAAGAATTATTGCTATGAAAGATGATGGCAAAGTTAGTTTCTGGACTCGTCAAGGCCAAAAGTATGAAGGTCTTGTTGATTTAGAAGAAGAATTAAAATCAATGACGTTTGATAATTTTATTTTAGATGGTGAAATTGTAGCTATTAATTCAGATAAAGAAAATACATATAAAAATACTATGAAATTAAGCCGAACAAAAGAGCTAGAAAAGCATGGCTTAAAAATGTTAGTATTTGATTATATGCCAATTGCTAATTTTAAGGTTCAGAAATGCCCAATGTCATATGAGACAAGAAGAGCAGCATTATCTTTTATGTTTGAGTCTGCAATAAAGTATGAATACTTTGAATTGTTGCCACTTCTTTATGTCGGTAAAGATACTGCTATGATCACTAAAATTTTAGATGAACAAGTAGCTAATGGTGAAGAAGGCATAATGATTAATATTCTAGATGCTCCTTATGAATTCAAGAGAAGCAATAATCTTCTTAAATGTAAAAAGTTTCAAGATACTGAATTAAAAGTTATTGGCTTTGAAGAAGGGACAAATAAACTTGCCGGAACTCTTGGTGCCTTTGTATGCAAATATAAAGATAATGAAGTCAGAGTTGGCTCAGGCTTATCAGATGAAGATAGAGCTTATTTTTGGGCCAATAGAGACAAGTTTTTAGGTAAATTTATTACAGTTAAATACTTTGAAACTTCTGTTGATTCTAAGACAGGTTTAGAAAGTTTAAGATTCCCAATTTATATGAGAGTTAGAGAGGACTTGTAAATTGATTATTGAAATTTCTGAAAATGGAAAACATAAAATCGTAGAGTATCCAGGCTATTTTAAAAAATATGAAAATGGTCATTTTAGACAGTGTGTTAGTAAAAAACAATTTGACTTTTTTATAGAAGATGATATTCATGGAAGCTATATGTTTTTTGATTATAAAAAGAAGATTATTTATTTTCATGAATGGGAAGACCCAGTATTAACAGGCGACTGCGATTATGCTTGGGGCATATCTTGTGAATATAAAAAGAAAGTATTTAATATTTGGGCAAATTAGAAAAAAGGTGTTTACAAGCATCTTTTTTTGTTGTATAATATTATTAGAGGTTTTAAAAATGTTTAAGAAAAAAATTGAATTAATTAAACCAATTAATTATCCCAAAGACATTCAAGATAATCCTACTTTTATGTTTGGTGTTGACAATCGTATTTATCGTAGTTTATATAATTTATTTGAAGCTTTTTGGATTTATCATAAAAAAGAATTATACTTAGTTGGCGGTGTTGTCAGGGATTTATTATTAAATAAAACACCAAAAGACTATGATTTAACAACTAATGCATCAATTGAAGAAATCCGTGAAATTTGTGCTGAGTTAAATCTTAAAACATTTGATAGTGGTGTAAAACATGGAACACTTACAATTATAGATGAATTTTATAAAACATCTTATGAATGCACAGTTTATCGTAAAGATGGTGAATACACAGATGGTAGACATCCTGATACTGTTGAATTTGTTTCTAGCTTAGAAGAAGATTTAAAGCGCCGCGATTTCACAATTAACTCTTTTGCTTATGATTTTATTAGACAAGAAATTTTAGCTTTAGATGAGTCTTATTTTAGAGACTTAGAATATGGTATTATTAGAACTGTCGGCAATGCAGAAGATAGATTTAATGAAGATGCTTTAAGAATGCTTAGAGCTCTTAGATTTTCTGCTCAATTAAACTTTAGTATTGCTAACGATACTTTTGAAGCAATTAAAAAATTATCTAAGAATTTATTTAAGATTTCCAAAGAAAGAATTAGAGATGAGTTAACTAAAATTCTTTTAAGTGATAATCCACAAGTTTTAGAATTATTTGTTATTACAGGTTTAGAAGCATACGCCTTTGATGGAATTACCCCTATTGGTGATATCTTAAACTGTGAGCATCAAAACCCATGGCACTATACAGATGTTTTCCATCATACAATGGACGTTGTTAAAAGAGTGCCAAAGACATTTGAGCTTAGATGGGCAGCATTAATGCATGACTTTGGTAAGCCAGCTGTTAAAGAATTAAAAGAAGGAACAGTTGATCATTATCATTATCATGGTCATCAAGATGTTTCTGTAGAAATTGCTGAGCAGCTTACAGACATTTTAAAGTTTTCAAATGAACAAAAAGACTTAGTAGTTAAATTCATTAAATATCATGATGCAGATTTAGCAACCTGTAGAAATGGAACCTTCAAAAGAATACTTGCTGATATTGGAATTGAACATTTCTTAGATTTTATGAAATTAAAACTTGCTGATGCTTATGCGCATCAGTTAAGAAAAGATACTAAATGGGCAATTGAAGTTCCAGATAAAGTATATGAACGATTTGCTAAGGTTATTGAAGAGAGCCAAGCATTAACAGTTAGAGATCTCGATATTAATGGCTATGACTTAATGGAGCTTGGTTTAAAAGGTAAGCAGATTGGCGATTGTTTAAATTACTTAGTTGAAAATGTTTTAGAAGATGCTAATTTAAATGATAATAAGCAGTTAATCGAACTTGTTAAGCAATTTATCAAAAACTTATAAAAGGGCGTTTACAAACGCCTTTTTTCGTTGTATAATATAATAAGGAGTTTTCTCAGAAAGGAGAACAAATTATGAATGATAAAGATTTTGAAGTTTTTGTTAATCATATCGATAAAGTAGATTTATCAAATTCTATTAATATTTCAAAAGAAGATGAAAAGAAGCTTTTAGATGCACTAGCAAATCCGCCAGAGCCAAATGAAGAGCTTAAGAAACTTTTTGTTGGCTATGCAGAAAAGCTTAAAGAATTATTTCCAAGAAGTGTTTGGGATTGCTACCAGATGATTGCTGATGAAAAAGAACTCAGATGGTTTTTTGATCATGTTATTCAAAAGCCACAAGTTAATGAATCTTATTCAGCTGTTTTTGTTAGCCGTCATAAAAAGCTTACAAAAGAAGAACAAGAGACCATTGGGCTCACAAGAAAAGAGGCAGAATTTTTAGCTACACAGACTTTTAGATTAGCTGGTTTTAAAGATGCTTTTAATATTGATGAAGAAAATAGTTGGACTTTTGATAGGTTTTTACAAAGATTAAAAAGATTTAATGTCGATAAGGGTGCTTACACAACTTCTAAAGGTGAGCCAATTCCAAGTAAGACATTAGCTATTATTTTCTATGTTAACCCTTGTGATGATATTAAAGTCTGCAGAGAATTTTTTAATCAATATTTAGATGTTAGTCAATCAATTTCAAAGGCTATGTTAGGTGGAAAAACTTATACAGATAATTTACATGGCTATCAATGGTTTGGCAATGCTGAGAATAATTTAAAACATTTAAAAGCAAACCAAAAAGGAACTAGATACTGGATGGATTTTGATATCGATGTTCCAGCATGGTTTAGACAAACTGAACAAAACGGGTTTGATAAATTAGATTATGACAAAGTTCCAGCAGGATTATGCGATGTATGGGTCATGGAAGCAAGCAAGTATTATAAAGAAATGCTTGAAAAACTTAATGCCAGGTTTGGTAAAGGTAATTATGTTATTGTTGATACATCTGGCGGTTATCACATTTTAGTTAAAACTTCAGCTATCAAATCTAATCCACATGATTTCTGTAAAGAAGTTGAAGCAATCTATAAACAAGGCGTAGCAGATGGATATCAAGAATACTTAGATGAAAAGGGTGTCTGTAAATTTGAATGTATTGTTAATGATTCTCAAATTCCAGGTTTACCACTTCCAGGCACTTATCAATATGATAGACCGGTTACAGTTCTTAATAAGGAGGACTTTGAATAATGAGCCAATGGACGCATATTAGAGGCGGACTTGAATTAGTCAGCACCCCATACGAAATGAAGAAAATGCCTAAATCTTTAGTCGAGCCAAAGAAAGAAGACTTTGAGACTGAAGAAGCATTTGAAAAAGCCCACGATAAATATAGATATGAAGTAAGAAAACTTTTCTATTACCCATATCCAGAAGAGCAATTTAAGCTTTTAATGCCAAAGCCAGGCATGTCTTATGGCAAAAAGAAAAAGAATGGAAAACGTGAAGAATTTCATACTATTGACTTTGAAGCTAAGGTTTATTCTTTGCCACGCGCTAGAAAATATATTGAAGAAGCATTTAAGCTTATGCCACAAGGCGAACTAGGTTTTAGATATAGTCTTGACCAAAATGATAATGATAGCTCTTCAAGCTGTAGTGGCTTTATGATTCCTTGTGAATATAAAGCATATCAAGATGCTCTTAATAGATTATATAAAGCGCAAAATCCATTCGACTCTTATACTTATGAAGATTTGCGTAGATGGTTCCATATTGATGATGAATGTTCAGTAGACGAAGTTAGCCACATTATAGTTGGTATTAGAGATGATATTAGATATGCTTCTGCTGAGGAAGTTCAAGAAGGTTTAGAGAAAGCATTTAAATACTTAGAAGACCATGAAATTTCAGTTGAAGATGGGTATCTTGAGTGGCAAGATGAGTACGAACCAAGTTATATTTATGCTTGGAGAAACAGCAGATTAAGTTTTGGAATTTCCCACCAATTCCTTAAATTAGATAAAAGAACAAATCAAGTAGTTCATTCTAAAACATGGGCAGTTAAACGTGATGAAAATGGCAAGAGAATGTATGATGAAGACTGGAATACTATTTGGGAAGTTGTTGAAAAAGATGGGCCATTTATTGATAAGGAGGATCTTGAATAATGGAAACTAATATTAAAGTTCATTCTGAAGTATCTGTTCCACTTGGTACACTTAGTTGGATAGTTTGGGTTGTATTCATGATTATGGATTATGGCTGTCATATGGACTGGATCATAAATGCCAATAATGCAGTTAAAGCTGGTGGGCATTTCTGGACCTGGTTTCCATTTTGGCTCCCATTTGCATTATTTGGTGTTAGCTTGATTCTTTCTTTAATAGTATTTTTAATTGCGCTTGCTATAGAAAATAGATAATATGAGTAGAGTAAAAACAAATAATACAGACCATGCTTATTTTAGAGCAGCTGAGCGTTGTGGCTGGGGTAAAAAGAAAGCTAGAGAAATGATGAAGCTTGCTTCTAGGTATGGCACAGCGCCCGGCAATTTATCAGATGGACCTATTAAAGATTTTTTAGCAGCTAGGCAGGATTTTACACCAAGAAGAGTAAAATTATATCAAGGGTATGTGTTTATTTTCTGCTCAACTAGCACAAGATGCATAACAGTTTATCCACTTCCAGATGAGCTCAAAAAGATAACAAATTAAGTTATCTTTTTTTAATTGTATAATATAAAGATAAATGGAGTATATTTATGAATAAATATTTAGATGCACTTTGAAATTTAAAATTACGTGTAGATGCATATAATGAGCAAGATCAAGATGCAAATAATGCTTTTGATATTTTAAAAGAGCTTATTGATAGAGTAAGTACAGTAGATACTGCTGAAGCTGTTACACAAGATACTTTTAAAGCTCTTGAGATTATGAAGAAGCACGTTGAAGTTCAAGACCACCCAGATATGTTTTTTCATCGTGAAATGCCAGAGCGAGTAATAATTGACTTGCGATATCTAATTGATACAGGTGGTTGGTCAAAAAAGCCAGAAAATATGGAAGAAAATAATGCTGAGTATAATTTAGTTAAACGTGTGCTTGGTTTACCAGAATATAAGGAGACTAAGTAATATGACAAAAGAAGAATTACTCAAAGCCATGGAGACTTCAGCTACTGTTGAAACTCTTTATAAAAATGAAGCATATATTATAGAAATTGAAGTTGGGGACATGCCAAAAGAGCATCTCAAAAATTATTTAGAGGTTATTGCTGACCGACTTCACAATTTGGGAATTCAAGACTTTATTCTTGCTCCAACATGTAATGGTCAAGGTCGCTTTAAATTTTACAGACTAAAAGATAAACATCTTTTTGAGGTAGACTAATATGTTTTATGAATTATATGATTGGGATCATGATACTGAAGAAAAAGAATATCACTTGATTAACCTAGATGAAGTCCTTCAAGTTAATAAAACTAATGGTATTTATGAGCTTAGAAATCAAAGAACTGGCCAAGTAATGAACTATTACAGAATGACCGTATACTACACAGGAAAGGGTAATAGTTGGACTTTTTATTATAGAAGTGAATCAGAAAGACATCTTGCTTATGAAGAGCTAAAAAAAGCTATGAGAGAATTTAGAATTTTACCAGCTGAGCCAGTAAACCCAAATGATATTAAAAATATCTTAGAAGAAAAATCAAATATTTTTGATGAAATACTCAGAAATCCAGGTCAAATTGATATTCCAGAAGTAAAACTATGCGAGTAATATTCTTAGATATAGATGGCGTGTTAAATGCAGACTGTGATTTTGGCGGAAGAAGTAAGCCAAATCCATATGTCACTACTGAATATGGCGAAAGATATTGTGGCATATGTAAATCTCACATAAAAGCATTGAAAGAATTAGTTGAAAAAACAGATGCAAAAATAGTATTAGTTTCTTCTTGAAAACGTGATTATGTAGATTACATAAAGCATGGGTATCAAAATAGTATTGGAAAATACTTATATAATAAGTTACGTAGCGCAGGATTAAAGATATTTGATACGACGCTTAGCTATGATTTTAGCGATGGGAGAAATCGTGGTTATGAAATTAGCCAATGATTAGAAAATCATCAAGAGGTAGACAGTTGAGTTGTATTAGATGATGAAAAATTTAGAGATTATGATTTTTTAAAGATAACACCGAATTTGATACTTACTGATCCAGCCCTTGGACTTTGAAAGCTTCCAGCTTTGCAAGCAGTCTATAAATTAACAGGTAAAAAAGATCCTTGATTAGAAGCCCATGAAAAATTTGCTAAACTATGCAGCGAAATGATTGCAACAGTTATTCCTGAGGTAGAAAAACAAGAGCCTGTAATCATTAAGCCAGAAATGGAGGATTAATTCATGGACTATGAATGAATGGCAAATAGGTTAATTAATAATGAGTATGCTGAAGATATGCCAGAGTTAGACAAAGAGGAATGTGAGAAGCTACTTAAGCTTATTTCAGAAAAAACTGGTAAGACACATTTATTAATCGTTAATGTAAACATTGAGCTAGACGGAATTTGCTATGATTATCTGCTAGATAATAATGATACTAATAAAGTCTTAATTAATGAATGAGATAATAGATACCTATAAAATGGTATCTTTTTTATTGTATAATATATTGATAATTAGGAGACGATAAAGTCTTAAACAAATAATGAACCCTAATTATTACTGGAGACTGGTTTAGACTACGAAACACGTAAAGGTCAAAGGTGATATTATTGTTATTGATTTCATTCTAGATAACGTAGTCATGTTCAAAGCGATTGGCGCTTGACCGTAGAGAGCATTATTATATTGTGCAAAAAGCGTAATAGCAGTAGGTGTACAACTATTGCTATTTTTTATTTTTTTGTTGTATAATAAAATATGAAGTTTTATACAAGTGATTTACATTTTGACCATGCAAACATGCTTAAGTTTGAACCTGAAAGTCGACCATTCAATAATGTTGATGAGATGAATAGAGCATTAATTCAATATTGGAATGATAAGGTTGGCTATAATGATGATGTTTATATCTTAGGTGATTTTTGTTTTGATAATAAAGGTTATAGAACTAATGAATTCTTAAAGCAATTAAATGGCAGAAAGCATTTAATTAAAGGCAATCATGATAGTTTTCTAAACAGTCCGGGTTTTGACCCAGATTTATTTGAAAGTATTAAAGTATATGATGAAGTAGATGACTATGTAAATGGCGAAAAAGTTCATGTCTGCTTATTTCATTATCCAATTGCAGTTTGGAATAAGAAACATCATCATGCATATCATTTATTTGGGCATATTCATTCTAATAAGTCTGATGGCTCACACCATGCATTAGAAACTAACTTAGGTGGTCATGCTTTTAATGTTGGCGTTGATGTTAGAGATTTAGAACCAAAGACTTTACAAGAATTAGTTGATAGTAGATGGAAAGGTTATTAAAATGGAAGAGCTTGAAGTTTTAATTAAAGCTTTAAAGGCTGGTTTTGTTAACTATCCATTAGATTGTCCTGAAGATTGTTATAAATATAAAGTTGATTGTTTATATTATAATAAAGCGATGAAACGCTTTTATATTTATGTTTCAGATGGCGTTGGTGAGCTATTTATAGAAGACTATGAAAAAACATGGAGTATAGCAGAATAATGGAAAAAATTAAATTAAAATATAATCCACATGGTGATAGTAGGCATGCACCAAAAGATACAACTTTTGAGCAATTTCACGAAGCAAATTTAAGTCATATTGAAGATGTTAAAAATGTATTGACTAGATTATCAATTATATTAGACCAACAAGGTAAGCAACATGATTGGACTAAATTACAATATGAAGACGAATTTTGGAATGATTTTTGGAGCCAGGATTTTATAAATTGTAAATGGTATCAAAGACATGTTCATACAGAAAGGCATCATCCAACTTCATATTGCCATGATGATATTGATTTATTAGATATTATTGAGATGATAGTTGATTGCGTTTGTGCTGGTAAAGCAAGAAGTGGTGAAGTTAGACCATTAGAGATTAATGATGAAATTCTTAAAAAAGCATTTGAGAATACAGTTAAATTGGTTGATAATATTACTGAGGTTGATAAATAATGTGCGACACTACTACAAGACCAATTAATAAGACTGAGCTTGAACTACGTGGTATATTAGATAAAATTACTGAAGTTCAGCTGAATGATGACCCTGAAAGTACAGCAATGCTAACTCTTCCAACAGAATATGATAGCACTACAAGCTGTTATAGCAATAATCCACCAATGGCGATAAAGTTTGGCTATAATAGAAGAGTTTCGAGATTTGCAAAGAAACATGGCATAACAGAAGAAGAAGCATTTAAAAGACTATATAAATAATGCTTCTTTTTATTTTGCTAAATTATATAACTGATAATAAAGTAAAGGAGAAATTAACATGTCTGTTAAACAAGAACACTGGGTAGAAAAGTTATATGATGAAACATTTCCAGTAAGCAATCAGAATCATTGGGGCGCTTTTGGCTGGACTAACGTTTGGGGATTTAGAGAAGGTTGTGAAGGCAACTGGACTTATTATGCCTGTGCAGATGGCCGTATTATTGGAATCCGTGTAGCTGATATGATTGTTAAGTGTAAAAGTAAAGAAATTTATGATGAATATATCAAAGCAGCAAGCTTTAGCACATCAGAATTTCTTCATAAAGCATTAGCTGATTCAAGATTAAATGTCAAACGCGGAAACGACGTCGAAATTAAATTCGTCTTTAGATGGGGCGATGACGATAAATCATTTAATATTAGCGGTAAAGGTGATTTACTAGGCGAAGAAAAGTAAAGGAGACAATTAAATGGCAAAGGGAAAAGGCGGCAAGAAAGTTAGTGCTAGCTCTGGACTTAGAAAAAAACATGGTCCAAAGAAAAAAATGTTCCATAAGTATTCAAAGTGCATTAGAATTGAAATGGCAAAACTTGGAATGCTCAAAAAGGATGTAGATCCAGAAGCAAGAGAACAGTCTGAAAGTGCTAAAAATCCAAAAGGAAAAAAATAAAAAGGCGTTTACGGACGTCTTTTTTTATTGTATAATATAAATAGATATTATTGAAAGGAAAGGTGATTATTATTCGTACCTTACTTATTTTACGCGGAGCCCCTGGATGTGGTAAGTCAACATGGGTTAAAAACAATGGTTTATCCGCCTATACTTTATGTCCAGATGATATTCGTGTTATGTGTGCTTCAAGAGAATTGAAGGCAGATGGTGCTTTTGCTATTGCAAGAAATCATGCAGTTGAACAAGAAACCTGGAAAATTATTTTAGACTTACTTGAATACAGAATGTCTCGTGGCGAATTAACAGTTTTAGATGCTACGGCTTCAAAGACAAAAGATATTAAGCAATATAAAGAATTAGCAGACCAATACAGATATAGAATGTATTGCGTTGATTTTACTGATGTTCCTTTAGAAGTTTGTAAGAAACAAAACTTGCAACGTCCAGAAGATAAAATTGTTCCAGAACAAGGCATTGAAAATATTTATGCTCGTTTTGCAACACAACCAGTTCCAGCTGGTGTTGAAGTTATTAAGCCAGATGAATTAGATAAGATTTTAGAAAAACCAATTGATTTATCTTCTTATAGAAAAATCGTTTTTATTGGTGATATTCATGGTTGCTATGATACTTTAATGCAATATTTCAAAGATGGCTTAGAAGATGATGTTGAATATATTTTCTTAGGTGATTATATTGACCGTGGAAACCAAAATGCTGAAGTTATGAATTGGTTATATTCTATTAAAGATCGCCCAAATGTTTGTTTATTAGAAGGTAATCATGAAAGACACTTACAAGCTTATGGTATGGGCTATGAAGCCAAATCCAAAGAGTTTGAAGAAAAAACAAAAGGTCAATTAATTTTAGGTGGCTTTGATGAGAAAAAAGCTAGAATTTTCTATCGAAAGCTTCGTCAAATGTCCCATTTTACTTATAATGGTATTGAAGTTTTAGCAACTCATGGCGGTATTCCATGTATGCGTGCAAATCTTACTTATATTCCTACATGCGCTTTCATTAATGGCGTTGGTGAATATAATGACTATCAAGATGTCGCTGATACTTGGATGAAAGAAACTGCTGAAAATCAATATCAAGTTCATGGCCATCGTAATACTGCACAAGACCCAGTTCAATTAGCTGACAGAGTTTTTAACTTAGAAGGTGAAGTTGAATTTGGTGGTAAATTAAGAATTGTTGAATTAACTTCTGATACTTTTAATGGCTGGGCTTTTGGTCATCCAGAAGCTGGTTTAGTTACTGGAACAAGATGGAATGTTATTGAGTTATCTAACTGTCAACCAATTACAGAAGATTTTAATGTTGAAAAGGCTCCTGTTGAAACCGTTGAACAAGCAGTTGAATATTTAAGAAACAATCAATTTGTCAAAGAAAAGAAATTAGGTAATGGTATTTCATCTTTCAACTTTACTCGTGAAGCTTTCTATTCTGCTAACTGGACAAGACAAACAGTTTTAGCACGCGGTTTATTTATCGATACAGACAATAATAAGATTATGGCGCGTTCATATGAAAAATTCTTCCGTATCAATGAAGTTCGTGAGACTGAAATGGTTGCTTTAAAGAATAGATTGAAGTTTCCAGTCAAAGCCTATGTTAAAGAAAATGGTTTTTTAGGTATTGTCTCTTATAACTATAAGACTGATGATTTATTTGTTGCAACTAAGTCTTCTGATAAGGGTGACTGTGCAGATTATTTTAACAAAATGCTTGAACCATATAGAGAAAAGCTATTACATCTATTAAGAGCTATTTATAACTCCGAAGATCCAGATACTTATTCATTCGTCTTTGAGTGCGTCGACCAAGAAAACGACCCACACATCATTAAATATGATAAGAGTGATATTTATTTGTTAGATGTAGTTTACAATAGATTAGACTTTGAGACTCTTCCATATTGGAGATTGAAAGAATTAGCTGAAACTCTTGGCTGTAAAGTCAAGACAGAGGCTTATACAATCAAAGATTTTGATGAGTTCAGAGATTTAGTAAATAGAGCTGAAGATGAAGATTATAAGTATAATGGAAATTATATTGAAGGTTATGTCTTCGTTGACCAAAATGGCTTTATGACTAAATTAAAGACAGGTTATTACAATTTCTGGAAACATATGAGAAGTGTTGCTGATTCAACTTTAAGAAGTGGTTCATATAGAAGAATGGGCTCATTACTTACAGTCCAAGGTAATCAATTTGCAGCCTTCTGTAAAGAGTGTTTTAACAAAGATAGAATTAAAGAAACAAAGTCTTACCCTTACAAAACTGACATTATTTCGTTAAGAGAAAAGTTCCTATTTAACAAATAATAAAAAAGTTTAAAAATATTTAAGGGCTGAGAATAAAACTTGGCCCTTTTATTGTATAATATTATATATTTGGAGGTAATTTTTTATGTTAGAGTTGCAAGAAATCATTAATCAGTTGGCAAAGAAAAATGAGGTCACAATTCAGGGAGGCTTATATAAAATAGCTAATGCTGTATATATTACAGATGGTGAAGTTTTAAAGACTAGACTCTTATTAAAGAGTGCTGATAGTGAAAATCAAATTGTCATCGATATTGGCATTTCTGCAAAAATTTACAAGTGCTAAATTAACGTAGATAGGAAAGGTTAATTTAATGGAACTAGATTTAGAAAATGAAATGCAAACTCTTTTAGCTGAAGAGAGTTATGTTACTGGATTAATTGATCAGCTCTCTGAACTTAAATACAGAAAAGGTTATGGTCCACTCTTAAAAGATATTACTAAACTACTAGATAAATTAAACGATAAAAGAGAAACAATACAAGAAAATATACAAGATCTTACAGATAATATAATTATGGCTGCTGAAGTGTATGCTGGAGAATACATTAGTGGAAATGATTCAGCAGAAAGTTATATTTGAGATTATTAAAAATATATTCGCTAAATTATATAAAGATATCGCAGGATAAAGATTTCCTGTAGAAACTACGCTTATTTCTTACATCCGCCGAAGCGCACGGCTAATTGCGTTGCCATTCTATTTAGAGCTAGTTCAGATATTGCAGCAAACAGACTATAGATAATATTTAGCCAGAGCGGTACGACTTGTGGTCAAATCCCAGGAGGAGAACAAGGAGACTGGGTGTCTGATGACTAGCTACGAGCAAAATGGTAGAAGCTGTACTTATTTCCAAGTCTCTAGTGATGTGCAACCAAAAGTTGTATAGCACTATAATAACAGTTATGTTAATGGAAATAGGCCGCAACAGTCAGTTCAAATATTACTTATAGTCTGTTTTTATTTTTAAAAAATTATTGTATAATAATATAGAGCTTGTGCTTATTTCTAAATTACGAATCTTGAAAATCCGCGACATTAGCCAAGCCAAAATAAAAAAATTTATAAAACTATTTACAAAAATAAAAAAATAGTTGTATAATATATATGTAAGCAGTGTCAATAAGACTTACAGTTAGAGCCTATACTTATTTCTTTAGAAAATATGGTATTCAAGTTAGTTAGGCCAAATCGTTAATATATTCAAGCAGTTTTTGGAATATTAGGCGAATTGGCAGTCTAATATCTCAAAGGCTGCTTTTTATGTAAAGGAGGTCACAACCGTGACAAGAAATCAATTCAATGCACTTAGTGCAACCACAATCCCATCCAACATCCACGTCAATGCACAAACTATTTTGATTGCAAGACACTATCTTTTAGCTGTTCCACAAGAAGTGGATCCAGAATTAAAGGTTAGAACTGCTTATTTAAACGCATATCTTTTCTCTAATTTTGGTATCGTAGTTGATAGACCAGAACTTTTAACCGAAACTCATGTTGAGGAAATTTCTGATTTATTCAAACTCAATGTCCCAGCTTCTTTCTATAAGAACCCACAAGATACTAAGTATTACACTTCTGGTGAGCTTTTTGTTAACCAAGTTTTAGCTTACTTCTTGGCTTATGGTGAAGAAGATTCTTCTATTGATGTTTTTGATAAGAAATTACCAGAATATCCAGAAGGTAAAGAAATCAAGCTTCGTGAATTCAAAATTCTTTTTGCTGACGAAGCAGATGAAGTTTTAGCTAATATCACTAAATCTTATGCTGATTACAAACGTCCATGGTCTTTAGACGAAGAAAATGAATTTGTCTACTTATATGAACATGGCTATTACAGAGATTTTGATATTCTTTGTGCTGACAATGCCATTACCATGATTAAGAAAGATGCTAACTTTGCTCGTTTCTTATACAAGAAAGACTTAGTTAAGATTTCTGTCGCTGCTTGTGGCGAAAAGTCTAAGCTTGTTTTAGACAAAGATACCGCTGATTTAATTAGAAAGGCTATTCCTTTCGTTAAAGACTGCCCAATGTCTAAGAAACAAGCTAAATACTTTAATACTTTAATTAATAAGGTTGGCGCGCAAGGCAAAGTTAAACTTGCTACTAATGAACGTTCACCTTATGCTAGAGCTCAAGCTTTACTTGACAAAGGCGATGTTTTAGGCGCTGCTAAAGTTTATGCTGCTAACGGTTCTTTATTTGAAAGAAATATCAAAATGTTAATTTCTCGTGCGAACCCAGCAGAAGCTTTAGAAATCATCAAAATGATTCCAGCTAAGAACCCAATCGCTTTATATCAATTTGTTACCAATTTGATGGAAGATAATGGCGGAAACCGTACTTTCACTTTCACCAAAAACAGATTGGTCAAAAAGCACATTGAAACTGAATACGAAGCTAAGTGGAGAAAGTCTAGACTTAATGAAGGAACCCGCAAAATGGTTCATGATGCAGTCTTTACTCAAATTGAAGCTGGCTATCGTGCTCAACCTTCTTTAGGTAAGGTTTATGTTTCACCAGACTTCTTCAAGGTTGGTGTTCCTGTTAATACTTCTGCCTCTGGTAAAGGTATTGATGTCTTACCAGCTGGCTCAAGAATTCCAGTTCGTGGTGAATATATTAGAACATTTGTTCACTGGGAACATGCTTTCGATATTGACTCTTCATTAATTATTGTTGACAAAGACGATAAAATGAGTGTTATGAGCTTCTGGAACTTCTACCAAAAAGAATTCGGTAATGATATCTTATTCTCAGGTGACGTTACTAGCCCAACAGGAACTGAATATTTTGATATTAATTTACCTGCTCTTAAAAAGAAAGGTATTAAATATATCATTCAATCATTCCATGGCTTCTGCTCTAGCTTAAACAGTGGAGAAATCTACTGTGGCTACCAAGATAAGAAAAATATCAATACAAAGGCTTGGGATCCTAAGAACATTGAATTAAAGATTCATGTTAAAGGTGATACCCGTGCATTTATCTCATTTGGTATTGACTTAGAAACAAATGAAGTAGTTGTCTTAAATATGCTTATTGATTCAGAAAGCCGTATTGTTTCACCAGATATGCGTGCTCTTGTCGATAAGTATTTAGGTTCAAGCTGTTTAGAGCTTAACATGGGCCTTGTTGCTACATACAGAGCATCTGAAGTTGTTGCAACTCCGGAAGAAGCAGACGTGGTCTTTGACCCAGCCTATACTTCTGCTGTTGACCCAGAAACAGGCAAAGCAACTCAAAAGGTTGTTAGACCATATGAAGTCGAAAGACTCGTTGGCCTTGCTTCTGGTGCAGAGCTTAATTAGTATGAATTAAAACAAAAAAGCCTACTTTTTGTAGGCTTTTCTTTTTTATATTGTATAATAAATATATGATTATAAGCTAAATTAAAATGATAACTTCGGTTGTTATTTAGGGTACGATGTACTAATCTAGCTAACTAAGTTAATCAGTTTAGGAGTTACTATGGCTGATACAACTTATACTGGTTGGAAAAGATGAAATCCAACATCTGAGGAATGAATTGATTTATATACAAATAATACAGTTCCATTCCAACTTAAAGAAAATGAATATTTAATTGTTATGGCAACTGACGGCAGCACAACATTTTATTGCTATGAAAATGGCCAATTAAGAAAGTTTACTGGCGGTTCCATTAAAACAATTAAAGATACTACCCCGGTTTTATTAGAAGAGCCAAAACCAAAGCAAGAGAGTAAACAACGATCTTCTACTCCAAAATATTCTAAGGGTAAGAATGTTGTAATTACTCCTAGAAATGAAGAACAAGTTTGTGCTTTTGACTTAATGAAAGACCCAACAAAAACAGTTAAATTGTTAACTGGAACTTGGGGCACAGGTAAAACCTTAATCTTAGTGTCTGCTGCATTAGAAGCTTTAAAAGCTGGACGTTTTAAAAGAATTGTCTGAATTAGAAATAATGTTGATGTTAAAGATACCAAAGATTTAGGTGCTTTACCAGGTGAAGTAATTGATAAATTACTTCCATTCTTAGGACCTTTTATTGATCATGCTGGTGAAAACAGTGTTCGAACTATGCTAAATAAAGGAACTCTTGTTGTAGAACCTTTGCAATCTTTGAGGGGAAGAAATTTTGATAACACATTAATTATGTGTTCAGAAGCTGAAAACTTAACTAAAGAGCATATACAACTTATTATTGCTCGTGCTGCTGAGGGCAGCGAAGTTTGGTTTGATGCTGATAACAGACAACGTGATAAAGCTTCTTTTGAGAAATCAAAAGGAATTGAAACACTTATTGAAAGATTTGCAGGACAAAAATTATTTGGGTATGTTCATTTAATTAAGTCTGAGCGTTCAAAGACTGCTGCAATGGCAGATTTATTAAATTAGGAGGACTTCTAATGTCACTTGTTATAGCTATAAAAGATAAAAATAGAGTTGTACTTGGTGCAGATAAGCAGGGAAGTGTGAGTGATTTTAAAGATCATTCATGCACAAAAATTTGGCCTGTTGAGGAGCTTCCAGGTGCCATTATGGGCGGCGTTGGTTCAGCGCGTGCCTCTCAAATTATTCAGTATGCTAATATTATTGACAAGAATCTTATTGGCAAAGAAATTTCAACTGATTTTATTATTTGTTCATTAGCTCCAACAATTGCAGCTGGCTTAAAAGCTAACGGATTTAATTTAGAGGTTAAGGAAAATGAACTTTGCGAACTCATGCCAAATTCATTTATTTTTGCTTATAAAGATAAGGCTTGGATGATCTGGAATGATTTAAGCGTTACTGAAATTGATGATTATTTAGCTATTGGCTCAGGTAGTGATGTTGCACGTGGAGCATTATTTGCTACAAAGAAGCATAACCCATTTGAGCGTATTGTTACAGCAATTGATGCTGCAGCTGAATCAACATTATTTGTTGATGATGATATTGATTTATTAGCAACAGACATATGCGAAGGTGATGATGAAAAAATTGCAAAAGCTTTAGGTTTTGAGATTAAAGAAGTTAAAGAAGAAATTAAAAAATCTGAGGCTAAAGCAAAAAAAACAAAAAAGAAGTAATTAATTAACTTCTTATAAAGCATCCTGAGCATATGTACTCAGGATTTTTTATTGTATAATATATAGAGGTATTATATATGCAAGAAGAAATTGAAGCTATTAGAGATGCTTATTATCCAAGTAATAAGACAGAGGAAGAAAACAAGAAACTTTGTGAAAAGTACCCATTTCTTGCCTGGTATGGAGATCCACTTTATATGGGATATAGTGAAGAGGGTGAACCGAATTATAAGTTTACTTGGGAAGATGAAGTGCCAGAAGGCTGGAGAAAAGCTTTTTGTCCTCAAATGTGGGACGAATTAAAAGAAATCCTTGCAAAAGCTGATTATATTGATAAATTTAGATTTGTTCAGATTAAAGAAAAATGGGGGCAGTTGAGACTTTATTATAATGGTGTTCCAGAAGAAATCTATGATGAAATAGAAGCTTGGGAAGCTAAATATGAAAAGCTATCAGAAAAAACTTGTATTCATTGTGGAAAACCTGCTGAGTATATGTCAATAGGCTGGATTTCTCCTTGGTGTGAAGACTGTGCTAAAGAAATTAATGATGCTGTTATTAAAATTGAAGATACTGATAATTTCTATAATGCACCAAGAGAAGAAAGAATAAAATTTATTATAAAATTCTAAAAACTATTTACAATTACGGATATTTATAGTATAATATATAAGTATCTTAATCGTCCTATGGAGAAGTAGACTAACTCGGTGCCCTCTCAAGGCATTATTCATGGGTGCAAATCCCATTAGGATGACCAAAATTAAAAAAAATATTTACAAATTAGAAAAAAAGTTGTATAATATTTATGAGCGTTGAAAAAAGATACGCTAAATTAATATGTCAGCAGTGAGCTGGCAAGAAAGACGGAGAAAGTATGAAAAAGACAATGACAATCGTATTATGGAATTGTTCCAATGGATTAGGTCGCCTTAATTCATATTTTAGCCATGAACAAGATATTAATTTTGGCAAGGGCTCTCCGGTATATTTGACCAGGTAACGTTTAATTACTTTGATTAAATAAGAACAGGCGAGCCCAAAAGGTTCGCCTTTTTAATTGCCCAGATGATGGAATAGGTAGACATAGGGGTCTTAAAAACCCCTGGCGCAAGCCGTGCCGGTTCGAGTCCGGCTCTGGGCACCAATTATGGGAGCGTATTCTTCTAAGGACGGAGGGCGGTCTGTAAAACCGTTGCCATTTGGCTGGCTGGGTTCGATACCCAGAGCTCCCACCAGAAAACATGTTGAAGCGAATCCGACGGTTTTGGATGACGGTCTGTGAAACCGTATCATAGGGTCCGACTCCCTAGCTTCAACCCAAATACGGTCCGGTAGCTCAGTTGGTAGAGCACGTGCCTGAAGAGCATGGTGTCGGCAGTTCGATCCTGCCCTGGACCACCATTTAAAAGAAAGGAACAGTATGAAAGTTGTATTCTTAGACATTGATGGAGTCCTAAATGATGCAATCACAACAATGGACTTACTGGACGATAAGCCAAAGAAAGAGCATTTAGAGTGTCTAAAAGCAATTATTGATGCTACAGATGCTAAAATTGTCTTATCTTCAACTTGGCGATTATTCCCAAGCGCAAGAAATGATGTAAAAAATGCTCTAAGAAATGTCGGTCTTGAATTTATAGACAAAACAAAAGAACTTAGAGATAGAGCATCTGAAATTAAAGAATGGCTAAGTAGACACCCAGAAGTTGAAAAATTTGTAATCTTAGATGATGAAGAAATTTCTGGAAAGTTCCCTGATAACTTAGTTCAAACGACTTTCTACAGAGGCTTATTGCCAGAACATGTTGAAAAGGCAATAAAAATCTTAAATTCTTAAAAATTATATTTACAATTAGAAATGGTTGTAGTATAATATAAATGTTGAATATGATAGCTGAAAAGACCATCACTCAGTAAGCTTGAATAGAGTAGGTATGACGACTCCTGACACCGCTTAGTCGTCACGTCTATGGGCAAAATCTCATAGCAGCAGGCTAATGCTGTAAAACTTAGTCTAGGGTACAGCTAATACGAACGTGGTAAAGGCCGAGGCCGAAGAAGGGCATAACAGGAGCGGACACCCTCTAAAGAGTGGGGCCACCAGATATTGGAGCGTAGCTTAGTTGGTAAAGCACTCGGCCGATAACCGAGAGACCGCCGGTTCAAGTCCGGCCGCTCCAACCAACATAGGGGAGTAGCCAAGCGGTAAGGCATCGCCCTTTGAAGGCGACAGTACGAAGGTTCGATCCCTTCCTCCCCTGCCAATATGCTGTAATAATGTAACAGGTAGCAGGTCCTAGCGCCATAGACGTATGGCAAATGCAGAGGGGAATTGGTTCAAGTCCAATTTACAGCAACTATCTTGAGATGTCGACAAGCGGTAAGTCATCTGGCTCTGAACCAGATATTCCTTGGTTCGAATCCAAGCATCTCAGCCAGTAGAGCCTATACTTATTTCTGTCTAGAGACAATTGCCTGCAACGCGATCATTATAGTTAGGCCAATAAATAGGAGTTTGGTATAGTGGCCGTGCCTTGGTCTCCAAAACCAATGAGGTGAGTTCGATTCTTACAACTCCTGCCAAATATAGAAGGTTGGGAGAGCTGGTCTATTCCGCTTGTCTAGAAAACAAGAATGTCGCAAGGCATCATCCGTTCGAATCGGATACCTTCTGCCAGAATGGAGAGTTGGCCGAGTGGTCGAAGGCGTCTGTCTTGAAAACAGAAGTGGGGCAACCCACCTGGGGTTCGAATCCCTAACTCTCCGCCATAAAAACTGTTTACAACTCAGTATAAATGTTGTATAATATAAAATGCGGGTATAGACAAGTGGTTAAGTCATGCGCCTTTCACGCGTATATCGCCGGTTCGAATCCGACTACCCGTACCAAATTAATTTAATATTAGTACCTACTTGCTTAATGCTAGCAACAAGCAGACAAAAAAGAATGCCAGGTGAAACCGCTTTTACAGGTTTAGGTTGGGAGTAGCCACTTATTATGGGTCATTAGCTCAATGGTAGAGCGGCCGGCTGTTAACCGGTTGACGACTGTTCGATTTCAGTCATGGCCCGCCATACATGCGGTTGTTCGAAATTGGTATACGGTAATAGTTAAGCTATTACAAGGCACTGGCAAGCATGCTGAAGTCATGTGTTTAGAGGTTCAAGTCCTCTCATCCGCAACAAATATGCCCTTGGTCGTCTAATATGGTTAAGACGCGGCGTTATAAAGATAGAAGTGTACAGCTATCAAGTTGAGATGTGGTTACAATCCACTAAGGGGCAGCTAAAATGGATCGCTCGTATATCAGCTAGTATACTTGGCTGTCTACCATGGGAGGAGGGTTCGATTCCCTCGCGGTCCGCCAAAAGAGCCTATACTTATTTCTTAATGGTTTTTGAAGGTTCGATTCCTTCATTACCCGCTTTGGGTGATGATATTAGTTAGGCCAAAGTTTATTTAGAAAGGAGAAAGCTTATGTAATTGTTAAAGGAGGACATAACGATGAGTTATAGTCGAAAACAATTTGATAAGCAAAAGCTAAAAAAGCTTGCAAAAAATAGCTGTAATGGCTGGAAAGGTGGCGCATATTATAGTCGCTATTTAGGCCATTATGTTCGTTGGTGGAAAAGTAAAGGTAGGAATAGTAGATATGCTTACTATAAAAAATTCTATCGCAAACGAATGAGAAGATTTGCAAACAAAAATGGTTGGTATTCTAAAAAAGAGTTCGATTTAATTTGGACTTGTTGGTAAAATTATTGTATAATATAATAGAGCTTACTTAACTGTTGGCTTAGAAGCAGCCATCATATAATGAGTGACCAACAGAACGTAAGGTGGTGCATCACTGAAATGAAGCGTCCCTAAATTACTGGATGAGAAATGGGACGTAAAACTGTCGGGAGTCAATAAAAATCTATAATTTGGTAAGGGTGGTCAGAGTACCATTCTTAACTAAGAGCGTGCTGTAGGCACAGTAAATGCAGTATAATCAATGTTATAGAGTGCCCTAAGAGTCTTTGGCGTAGTAGCACATAAGTAAGTTCTTTATAACATTGCGGGGTGCTAGCAGCGGTAGCTAACTGGGCTCATAACCCAGAGGTCGTAGGTTCGATTCCTACCCCCGCGACCAATATTGCATGATAGTCGAGTGGAAGAGACGACCGCATACATAAGCGGTGGACACAGCTGAAAGTAAATTCTAGATAGGAGTAAGCTAGAGCGGAGGTTCGATTCCTTCTCATGCGACCAGAGGCAGGTTTTCATCGATTTTAGAGCCTCGCACATAAGAAAATCGATAGATAGACGGACTATGTACAAGATATGTCTAATCTAAAAAAGGAAAGGTTGTACACCAGAAATTTGGTCGGCTAGTTGGCGTAAACCTAGCAATAGGAGCGTTTGCAACAGACCCTCAATAACTGCAGTGAGAGGGCAAGCACGAGCTTACAAGAAGAGACTGCGACGGATGAAATATTCCTAGAGCTCTTGAGCTGAGAGCACAAGGTTCACTGGGCAAAGAACAAAACACGGACCGTTGGTGTAGTGGCCTTGCATGCTTCTCTGTCACGGAAGAGATCACGAGTTCGAATCTCGTACGGTCCGCCATAGTTAGAGCCAATACTTATTTCTTAGCGAGGTAGCTCAGAGGTTAGAGCAGCAGATATTAATCTGAAGGTCGTAGGTTCAAGTCCTTCCCTTGCCAGGCCTAGTTTGGCCGATCTGGCTGGGTGGCCAAGCTGGTTAAGGCACAAAGCTCATACCTTTGGGATCGTCAGTTCAAATCTGACCCCAGCTACCATTTAGAGCTTATACTTATTTCTTGAATGCTGTGGTTCGAATCCACCTTGCCTGTGGGGAGCGGAAAGTAGTTAAGCCAAATACGCACTCTTAACTCAACTGGGAGAGTGCTACCCTTACAAGGTAGAAGTTGTAGGTCCGAGTCCTACAGAGTGCACCATGGCATGTATGCAATTAGAAAACGCAACCTGCCGGTAAAGTAGGCGCTCCGAGTAGTCTCGAAGTAGGAGCTTTGTGGAATATTGCTAAATCGAGACTTTAGTAACAATATTCTAGGTGTAATTCCCACCATGCCAACCAATTTGCAGACGTAGGACAATGGTTAGTCCATCGCCTTGCCAAGGCGAATATACGGGTTCGATTCCCGCCGTCTGCTCCACCAGGACAGATAAAGATTAGTTTCTTTATTAGGTTCTAAGGCTGGACAAATCGATAAAACCAGCCAGTTATGCGGGTGTCGTCCAACGGTCAGGGCCTCTGCCTTCCAAGCAGAAGATACCGGTTCGATTCCGGCCACCCGCTCCATTAGCAGTATTTAAAAGGAGAAAAAACAATGAAAACAATGAAACTCAGTCGTCTAAGTTGTCGAAGCTGTAAAGCTTGTTTTCGTTGTCTCAGTATAAATACCGCGTTAGCTCAGCTGGATTAGAGCATTTGGCTACGAACCAAAAGGTCGAGGGTCCGAATCCTTCACGCGGTGCCAAGCTTTGGTAGCCAAGTGGTTAAGGCTTCGGTCTGCAACACCGACATCGTGGGTTCGAATCCCACCCAAAGCTCCAAAATCTAGCTTTTTATGTTGTATAATATAATAGTTCCTCCCGTAGCTTAGTCAGGTTAAAGCGAACGCCTTATAAGCGTTAGATCGGTGGTTCAAATCCACCCAGGAGGACCATCAAGCTAGTTATTTGCCTGTCAGAAGCCCTGTTAGAGGAAGCTGGGCTTATAATTAGCTTATTTTAATAAAGAGGTGCTTATGGAAATTAGATTTGTTGATGAAAGCAAAGAAGCCACTGGTAAAGTAAAAGAGGCACAAGAAGCATTAGATGAGCTCATTGATAAAAAGTCTGGTGAAGCTAAGGAAAATCCAGATTATTTAGCATTAATGGCAAAATATAAAAAAAGCTTAACTAATATTAATAAAGATGCTTGCGGCAGTCCTTGGGAATGGAGTTGGGGCTTAGACTATTTTGTTGAATTTCTTCGTTTTATGCAAGAATATTATAAATTAGGCATTAATGTTTGGGCAATGGAGAGACGAGATGAAGATCCTAAAAAATATAAAAATTATCCAACTAGATATGAGAGTATTTCTAAAGCTCTTAGCTACTATGATAAGTGGCAAAATTTAGAAGAAGAATATATTACAGTAATTGATCACCCAGAGACACGAAAAACACATGAAAATGATGATGGAACAATTACTGTTGATGATCTTGGCTTTCATTGTGAATATAAATTTGGTTCTGCTAAGAAAACATATAGAAAACTTCATAAGGATCAAAAGAAATATAAAAAGTTATTTTTTAAAACTGTAATGAACTATTTAGAAGAATGGTGGGATTAATTAAGTCTCATTGAAAATCTCACTGAAGAAAACTTGCTGGAGGCATGGAGTAATGGTATCTCATCACCCTGCTAAGGTGACCATCGGGCAACTGATGTCCGCGTTCGAGTCGCGGTGCCTCCGCCATATTGAAAGGAAATTTTATGAAAGCATATTTTATAGCAACTGCAAATGATTGTAAAAAAGATGAGCTTGGTTGGTTAGACTGGGGTAAATCTTTACGTGTTGTTGGTTTCTTTGAAGACATGGAAACTGCAAAAAAAGCAGTAGAAGAAAATTGGGGAGATATATATGAAGATGGTTATTATAAATATGCTATTATAGAAGAAAGAGAAGATGGTCTATATTCTCATTGTGAAAGCCCATTATTCTATAAGTGGGAAGGCACAATAAAAGATGGTGGCTATAAACAAATAGAAAGGCCAGAAGCTACAAAAGGCTTTTGTAATTTCACAATCTAGTTGCCCAGATGGTGGAATGGTAGACACCCGTGGCTTAGAACCACGTGCCGAAAGGCGTGCAGGTTCAAATCCTGTTCTGGGCACCATTATTCTGCGCGAGTGATGAAATGGTAGACATGTGAGTCTAAGAAGCTCATGCCAGCAATGGTGTGTGGGTTCAAGTCCCACCTTGCGCACCATATTTATTTAAATTAAATTGTATAATATATAGAGGATTATTATATGTATACTTTACAAGAATTAATTGAAAAAGGCTATATTGATAGCATTAAAACTGATGGGACTCATCTTGGTGATGGTTATACCATTGTTGTAAAATTAAGTAGATATTCTATTGGCAGAATTACTATTGATGTTGGTATTGATGAATATTTAGATGATGCAGTTAGACTTATTAATGGTATTATCAATATTCAAGAAGAATTAAATAAGGAAGCTACATCAAAAGAAAGTCCAATAGTTAGAAAAGCACCTGCAGAAGAATTAAAAGAAGTACTTACTGGAACAGAAATTAAAGAAACAAAAATTAGCCCAGAGGATTATGCTGAATAATGAAACATATAATTAAAGATGGTATTTATTATTTATATTCAGATACTGATGCTGAACTAATGTCAATTACACTTACCAGTGAACCAGAAAATCAAGTTATTATAAAAACAGAGAATGAAGTTTATGCTGGTCCCGTAAAATTTATTAAATTTTCTGAAGATATAACGACAAAATAAGCCGTATATTATATACAGGGGTGTAAGTTATGTAGTAGACCCGCGGTCTTCAACCTCGAAAGTTGCTATGAATGACTACGAAACTGGTGCCTTATATTGGAAACATTATAAGTGCAGGTGATGATATCGGTGAACCCTGTCAAATGGGAATACCGAGGGAACGAAAGGCCCGTAGAGAGTAGATAATCACCCAGCTAAACAGAAATGTATGCTGAAGATGTACTCCAGACCACAAACAGAAATGGTGGTGAAAACCATAGTGGTAAGCAAAACCGGGAAACTAGGTGCAAGCCCTAGCACCCCTGCCAATATTATTATTTTATGGAAGAATCTTATAGTTTATTATTAGAAATGACTATTGTTGGAATAATGTGTGGACTTGTAGTAGCATTCTGCATATTCTTCTGTATAAAATATCATAAAGATAAAAGTTATGAAAAAGCCAGAGCAATTATCTTAGGTGGAACTATTGGATTATCTCTACTAACTACAATATTTGAGATAGTTTGGTTCTGTATGTATCTTGGCTTACCAGTTTAGGAGAGAATTATGTTAGCTATTGAACTATTTGCAATATATGGAATTGGATTAGGAATTTTAAACCTACTTACTCTTGGATTAATACTATTCCATAAAATTAAAAAAGATTAATATTAGCATATAATTATTTGCTAAATTAAAATGAGTTTTGAGCCGCCTCGCTCAGAAAACGCCCCCTCTGATCAAGGAAATAGATCAGGTTAAAGGTGGCGGCCTTTTTTATAAAGCCACTATGAATTTTATTGAAGGAGACTTAGAAAAATGAAATTAAGAAACAAAATTGCTGCTATTACAGCAGCCGCCATGTTAGCATTCACAGGTGTTGGTTTTGCTGCATGGACATTTACACAAGAAAGAGCAGCTGAAGTTGCAGTTACTGATAGAGTTTCAGTAGGCATTGAATTAAATGATAACTTTAAACTTTACAATGCTGATGACGATGCTGAGATTTCTAACCTTTATATTATTTGTGATGCACCAGCTTCAGAAAGCGGTATTCTCGCTGGCGAAGGAGTTTACTGGGCAAGTGATGCTGCAGGTGCAACAAAAGTAGATGATGTTTATCTTAAAGGTACTCTTAAAAAAGTTGAAGAAGACAATATTTTAGATAAAGCTTCTGTTACAGTTACATTTGGTGCAACACATTCAATGACATCTACATATATTACAATTGGTGCTTTTACAGCCCCAGCCAATGTTGATGTTACAGTTGCCAATAATGCAGATGTTCAAAGTGCTGACTTTAATTTACCAACATTAGCATATGTTGCAGCTAAAATTCCACATTCTGTTGATGAATTAACTGCTATGAATACAGCTCTTGCAACTGAATTATCTGGTGCAAAAGTTAGTTTTACTGCTCAAATTATTGCTTAGTTAGGAGATTAATATGACATCAATTACGATTATAACAATAGTCGTAGTTGCACTCTTAACTGTTATAATCTTTGGTTTAGCTTGGTTAGGCTGGAGCTCTTGTATAAAGAGCTATAAAATGGAAGTCAGTCAAGGTAAATATGATGATGCTATTTTAAAAGAATATCATTCAAAGAAAAGTAAGTCAGGGCTAGTGGGAATTATATGTTCTTACCTAGCCCTCACTATTCTTGCTGGACTATTCATTACAGGAGTAGTCTACAAGGCACGAGGCGAAAACTTAGCAATCGGCAATCAAACAGCTCTTGTTATAAAAACAGGCTCGATGTCCGATTATTATGATAAAGACTTAGCTGATAAACATCCAGAATATAAAATATCACAGTTTGATATTGGAGATATTTGTATTTTTGAAACAAATTTTAATGACTTAGTTGAGGGTGAAGTCTACGGCTATAAATATAAAGATATTATAATTACTCATAGATTGTGGAAATATAATCGAGAAACAGGTTGCTGTGAATTTAGAGGCGATAATAATTTTTATCCAGAAAATATTTCTGATGTAGCATATTATGGCACAGTCTATAGAGAAGATATTGTATATCATTATACAGGCAAAAAAATCCCATGTATTGGTGCATTTATTTTATATGCACAATCTATTTTTGGAATTTGGTCATTAGCCGGAATTATTGGTGTCGCAGTTAGTTCTGAAATTGTTTATTATCAAATAAATAAAATAAATAAGGCGAGAGATAACATAATCTATAAGCCAGAAGAAAAACCTATAGAAGAAGTAGAACAAGAGGAAAAACCAAAGAAAAAGCTTAAAGCAAAATTTAAGCGTAGAGATGGAACTCTTGTAGAAATATATGCTAAGGAACCAACAGCTGAGGCTCCTTCAAAGACTCACGAAGAAAAGGAGGGCGCTGAAGATGAGAAGTAAGTTATTGATTCCTATAATTACTCTTTTTGTTGGCGCTCTTCTTTTTGGGACTACTTATTCTGCTTGGGTATTCAATAATTCTAATAACGCAAATAATACTGTTCAGGTTGAAGTTCCAACTTGGACATTTGGTGATCAAGGCTTTGCTAAAATTGAGAATATTTCTGGTTTAAGCTATTTAACTGCTGAAAAAGAAGAAACTATTACTCAAGGCAGTTCTGAGGCAGTTAGATTCACAAATACTGGTGGAACTCATGCAAGAGACCATATCTTCTATGTTGATTTAGATCAAGATTATAACTTATATGATATAGCTACTTGCAAAATTGAATTTGATTATTATCATACTTATAAAAGGGAACAAAATACAAAAGGTTTTCCAAAACTTCAATTATTCCGTGATGACATAGGCAGAGGAGCTGCCCAAGGTGGCGATGACACAATAACTGAAATTGCACCTTATGTTGTTACTAATATTGATGAAGACTGGTGGCATTTAGAATATTATATTACTTCTATGTGTCCAACAGTTGCCGACCATCAAGATAAGCCACAATCAAATTATCAGATAAATAGAATTAAATTTACAGATAGAGGCATTTATGACTATGCTGATGTAACTGGCTGGTTCGTTATGGACAACTTAATGCTTACAAATGAACCAGGTGCTAGATTAGGTCTATTCAATAGAACTGCTGGTGATACAGTTGGAAAATTCTTCTGGTTTAAAGTCGCTTGGTCAGGTGATTTACATTCTTGCATTCTTACAACAAGTGATACAAGTTTGGCTGTTTGGGATGATGAATCTACAAAGAGTCCATTCTATGTTAAGCTTCTTGCGAGAGGACAAGTCACTATTACAGCAACTCTTGAAATTGGAAGTAATCACGAAATATTTACAATTTCTAATACAATTACAATAAGTTAATCGTATAATATAATGTAACTGCCACACATTGCCGCCGTGGTCGGAAAAGAGAATTGATCATCTCTAAGTACTGGATAAGGGCGGGTCTAGCCAAACGGTGCACAAAATTCTGGAAATACAAAAGGCGATCCATAAAGCAACAGTTACAATAAAAGAGCTTAAATAAGCTCTTTTTTAATTGTATAATATAAATGAGGTTTATTTTATATGAAAAAGAAAGACATTATTGATTTAATTACAGCTCATTATGAAGATGACCCAAGATTGTTTTTCCATAAAACTATTGAGGTTTTAAAGGAATTTCAAGAAAATGGTGATGATGCCTTAATTCAACATTTAGACTTCATTCTTAAGAGTAAAGTTAAAATTGCCCCTAAGAGAGAGGTTAGAAAATTAGAAGATTTGCACGAAGAAATTTCTTTCGACGAAGCCAAGAAGCTTGGTTGGATATTTGTTCCACAGGAGAGTAATAATGAGTAAAAATTATTCACCAGAAATTATTAAAAGATTTCTTGAAGATGATAAGCCAAGTATTTTTGTTTTAAAAGATGATAGTGTTTATATCGGGATATTAAGGCCTGGATATGGTCGTGGGCATGTTCATTGTGTAGCACCTACTATCAATGATGGCGGCATGGGTTTTCCAAGAAGTTATATTAAACAAATTATTTTATTTAATGGTTTAATTTACCCCAAAGAAGAAAATGGTCCGCACAAAATATTAAATATTTTAGAGCTAAATGAATTAGTAAATAAAGCCGGCTATGAGTTTATTTAAAAATTTTTAAAATTTCTCAAAAAATATTCGCTAAAATAATACACAGCAAAAAAATTAAAAATTTGCTGTATAATATATAGTTAGTTACAGAGTAATCTGTTTCTATAAGAGCTTAAAAAGCACCTGCACTATTAGGAACTCCCGAAAAGCCGAAAGTGAGGCTGTCGAAAGGCTAAGCGACTATAAATAAAATTTACGTTAACATTAAGACCCGAAGAGTACTCACATCGACGGGCACTGCCGAAAGGCACTTAAAGGTGGGTTGGGGTTAAAGTTGTCTACCAATGTGAGAAAAACAACTGCTTCCTTGGCTAATTTAGTCCGGTAGGAAGTTAATATAGTTTAGGTGGCCCAGGAGGTATTTAATTTCCCTCTCCCCAGAAAACTTGAGGTCACCAGCCTATAATCAGGTATAGCTATGGCGCCTGGAATACTATCATTCTCGATAGTATAGTTTAAGAGGCTGCGTAATGCCGCCAACCCGTTGAGGTTATCTCTGGCGGGTTATGTAGAGCCGGAGTATTTACCGACTGGACCTGAGCAAATTGTCCACCTACTTAATTAAACTGCTCATTTTTCTTAAAAATCGATCGCACTTCAGGGCACTTCCGCCTGTCCTAAGCATGACGTTAAACTGCAAATAATTTTTAGGAGGCGCTTATGAAGTATTACGTATTAGATGGCGAAATTAATACTCGCCCTATTAAGGAAAAAATGTTCCGTTCAAGAGCTGCCGCTGAAAAAGCATTAGAAGTTATTCTCTATAGAGAGGACCTTCAAGTTCAAGACGACAGATTTCCTTCAAAGCACACCGAAGAATTCGTGTGTGACAGATGCTCTAGATTCTTCATTCGTAGAATTGTCTACGGTGAGTAGAGCCTAGGTCAAGACACAAACTAATTGGCCCAGTAATGGGAAAATGGAAAATCCGAAATCGTGGATTATACAGAGACTAGCGATCAAAGTTAGTTAGAAAGTCTTGATTTCTTAGTTAGTTACACGTTCGCGTGTTTCTATAAAACTTCCTGAAAATCTTTGGATAAAAACCAAAGCGAATGACTGCACAAGTTGTATTGAGTGCTTTCACGAGAAAAGGTACACTGGGATGCATGGGAAGTAAAATGTGATGCACCAGTAATTGTCGGTGGCGATATAAAACCGTTCAGCAGAGATACAACTCTTGACTGATAAAGGCCTTGTTGATGGGTGAGGTTAGTTACCTCTTCAGGTAGAAATGAATCAACTAATCTGCTCTCTTGCCGACTATTTTGGGTTAGACAGGCAAGTATAACAAAAGTTATAGTCTTAGCCCATGAGTTTATTAATTACATAGTAATATGTGATTATATATGAACGGCGCTTGCTTAGGCCTTAACAACTTAAGCTGGTGAGCATTCAAGACAACTACGTTAAGTGAGTATTCTGAGGCATAATGAAATCTCACATATTCAGCGCTGATTGCCGACAAGTCATATGACTGGACATGAGCTTGTCCTTGAAAAGGCACAACGGGGTTTGGTGAGATGTCCACAACCAGTTATTAAAATCACTTGGGCAAAAATAAGCATAAGCCCATTAACAACGAGGGCACGTTGTAAAATAACGAGTTTAGCCGAGTCTTATAGACGGTATGGAGTCTGATATAAACCCATGCAACCCACATTCTTTATAGGAGGTATGGAACGCTAGAATAAATACTTTGGGATCTAGCAATCTGGCCGACCTAATGGGTAGTTCAAGGTGTAACTCCTTGATTGGTCTCAAAAAGCCCACGTAGCAGTAACCAGGGCTAATACTAAGACGTCAAAACGTGAAAGAGCCTGCTACACTGACATAGGATTCATTCCGAGTTGTGACCGCTTGAAAGCTGGCGGGAATGCACTGTGATGCACGTCAAAAATTCTCACAGACCTGCACAAGGCTAAGTGCTAAAAAATGTCCAGGCTTTTAGAAGGAAAACTATAAACCTCCAGGTGGCTCCTGGGTAAACTGTAAGAAACAAGCTGCCTTTAAACAGTATAAAGATTAGGGGTGCAGAACTATCGCTGAAGTTAGCCTGTAGGCAAAGCGTCAATATGATGTGTCAAAGTTGGTTGGTAAGAGCCTAATTCCGTTAATCGCAAGGAATGACTGCAATAATATACTTTGGTTTGGAATGACACAGTAATGAACCTAAAAACCCAACATGACAGTGCATTATTTAATCGGATTTTGTCACCATGTAAATAATAATGCTTCGGGAAAGTGAACGAACTAGGAGCCCCCTCGCGCATTAAGTTGTATGCCAACGGCTGAGCATTAGAAATAATGTGAGGTGCATATTATTGCCGAGCATAGAGGAGATTGCCGATACCTCGACCAGGATATGGAAAGCAAAGTAGGGATGTGGATGTTCACCAAGAAACTCTTTTAGATAAAATCGTGATTGTGGGTTTGGAGTTTCAAAGGTAATTATGCCTAATTAAGTAGATTAAAGAGTTTGGTCTCTGGGACGGCCATAGTGCTTAATTGAAAATAATAAATAGTTCCACCACCCAGTACTGAATGTTGTTTGATTAATTGTGATTGCCGCTGGACATGACGAAGGAGAGACAGCAATTAATTAAGTAAGTGGACTATCTCAGCCTATTAAACGCTAGTTTAGTTTAAAGCTATTAATTAATAGGTAATTAACAGAACTTAGTATTCTGTATAAAGAGATTAAAGCCGGGGAACTCCAGGACAGGTTTTATGAGTATCTTGCTAAGAAGAGAAAATAATGTAAAAAGGCCTGAGTAAGTTTAATCACCTGCAATTTGGGGTTGAGCCCAGTTAGAAAACGTTAGTCAAAGTTAACGCTCTAACAATGCTTATTAATTTATTTGCCTGAGGCTATCTCACGCAGATTAATAAGAAGAGCCCAAGAAAATAGGGACCGAAAGGAAAAATATCCAACTTTGAACTCTTTTATATAAGAATAGTCTTAGCTAGTGAGTAGAGGGCTAAGATGAGGCAAAGCATGCGTGTGATAAGCCATTAAACTCTATTTTTTTATTTACTAGTAAAAATTTTAAAGGCCTATTTATATAGGTCTTTTTATTTTATTTATTGTATAATATTATAATATGGTTTTCAATTATAGAGTTATTTGGACAGATATAAATAAAAATAGGCAGGATTTTGTAGATATGGATTCACAAAATATTGCACTTTTTATAGCAAAACAAAAAGTGAGACAAGGTATGCAAAATGTTATTATTCAACTTACACTAGTTGGAGACTATGATAAGCAAGAGGAGATAGAAGTATAATATGAAATTTATTAAAAAACCAATTCCAATTGATGCAGTTAAATGCATTAAAGAAAATGAAGATGAAATTATTAGTCTTTTAGAGTCAGGAACTACAGAATGGGAAAAAGTATTAGATGATGATTATAATGTTATTGGATTTAATATTCATTCTTGGGAAGGTGTAGATCCAGTCTATTATGATTTTAGTAAAAATAAAAATAGTGGCGGAAAAGCTTACTGGGTTATTAAAGGGTTAAAAGGTGAGTGCTACCCTTGTGTAGCAGATGATGCTGAAGATGCTCCTCTTGGGTACGAGCTCTTTAAAGAATAATTAAAAAAATATTTACAAAAAATAAAAAATATCGTATAATATTAATGTGAATGAAAAAACATTCGCTAAATTAAATAAGTGAATTGCAAACTAATATATAACAAAGCAATTCACAAGAGCCTATACTTATTTCTACAAATAAAAATGAAGATCTAAGAACAAAGCTAGTTAGGCCAAAGTAAAAATTTTAAGAAAAAGGAGAAAAGAAGCATGTTAAATTTAGTTGCTAAGACAGTTAAACCTACAGCAACAGCCAGACCAGCAGTCTTGGTAAATTTTGATATGCTTACAAACTTCTAAAATCTTAAAAACCGAAATTAAAAGATTCCGCAGGCGTTTGTAAGCGTCTGCGGTTTTTATTTCTGGGGGCGCATGTTCTAAGGGCAAGCGAGACTGCTTTGCAAGCAGACTGTTGTGGGTTCGATTCCCTTCGTTTCCACCAATATGTAATAATATTTGCAGCGCAAGTTGTGTCCCAAATATTTGCTAAATTAATTGTATAATATAATGAGGCATTTATTATGAGAAAAACAATTGATGATATTAAAAAACAAATTTGGGAGAATTCATTGCATACCTGTGAATATTTAAGTGGTGAAGCAAAACCAGGTAAAAAAATTCATGTAAGATGCATAATTCATAATGAAGAGTTTGATGTAAGTTATGATACTATTCGTAAATCTACTAGAAAACATCATATTTGTCCTAAATGTAAAGCTGAAGATGATGCAAAAGATAAGGTAAAACTTATTTGCGATTATTGTGGTAAAGAGTATTATGTTGCAAAAAGTAAGTCTACTAAATCAGATTATCATTTCTGTTGTAGAGCTTGTAAAGATTCTGCACAAAAGATTAATTCTGGAGAAAAATTTAATGAATTAAGACCAGATCATTATGGAACTGGAACAACAACTTACAGAGATGCAGCATTTATAGCTTATCCACATAAATGTGCAATTTGTGGTTGGGCTGAGGATGAAGATGTGCTTGAAGTTCATCATATTGATGAAAATAGAGCAAATGCAAGTTTAGACAATTTAATTATATTATGTCCAACTTGTCATAGAAAATTATCTATTCATAAATATTATCTTACTGATGATAGAAAAAGCATTATTAAAAAATAATGTAAATTTATGGGCTATTAGTTCAGTCTAGGAGAACGCCCGCCCTGCAAGCGGGAGGTCATCGGAGCGGAGCCGATATGGTCCACCAAATTGCCCCTGTAGTACAATGGTAGTACAGTTGACTTGTAATCATCCGATGGCCGTTCGATTCGACCCTGGGGCACCAAAATGGGGCTGTAGCTCAATTGGGAGAGCGCCGCGTTAGCATCGCGGAGGTTGCGGGATCGTTCCCCGTTAGTTCCACCAATTCATGCCATGGAAGGAAAACCATATAAACCCTTACAGCTTCGTTAATATCAGACGTAGGTATTAAAGAGTTAAGCTGAATTATCCGGAGTTAGTTCAGCTTGGTAGAACACCTGATTTGGGATCAGGGGGTCGTGGGTTCGAATCCCGCATTCCGGACCATTATAGAACCTGTGCTTATTTCTAATAGGGCAAGCAGGTTGTCGCTGGTTCGAATCCAGCCTTCTCCACCATTAATTGGGGAAGTAGCTCAGTTGGTAGAGCACCCGCAAAATATTAGCCAGGTCATATTGCACCTTTAGCTCAGTTGGGAGAGCATATCCTTGACGTGGATAGGGTCGTAGGTTCGAGCCCTGCAAGGTGCACCATTATGCTCCTCTAGCCCAACTGGCAGAGGCGGTAAGCTCAAACCTTACTTATGTCTCGGTTCGAATCCGAGGGGGAGTACCAAAAATGCAAAATTTGCAAAAATGTTATACTAAAGGAGAAAAAGTTATGATGCAAATGAACAGAAAAAATATCAAGAGCAGAAAAACCAAAAGATTTGGTTCATTTAGTCATGGCTTAATTCATTAAGATTATAAAGGACGTTAGTTAACGTAATATAATGCCGAGTGGTTAAGCCGCCCGGCATTTTTTCTAGGATTACGTTAGCGCGACGGACAAGAATTACTTATGCGAATTCCTTCTTAGAAAAAAATCTCCTTGTCTTCTAATTGAATAAGATATAGACCTCCTAAGTCTATGATCAGAGTTTAAATCTCTGCAAGGAGTCCATATATACCGCCATAGTACAACGGATAGTACAGTAGCCTTCTAAGCTTCTGATCCGGGTTCGATTCCTGGTGGCGGTGCCATTAGAGCCTATGCTTATTTCTAGCTCAACGAGAGCGTCAAACATTTAATTTGAAGGTATAGCTAGGCCAAAATTATGCACCGTCGGTCGCAAGGTGTGACACTCGACTTTTAATCGAGGTATCAGGATGGGTTCGATTCCCTCACGGTGCACCAATATGCACCCTTAGCCAAGCGGTATGGCCTACGACTTTTAATCGTATTATCAGGTGTTCGACTCACCTAGGGTGTACCAGTATGCTCCGTTGGCGCAATTAGGTAGCGCAAGATACTCTTAATATCTGGGTTACAGGTTCGATTCCTGTACGGAGCACCAATAAAATATTTTGCATTTGACTTAAAATTATTTGCTAAATTAATTGAGGTTCAAAATTATGGCAAATTATATAAGTCACACTGCTTGAAATAAAGGCTTAACCAAAGAAACCGATAGTCGTTTAGCAAAAACAGCTTTATTACAAAGTAAAGTTAAAAAAGGTAAACCAAATCATCCACAAACTGCTGAAACAAGAGCAAAAATATCAGCTGCTAGAAAAAAATACATAGCAGAGCATCCAGATCAAGTTCCATTTAAAATGCACCATTCATCTAAAGAAAGTTTTCCAGAAAGATATTTTAGACTTTGACTTAAAAAAGAAAAATTATTAGAAGCACAAGAACTACAGATTGATAGATATACATTAGATTTTGCTTGGCCAGATAAAAAGATTTATTTAGAAATTGATGGAAATCAGCATAAGTTAGATTGAATGCAAGAGCATGATAAAATTAGAACTGATTATTTAAATACTTTAGGTTGAACATGTATTGGTAGAATAGATTGATCTTGATATAAAGCTTTGTGCACAAAAGAAAAGCATAAATATTTACAAAACATAAAAGCAGCAATTGAGCAAGCTAGTTTTATAGAAAAATTTATATCAAAAAAAGACTTAGCTTTACAAAAACGTCAAAAGCTTATTGAAGCTGGATTTGTTATGAAAGATGGCAGAACAGCTCCATGAATGTTATCTAATAATGAATGGCAAAGACGTTTACAGCTAATACTAGATAGTAATATAGACTTAACAAAATTTGGCTGGAAAGAACAAGTACAAAAAATAACGAATTTAACTCGTAGCCAATTAAACGATACAATAGAGCATTTTCCAGAACATTTTACAAAAATCTATATTAGAGGCAAATAAATTATTGTATAATATATTGTGGTTGAGATATGAGTTTTGGTAGTTTTGTGCCACGCATGCGGAAATAAAAACTACTATATATGCCGACTTAGCTCAGCTGTTAGAGCAATTCACTAGTAATGAATAGGTCGGGGGTTAGAATCCCTCAGTCGGCACCATCAGAGCCCATGCTTATTTCTTTCGGCTTGTAACCGGGTGGTCGTTGGTTCGAATCCAACTCGGCGCTGTATAGTGTCGATAGCTCAGCGGTAGAGCACCTTATTTAGCTGGGCCTTTTTATTTTTTTGCTAAATTATTATGAATATTATAAAATAATTTACTATAAAGGAGAGTAGTTTATGGCAAAAGATTTAGAAGAAGCTTTAACTAATATTGAAAAGAAATTAGGTGGCACTAAAAAACCTCATATGGATTTAGGCGAACACTTAGAATATATTGAATCACTTATCGGTGGTGGTAGTTCGTCTCTCCCAGATATTGAAGAAGGAGATGCTGGAAAAACTGTTAAAGTTAAAGAAGATGAAACAGGCTATGAATTAGGCACCATTAGTAGTGGGACTAAATTATATAAACATGTTTTTAGGGCTTTATATATGTCAGTGAGCGGCAATTATGGAACAGGCTATTTTATTTGTGACTATCCTGGGGATTTAAGCCAAGCACCAAACGGAACAGTTGTTTCAGTTGTATCAACCACATATTTTAATGTTAGCGGTAGTAAATATATATATGCAAGTGATAACCCAACTCTTACAATTACAAATGGTAAAGTTAGTATTGGTTTATTAGATATTAAAGAACTAACTTATAGCCAGCTATTTTTTATTAGTGATACAGTTATACCACTTTAATCTAATTTAATAATAAATAAAAGGGCAGATAAAAACTGCTTTTTTAGTATACTTAGAAATTTAATCTTTTGCTAAATTATATGATTATGAAGAATTTAGTTAAAACTGATTTTGATAAGACATATGATGAATTAAGCAACTTATCTTTTATTATAAATGAAAAAGAAGATAGCTCAATAGACATTTTAGATGATATTACCTTAGAACAGTTTGGTCAGCCATATGAAAAATCAAGTATTCAATCCCTTAAAATAAAAAATACTTGTGGAATTTATTTAATTTTTAGAAAAGCAGAAGATGGTAGACTTCATAAATATATTGGGCAAGCAACTTCTCTACGTGACCGTTTATTGAAGCATCTTTCTAGGGCTGCATATATTATGGAGCATCCTAAGACAGATGAAAACAAAAATTTAGGCATTTATAAAGATTCGCCAGCTTTACATAGTGCTTTAATTAGACACAATTTTAAGGGGTTTTTCTTTGTTATATTAAAAATTTGTAAGCAAGAACAACTAAATGCATTAGAACAATTTGCTATTGCACAGTATGGCACTTTTGAAAATAAGTGAGATTATAATTTAACCCCTGGTGGCCAAGAAGGTGTAATTACTCATACAACTGCTGTTGAGCAATGAATTATAGAATATAAAAAAAGCACCAAAGGGCATGCTGCAGAAGTTAGATGAATTAATTGTAAAAATGTTTATCCAAGTGAAGCTGCTGCTTCTATTGCTGTTTGTGGTGAAAATAAGCATCAGCAAATAGCAAATGCATTAGCAACACCTGATGGTGAATTTTGACAAAATAAATCTGGTAAGAATAAACAATGAGCTGGCTATGGTTGGAGACTACTAGACGAAGTTGCTAGCGAGTAGTATAAGTAAAGGAAATTTAATTTATGGATATACTAGCGTTATTGTCATTAATATTTTCAGGTATTTCAATAGTTGGAACAATTATTATAGGTATTTTTACAGTAAAGGCAAATATTAAAATAAGTAAAATTAATAATCTTGAAGCTGTCCATAAATTTGAGAAAAATATTACTAAATTTGAATTACAGTTTAAAGATGAACTATGACTTGCTGAAATATTAGATAATGGAGAATTTGATACTTATAATAAAAAATCTCAAAAACTTATTTTAAAATGATGACTTAATTATAAAAAAGAAAACCCAGTGATTTTATTAAATAAGCCAACAGTTAAGTATACAGACAAAGAAATCCTTAGATTAAGAGTTGGACCAGATGAGTTTAAAAATATAAAAACAAAAACTCTACCTGAAGATCTGCCTGACCCAAAAGATTTATTTTAAAAAAGAGACTTGAAAAAGTTTCTTTTTTTATGCTTTTTTAAATGTATAATATAATAAGAGGTTTATTATGGACAAAGCTATTATTGAATTTGGAAAACGAATGAACCAAGCAGAAGATAAAGTTTTGCTTGTTGAGTATGCAGAGGGTGCTAAGCAAGTTTTAGACCTTGGTGCTGGTACTGGTAAAATTAGTAGAGATATTGCTGAAAAGTGGGGAGCACATTGTGATGCAGTAGATCTACAGTTTAAAGAGGAGCTCCAAAACTCTGATAAAGTTACTTATTATAGCATGGACATTAATACTTTTTTAGCTACAACTGAAAAGAAGTATGATTGTGTCATTTTAAGTGCCATTTTACATGAATTATCTAATGAATATTTAGAGCAAATGTTTGTTCATTTACAAAAAGTATTAGCAACTAATGCTAGAATTCTTATTAGAGAGCCATTTTATGATTATACTTTAGGTCCAGTTAAAGATTTAAATAAATTTGTAGAATTAGTTCAAAATAAATTACCAGCAGGTAAGACTATTGAATTTGCTCAAACTAGTAAATTACATTCTGGTAAACCATTAGATATTACTGATATGATTGGAATTGATTGGGTTAATCTATGCTTTACTATTTCTTATGGTGAAGCTAGCTGGGAAAGAGAAAAACATGAGCTAAGATATGCTCGCGATTTAAATTGGTGTAAAGGAATTTTTAATTTTTCTCAAAGACCATTTACAGGGTTCCAAGTTTATCCAGTTTTAGATAAAACATATAGACAACATTTTATAAATGTTGGTATTCCTGGTGAAGCATTTGATTTAATTCAATACACAGGAATGATTGTTATTATTGACTATTCAAAGTAGGATAATAATGGTGAAAATCACTTAAAATTCACTGTATTATATATTAAGATAATTCGAAAGGAGCATTTAACATGGATGTAGGACAAATTATCGGAATAGTTGTTGGCGGAGTAGCATTACTTCTCTTAATCATCTTTTTTGCTTGTGCATATACAAAAGCAGGACCAGATGAAGCCATCATGATCTCTGGCGCAGGCAAGAGAAAAATTTTAAGAGGAAAAGCTGGCTGGAGATTGCCATTCTTACAAAGAAAAGATAAATTATCTCTAAAAGTGTTCCAAGTTGACATTAAGACTCGTGAATCAATTCCAACTAATGAATTTATTAATATTAATGTTGATGGTGTTGCGAACTTAAAAGTATCTAGTGATCCAGAATTACTTGAAAGAGCCTTTGAAGCTACACTTGGTATGGGCCAAGAGGACTTAATTGAACAAGTCAAGCAAGTTCTTGAGGGTAATATGCGTGAAATTATCGGTACTGTCGGTATTAGACAACTTGTTCAAGACCGTAAAGGTGTTGCTGAGGCTGTTAAGGAAAATGTTATTCCAGATATGAGTAAATTAGGCCTCGAATTAGTTAATTTTAATATTCAAAACTTCTCAGACAATAATCATGTCATTGAAAACTTAGGTATTGATAATATTTCTCAAATCAGCAAAGAAGCTGCTATTGCTAAAGCAAATGCTGAAAGAGATGTTACTATTGCTCGTGCTGAAGCAGCAAAACAAGCTAATGAAGCTGAAGTTTTATCAAAAACTGCTATTGTTCAAAAGAACACAGAATATAGTCTTAAAGAGTCTGAATTAAAGATTAAAACAGATACAGCTAAAGCTGATGCTGATGCTGCTTATAAAATTCAAGCTCAAAAGAGACAAGAAGAAATTAATACTGCTACAGTTAATGCTGAAATTTCTAAGAGAGAACGTGAAGTTGAACTTGGAAATAAAGAAGTTGAATTAGCAGAAAAGAAACTTGCTGCTACTGTTAATAAGAAAGCTGATGCAGATAAATATGCTGCAGAAAAAGAAGCTGAAGCAGAATTATACAGACGTCAAAAGAAAGCTGAAGCTGAACTTATTGAAGCTCAAAGACAAGCTGAAAAACTTAAAGTTGCCGCTGAAGCTGAAAAACTTGCTCGTAAAGAAAAAGCTGATGCTGTTGCTATCGAAGCTGAAGCTCAAAGAGTTTCTCGTGCTAAAGCTGCTGAAGCTATTAAGTTAGAAGCTGAAGCTAATAAACAAGCCGCTCTTGCTGAAGCTGAAGGTATTAAAGCAAAAGGTGAAGCTGAAGCTACTGCAACTAAAGAAAAAGCAGAAGCTATGAAGGCATTCAATGATGCTGCTACATTAAAACTTGTTTTAGACAGCGGTGTCTTACCAGAGACTGTCAGAGCTTACTCTGAACCAATTGCTGCTGCATTAGGTCAAATTGATGGAATCACTATGTATGGTTCTGGCAACGAAGCTAAACTTGTTGAGAACATTCAAAAGTCTGGTGATCAAATCTTTGAGGGCTTAAACAAAACATTAGGCATTGACCTTAAATCTGTTCTTCTTGGCTATCTTGGACCAAAAGTCTTAGGTGCTGTTGCTGAAACTCCAACTAAGAAAACAAAAGGCAAAACAGATTTAACTGAATAGCTTAAAATTTAAAAACCACATTAAAACCCAGCTATTTTGCTGGGTTTTTATTGTATAATATAATGAGGTATTTTAATATGATTAGAGATGCATTAGGCGATAGAATGAAAACTTATTATGAGGAAGTTACTAAGACTAGACTTACTCGTAGAACTCCAGTTGTTATTAGGCTAGATGGCTGTCATTTTCATACATTTACGAGAGGATTTAAAAAGCCATTCGATGAAGTTTTAGTTAAGTCTATGCAAGCAACCATGAAATATCTTTGTGAAAATATTCAAGGTTGTGTTTTAGGTTATACTCAGTCTGATGAAATTACTCTTGTTTTAGTTGATTATAAAGAATTGAATACAAGCGCTTGGTTTGATTATGAAGTTCAAAAGATGGTTTCAGTTTCAGCCGCTCTTGCAACTTATGCTTTTAATAAATATTTTAATGAGTACTATTTAGAAAGTATTGCAGAAAAAGGCGAAGTTGATAAATATGATTTAGCTCATGATACCGCAAGAAGAAAAGGTGCATATTTTGATAGTAGAGTATTCAATATTCCAAAAGAAGAAGTTACTAATTGTGTTCTTTGGAGACAACTTGATGCAGAGAGAAATTCAATTAATTCATTAGCTCAATCTTTATTTAGCCACAAATCACTTCAAGGTTTAAATCTTAAAGATACGAAAGCTAAAATTGAAACTGAAGCTGGAATTATTTGGGGAAATTTACCAACAACTCAAAAACGTGGATGTTGCTGTATTAAAAACTATTATTTCTTAGACAAAGAAGGCAATAGATATGAAACAGCTAATATCTGTACATCAGAAGAAGATGGTACACATTATGTTGATGCCGGATTTAATGAAGAAAAGAATGTCTATGAACTTTATCCTATTGAAGTTACTCTTCATAGTGAGTGGGTAGTAGATGAAGATATACCACAATTTAAAGATAGTGGTAGGAATTATATTGAAAACTTAGTTTTTGTTGGTGAATAATATGACTAAGCTAGAAAAACTTAATGCTTTAAATGAATTATTAAAAGCTGTTTATGAACAAGGCTGGCGTATTGGTGCTAGCTGGAATAATGATAAATTTAATGAATTGTTTGACATAAATGGTTATTTAAAAGATGACTTAAAAATTGAGAAGGATCTAAGAGCTAAAATAGATAAACTTCTTATTATGCTTGGCTTTGAAATTAATGACTTAATTGTATATACAAAAGAAGATTTGTCTATGCATGAAAATGATTGGGAATATATTGCACCAGTTTTAGAGTTCAAGGAGAAAGAATAATGGGAAAGAAATTAAAATTAATAGCTGGAGAATCAGTTAATTATATTGATTTAGATTTAACTTGGTGGATTGATGCTTATGATGAAGACAATGGAAAGTTTCCTTATAAAATAAGATTTAGGGGTGCTGACGGAGGCAATTCTCAGACAATAGGTTGGAAAAAGGAAAAGGATAGAGATAACTATCTTGAAAAATTAGAAAAGCTTCTTCATCTAGTTACTTTAGAGGATGGTGAGGAAGAGGAAGAAGTAGTTGTTCCTGAACCAAAACTTCCAAAGCAGCCTAATGAGGACGTGTTAGCATCAGACTATGACCCAATGGATGCAATTAAATAAGTTGTATAATATATAAAAATAACATTCAAAAGTCCCAAAAGGACGATTTGTAGCTTAAAAGGCGAAGGAGAATTAGAAAATGTCAATGTTTAGTGGTAAATGTGATTTATATGATCACATAATGGGAACTGCTGGTTGGTATGACCGAAATGGAAATCCAGTTAAAATGGGAGATTCAGGTGTTGGTGCATACTATTCAGACGAGTATAGAGATTTTTTAGAATTTAAGAAAAGAACAGGTGGAGTTTTACATCAACATAAGGTTTTAACAGTTACACCTTGGAATCATGATGATGCTGTAAAGCTTTGTCCAGAATTAGAAGTAATTGAACATAAGAGAATTGTTCCAGATAAACGTCAAAAATCTGGGCAAAGAGAAGATGTTTATTATACTTATAAATATTGGGGAAAAGAATATACCTTAAAAGAATTAAATAAGCATAAAGTTTATATTACTATTGACATTCATTTTGATACTTTACTTGATTTAATTCCTTATTACCCATATATTGTTACAATGTCTTGTAGTAATAACGGCAAACAAACTGTATTTATTTCAAGTCAAAGTTTTGTTGATGAAGAAGTAGATGACCATTTAAAGCATGGTTATTATTCAGAGTTTTGGCAATATTATAAAAAACAATTACAAGAGCATTATCAAGAAATTGTTTTAAGATATTATAACCCAGCTGGAAGAGAAATAAAAGAAAACATTACTTTTATGAAAGAAACAGCTGAAGATGGAACTGAAAAGTATATTGGTAGAACTTTATACCCAATAGATGAAAACTTTGAGCCAAAGTGGACAACTAATAAATCAAGATGGACTTCACCAAAAAGAATTGATGAGCATCGAATTGAAATGAGTAAACAAGATTTTGAAGGTTACTTAGGCGCCACTCAAGAAGTTTATTATGTTCAAAAGAAAGACTATGAATTATATTTGGGGTAATAACTATGGATTATAATAGACAATATTTTAGTAAAGATGATGTAAAAGCAGGTTTACATATTAAATTTATGCAATTTTTATTAGACAATTTTGAGTCTAAAGAATATCATCTTGATATGCATGTTTATCATGAAGACTGTGGTGCAATTATAGTTGAATGGATCAGACAGCTTTGGGATTATATTGATGATATGGGCAAATTTGTATTTCTTGCAGGCGATGAAGAAATTGTAAAAGAGGAATATTAATGTATGAAAAAATTTGTAAAAGTTTTATTAAATATTTTTTATACCATTATAGCTGTTATATTTGGGGTTGCAGGAGCAATTTGTCTAATACCACTTGCAGCTATTGGTTTAGTAATAAGCTTGCCAGCTTCAATTATAGCTGATATTTGGTTTCCACCAGATATTTATGAAATAGAAGAAAATAAAGAAAGTGAAGAATAATGAAATATTTTATAGTAAGTGATATTCATAGTTTTTATTTAGAGCTAAGAAATGCTTTAAAGCTTGCTGGTTTTGAAAAAAACAATAAAAATCATACACTGATTGTTTGTGGCGATGTTTTTGATCGTGGACCAGATACAATGGGAGTATATAAATTTTTAACTTCAATTCCAAAGAAGAGATGTATTCTTGTACAGGGAAACCATGAGCTTTTATATAAAGAGCTTTTAAAAAAGAAATTTCCTGATAGCTATGATTTTAGTAATCATACTGTTGACACTTTCTGCCAGATAGCTGGTTATAGTGCAGAAATTATGACACCTGAATATTGGTACAAACTTGGGGAAGACCCATATGATAGAATTCAACAAGTCTGGCAAGAAATATTACGAGAAGTTAATCATAGCCAGGTTACAGACTGGCTATATAGTGACCAATGGAAACCTTGGTATGAAGTAGGAAATTTTATTTTTGTTCATAGCTTTATTCCACTTAGAAATGCAGACGGTTTACCAAGCTATTATATAAATAATCGTAGGTTTGAATATTTTAAAGACTGGCGTGAAACTGCAACAAAGTTTGAATTAGAAGATGCAACCTGGGGGTGCCCATATCAGCAGTATCTTGATGGTTATTTTAAAGAAGAAGCCACTAACGGAAAGGTCCTTGTTTGTGGACACTGGGTAGTCACAGATTTTCGTAAATATATAAATAATAAAAAATATACTGATGATACAAGTATCTACTATTGGGACAATTTAATTGCTCTTGATTGTGGTGTTTGGCAATATAAAGGTTCAAAAGAATTTTATCACCCACAAAATGTCCTTGTTATCGATGATAAAGATTTTAAATGTTATGATCAATATAGCACAGAGCTTGAGGAAGAGTCATCAGTTCCAAGAATAGAAACAGTTACAGAGTAATAAAAAGGGGTTTACAAAACCTCTTTTTTGTTGTATAATATATGTAGGAGAAAGAAAAATGATTAGTGTTTTATATGACATTTTCAAAAAATGGAGTGCCAATGGGTCAGTTTATATTATAAGTGATCCACATTTTTCTGATGCCGAAAGCTTTGAATTTAGAAAAGCAAGTGGAAAATTACCAGAAGGTATTGAAACTATTGAAGACTTAGATAATTATATTATTAAGAATATTAATGCTGTTGCAAGTAAAAATGATACATTAATATGTTTGGGCGACGTCGGCAATAAAGAATGCATTACTAAGCTAAAAGCAGGTTATAAAGTTTTATTACTCGGTAACCATGACCGTGGTGCAGACCACTATAAAAGAGCAATTGTTGATATTACAGATTTAAAAGCTAACTTAGCTAAATCAGTTAAAATACCAAAAGAGCTTTTTATGGGTGAACATGAATTAGATAAGCATGTAGTGTTTGATAATAAGCTATTTGATGAAGTTTATTCTGGACCACTAATGATTAGTGATAAGATTATTTTGTCTCATGAACCAATTATTCCTTGCCCAGACTATTTAGTTAACTTGTGTGGGCATGTTCATGCTAAAAATCATAAATTCAGAGTTGATAAACACCAGTATTATAACTTCTGTGCAGAAGCAATTGATTATAAGCCTGTCTCTCTTGGAGAGCTTATCAAAGAAGGAATTCTTAGTAAGGTAAAAGATATTCATAGAGTGACAGTTGACGGTGCAATAGTCAGAAAAAAGAAAGCTAGCCATTAATTGGTTAGCTTTTTTAATAAGCTAAATTATTATATATGATACTTAATAAATTTAAAGACTGATATATTAGGCATTGTGAGCTTATTATGAGTATTGACTCAATGATATTTTTTATTGCTCTATTTGCAAGTTTTCTATATTTATTTCTAGCATTTCCTATCTATTTTCATATAATAGCTGCTAGTATTTCAGTTGTGTCATACTTATTTTTAGTATTTAATACTAAAATATTCGCTAAGTATTACTAAGTTATAAATTTTTTTAACCAATTTTTTCGCTAAATTAATGTGAGATTGATAGAAATCTTACCAAAAGTAAGGAGGAAGCCTCTATGGAGACCAGCTGATTAGAGATCACTATTGCTATTGTTGGCTTACTTGGTACAGTTCTTGGTGTCCTAGGCATTTCAGGTTACCTTGGAGAGCGTGCAAAGCATAAAGCAGAACTTAAAAACAGACAAGAAGATAAAGAAGTAGAAGATAAACAAGAAGTAGCAGATCAAAGATTAAAGAATACAGTTAGAGATGTCTTTAAAGAAGAAGTTCACCCAATTAATATTAAGCTAGATAATATCACAAAAGAAATTGAAGCAATTAAAAGTGATTTAGCTGATAACACAATTGGAACGGTCACAATGCTTCGTGATAGAATGAAAGCTATTAAAGATGAATGTAAACATGAGGGTTTTGCATCTACAAGTACAAAAGCAAACTGACATGAATTATATAATACCTACAAGAGTTTGGGTGGAAATCATTTTAAAGAATATGTTGATGCTTGGAAAGAGGAACTTGAAGAGCTTCCATCTACAGCTCCTTTAAAAGGTCGTAAGGGAAAATCTACTAAAGTAGCCCCTGAAAATAAATAATAAAGATTAGAAAGGAAATAAAACTATGTTAGAATGGATCGAATCTGCAAATCAAATCGTTGTATTAGTTACTAGTTTAGTTGGTTTAATTGGTACAGGTGTTGGAGCATTTTTTGCTATTAAAGGTTGGGTTAAAGCCTTTAAAGAAAAAGATGCAAAACAAAAATGGGCAACTATTATGGAAATTGCTGATGCTGCAATTAAAGAGGCTGAAAAGTCTGGCAAGTCAGGAGCAGATAAAAAAGAAATGGTTGTCAATTCAGTCAAAGCAAGCTGTAAAGCAGCGGGTATTGATGTAGATACATTTATTGACCAATTATTAGAATATATTGATCAAACAATTGCATTTGTCAATGACATGTCTAAAAAGACAAAAGTAGCTAAAAAATAAAGAAAAATATTAGTAAATAAAAAAGACTTGTATTATTACAGGTCTTTTTATTTATTACAATTAAATCTGCTAAATTATTTGATAAATGCTGAATAGAAATAGAGGAGATATTAAATAATGCGAGATATGTTTGTTAAATATGACAATGATGTTGAAAAAAAGCCTCTTCCACCATTTATTTCATGCGAAGATAGACCAAAGATTTTAGAGAGTCTTGATAATATTGCTATTGTAAGAGACGTTTTTGGTAATGAAATTGGCATTAAAGTCAAACATAACACAGCTTTTAATATTTATTTATATTTAGATGGTTATGTTGATGGTGAAAGCTTAGATACAGTTGTTTTAAATAGCCAATTAAATTTCCAAGTATTTTCTTTTAGACATAAATTAGTCTTTGAAAAGACATTTAATGCAGCAGATTATTATGATGCAGAGTCTAATTGGCTTGTTATACCAATTTCACAAGCAGAGTCAGAAATTTTTGATATAGATTCATATACCATTAAGGCTACTTTAGGTTGGCCAGGCGGAAAATATGAACTTTATAGTGAAAATGATGGCCTATTAATTTTTAGATAGGAGGAGCTATACTGTGGAAGATTTAAAGATTAAAACAGTGCTAGGAATAGTCCCAAGAAAAAAGCCACATGAACTAACTAAAATTATTCGTGGTGCAAGTGCTAAACTTGACTATGTTTTATCAGACAAATGGTATACTTTTGATACATTAGAGCAGGTAACATATACATTTAAACAAAAAAGAAGAATTATTTGGTTTAATATGTTTATTTACTTAAAAAAGACTGAAGATACTACCGTTGATATTTATAAAACTTATTATGAAAATGTTAGACAAATATCTCCAGATAGTTTGCAATGTCTTGGTGATTTAGTTACTGAGCCAGTTGAAAACCCAAAAGAAGCAAATTATTATGAGGTTGTTGAAATTACTGATGGTGAGAATAACTTATGTTATTTACTTGATAGCCATTTCTACTATACAGTTGATGGTGAAAATGAATATATCTCATTTATATTTACACCAGAAGAAACTGCCTCATTTTATCCGACTCAGCCAGGTGCAAATGTAGGATTTGAAATTGCACTTAGATTTAATACAGATAACAGAGTAGATTTAACAAATAAAGATTCTGTTGTCATAGACCCACAATCGCCTTTAATTGTTATTGATAGTTTATATAGCCAAATTAATGCAGATGGTGAAACTTGCAATGATGATACAGGTATGGTTGTATCAACAGATCGTAATGTATGATAATAAGGAGATAATATATGTCAGAGCTTTACACAAAAACCGTATGGATAAACAATAGAACAAAGCTTAGTGCCAAAAACATGAACCATATTGAAGATGGTCTTGAAAGAGTGGCAGAAGCAGTAGAAGAAATAGAAGAAAGTGGAGTTTCACATACTCACAGAAATAAAGCTATTTTAGACCAAATAACTGCACCATTTACTACTGTATTAGAAAATAAATACGATAGTTATGCAAATAAATCAACTGTCACTGTAAGTAAATCAGGTGAGTCTGAAGTTAGTGTTCAATATATTACAATTGATGGTGTTGAATACAAACTTGCTGGTGATATTGCAGAAAATTACGAAGAAAAATATGATGTTTCTTTAAATACAATTACTGAAACAGGCGTTTATAAAATTATTGATGCTAGAGATGTTCCAGAAGGAACTTCTACATCTGGTATTTTAAATGCAACAAAGTTATCAAATGGACAAACAGCTCAAGATTGGTTATCAACAACTAATCGTGCTGTTAGAATTTTTGATGAAAGTGCTATTGGTTTAAAATTCTATGTTAATGATGAATTAGTTTCACAAGGTGAAGTATTATTACCAGCTGGCGGGACTTATGAATTACAAGGTGATTTATTAGGTCATATTATAATTGGTGAAAGTGAAGCAGCTGTTAATAATCGTACAAAAATTATTCTTAATGGTGTTAATATTCAATCTTATGATTATGATTCATGTATTGAATACACTCCAATTGATAGTAAGGTTGTCATTGAAGTTGCTGATAATTCTAAAAACTATATTGTTGTTGGAACAGATGGTGAAAAAGACGATGATGATTTAGGCGCTATTCATTCTGAGAATAATTTAGTTTTAACAGGTGTTGGTTATTTAACAGTTATTAATACTAAAGGCCATGGCATTAAAGCTTCTGAATTAGTTATTACTGGTAACCCATATGTTTACTTACGTACAAATCATGATGCTGTTCATGGCGGTAAATTATTAAAGATTGCTGGTGGTTATTTTGAAGTTGATGGAGCTAATGATGCATTTAGTGGTTCAGCTGGTTCATCTGATAATGGCAGAGTATTAATTCTTGGTGGTACTTATGTAATTAATGCTTGTAATGAAGCAGCATTTGAAGGCAAGTCTGCCAATGGTATTAAGAGAGTTTTAAATGCTAACATTACATTTGGCGCTGGTGTTAATAAATTATTTAATGCAAGCAATGCAAATGAAGGTTTTGAATTTAAAGTATTTGAAGGTTTAAATACAATTGTTAATAATTCTGGTAAAGCAGATCCTACAACTGTAAGTCTAAAGACACTTGTTGGTCCAGCTAGATTAACTATTGGAACTGGCGTAGAAGCTACTGTTATTCCAACAGACGAAGCTGAAGTTGTAATTGCACCAGTTGAAGATACTGAATATGTTGCAAGCGGTGACTGGACAGGCAAAAAACTTATTTCAAATCCAGCTGCAGGTATTAAAGTTGATATTGTTTTAGAAGATTTCTATCATGAGCCTACTGAATTACAAGATGGTTTTGAACCAGCACCATTTATTCAACATAATGGCGATAAACGTATTAAATTCTCAGTTGATGAATTTAAATTAGCTTATATTGCACATGAAGGAGCAGCTGCCATTTTAACTTCAAAAAATATTCAAGTTAAAGGCAAAGGCGACTTATTTATTAAATGTACTAATGGTGAGGCTATTACTGCCCCAAATGGCTACACTGTTTTAGGTGGAGACGGTATTAGAAATATTACAAATTGTGCTTCTGGTATTACAACAGCTAGTTTACGTTTAGGGGAAGACCCAGATGATGTTGATGAAAAATTTGATTCAACTCCAAGCAAACGTGGGGTAAGTGAAACAGCTATTTATATTATTAATAATGCTAGTAATGAACAAAATAAAGATATTACGCTTACTACTACTGAACAATTAATTACATATGAAAATCAAGTTATTGCTACTCAATATATGACAGGTGCAGCAATTTTAGGTAATATTGTAAGAGCTGATTATGAAAGTTTATTAGTTGTTCAATCTGGTGAAGTTTTGCAAAAAACAGGAAATTCATATACTAATACTGCATTAGTCTATGTACAAACTGCTTTAATTGACATTGAAGGCGATGCCCATGTTTATGAAGAGCCATCTATTGAAGAATTAGATACAGAAGCTCCTGATATTGAAAGTTCAGCTAGCGCTTCTTGGGTTGTATACCACGGTGATGGCTACTCTAAAGAAGATGCAGATGAGAAATTTGTTGCTAAATCAACATATAATGCATTAGTTAATGATTTAGATGCTCGTGCACCAAGAAAAATTGATATTATCAATTTCTTAGCTGATGACGACGGAATTCCATTAAAGCCAAAGACAAAAGATCCTCATCCTGGCACATATGCTGATGGTAAAATTGATGCAATTGAAATTTTTAGATATGCATGTCCAGAACAAATTGATATTGATAGCACTATTGACCAAAATGGTGATCCAGTACTAGAGCCAGAAACACATAGCAGCTACATGAAAGATGGCCGTCAAATTTATGCTAGAGACGGTGATTCTGGTTATCCAGAAATTGATGGAACAGGCCAATTTAATTTTAGGCCAGTTTGAAATACAGAGGGTTATGTTTTAACTCCAATTGTCACAGATTTTTCTGGTAAACCACATGATGGTAATGAAAAACTTCCAGATAAATCTCCAAATCCAAATTATAATAAATGTTATAATAAATTTAAAACACCTTGGTTAACAGGTATTCCAGGAGTTCATAGATTCACAAAAGTTTGTAAAGACATTAAAATTGATTTTGAAGCTGTTGAGGAAGCAAGTTTACCAAGAAATACAATTACTTGGAATATAGTTGCGCCAGATGGTTATTTAGAAACTAATATTCCGTCAGTTAGAATTTTTAGATGTGAAGATCAAGCTGAAAAATATTTTAAATATTATTTAGGTGAAGATACATATCTTGGTACATTATCTGAAGACCTTATTTCTGGTGAAGCTTTATCATTTATAAAACAAGAAACTGAAGCTGGCGAAGACCAAGTTTGGGAAACAACTGGTATTACTTATAATAATGATACTGGTTATCCAGAGAAAAATGGTGGTAGTATTGTTTTCTTGCTTGGAAATCTTGATAAATTACCAGAAGGCTATACTGTTACAGCTTTTACTGATGGGCCAGCTATAAGTGATGGTAGTTATGGTCATACAAAGTTTGTTGAAAAAATTAATGATAATATTACAATTACTATTAAAGTTGCCCCACCAGTTAATATTAGTTATGATGATCAAGGCAATACATTAACATATATTGATAAAGGTAAGACAAAAGTAGCTTATGGCTTCTCAGACGGGGATAATCAGGAATCAGCAGCTCAAGGGTCAAATATTGTATTTACAATATTCCATAGTGAAACTGATACTGCACATGGCGGCTATGGTTGGACCGAGGGTACAAAAGATCCAATTACACAAATTAAGCCAATTTATAAACTCGATGGAACTCAACCAACTGTAGAAGATGTATATCCATATATTGCTTCAGTTACAGTCGGTGAAGTAGTCTATACTCCAGCAGATGCTATTATAGCAACTAATTGAAAAGCTAAGAAGGTTGAAATTACACTTAATGCTGCTATTGTAACAGATGATATTATAATTAAGCTTGCTGCAAGACCTGGTGAAAGAAATTGGCCAGCTGAATAGACATAGGAGAAATTTATTATGAGAATTAGAAATGTAATTGATCACATTAATACAAAGCAAGATATAATTAGTGATTTAGCTACAATTAGAGCTGGTGCAGAAGCAGGAGCTTCTGCAGTTCAGCCAGCAGCTATTTCTGATATGGCTACTCAAACTTGGGTTGGCCAGCAAGGATTTGCAGCAGAAACAGACTTAGGTAGTAATTTATTTACAGTCGCTGATGGATTTACCGTAGATATGCAACATTGCTATCAAATTGGACCATTAGTTTTTATCCATATAGTATTTCATAAGAATGCTGCACCATCAGCTGCTTCTATTCTTAAAATTGGCACATTCTCAATTCACCCACAACATGACCATGCTTTCCCAGCGACTGCATATAATGCAAGCGCTTCAACTACATCTAAAAAATTATTAGATAGTCGTGGTGTTTTAGAAACAAATGGCGATATTTGGTGTTATTTTATTTCAGATTCAACAAGTAATGCAATTTATGATATTGAATTCTTCTTCTGTGCAAATGATAATGATCAAGATGGTAGTAATATCTTTGATATTGGTCAAGCAGTTGATATTACTATTAATTATAATGCAAATGGTGGCGAAGGAACAATGGAATCAACTATTGCAATATCTCCAACTGCAGCTGCATGTACATTCACAGCACCTAGCGGTATGCAATTTGTAGAGTGGAATACTGCAGCAGATGGCTCTGGTGATACATATGCTGTTGGCGATTCTATTGAAGCAGACTTAACACTTTATGCAATTTGGGAAGAAGCTAGCGTCTAAACTATAAAATATAATATAAAATTAATATAATCAATATAAAAAAGGCATCTTTAATAAGATGTCTTTTTATTATTTAAAGCTTATTAATTGCTAAATTATATGAAACTTTGAGCAAAGGAGATTCATTATGGCATTAAATAATATTGTAGTAATTAATCGTGGTGATACATTTTCATTTGATTTGACAATCGATGACTGTGCGTCTCCAAATGGAAGATATATTTTAAAAGACGATGATGTGTTATATTTTGGTATTATGGATCCACATCAACTTTTTGAGAATGCTCTAGTTAAAAAAAGATATACAAAAGAAGACTGCGATGATGAAGGTAATTTACTTATTGTAATTAGACCAGAAGATACTCTAGATTTATATCCTGGAGTATATTATTATGCTGTAAAACTTCATAAATTAACTGATAATGAGACTGAATATGTAGATGAAGTTGTTACTGTAATAAATAAAACAAAATTTATTATTAATGACTAGGAGGAGACTGATTAATGGTTGGTAAAATAAATAAAAATTCAACATCTATTAGTGGCTCAATAAATGCTCCAACTCCTAGTACTGGCACTGTTTCAAGGCTTGGTGGCGGAACTGCAGACCATACAAAGTTATTAAATAGAAATGCTCCAAATCAGCATAATATTGCTGCAATTACTGGTTTACAAGATCTATTAGACAGTAAACTTGATTCTGAAACTGCTTTACCTTTAATTGAGGATGCTACTAATAATAAAGCACGTGGCTTATTTTATGACATACACTGTGAAATTGCTGAAAAACCATACTGATATTTAACCTCTGAAATTGATGAGGAAACTGGACAAGGGACTCTTGATTCAATTATTTCTGGACCATATGACCTCGGCCAAGGCGGAGGCGGTGGCGGAGGCGGTGGTGGTGTCACTGACGTCACGCTTAATATCGCAATTGATCCAGAGACTGGTGAACGTATGTGGCCAACATACGTAGCTATTGGTAGCGCATGTACTATTGGTGTTACTTGGTCATCTACAAGAGATGGCGAGTCTACTGGCCGTGGCACATTATATGTATATGTTAATGATAAATTAGTTGAAACAAAAGCAACTCAACAAGGTATTGTTACATTTGAAATTGGTGATTACTTAACTTCAGGTGAAAATAAGATTGAAATTAGAGCAATAGATGCTTATTCTACAAGTAAGAATTTTATTAGCTCTATTTCAGGTATTACATTAAAGTTACAGTCTAACTTTGAAGATGATATCAGTTATACTGGTGATGTTACTTTCACATATATCCCAACAGGTAATATTAGAAAACTTGTATATTTTATTGTTGACGGCGTTCAATTTGGTGCTCCTGAAGTTGTTACTACTTCTGGTGAACAATGAACAAAAATTATTCCACAGTCACTTTTAACTCATGGTTCACATACATTAGAAGTTTACTTTACTTGCGAACTAGATGGTGAAACAGTTAGATCTAATGAATTATACTATGATTTAATTTGTTATGAACCTGGAAACACTACCCCAATTATTGCTTCTACCTTTAAAGATAGTGCCCCGCAAGAGCAATATGTTTCATTTACAGTTAGATACAGAGTTTTTACTCCAAATAAAAATGACTCAATTGTTTATTTAATTTCAGACGGAACTTCTTCAAGCCCATTAACTATTGACCAAAGATATCATTTGTGGGAATGCCGCTTTGATATTCCAGGTAACCATACTTTAATTATTAGAACTGGTCGTGTTTCTAAGATTTTTAATGTTAAAGTTGTCGAGAGCACCGTTCATGTTGAACCAGTTACACAATCATTAGCACTTGAATTAAGTTCATATGGCCGCTCAAATTCAGTTCCATTAGAAGAGCGTTCCCAATGGAATTATAATGATATTACAAGTACTTTAACTGGCTTTAACTGAGTTTCAAATGGTTGGGTACTTGATGATGATGGTAATACTGCTTTACGTCTTTCTGGTGATGCTCGTGTTACTATTAACTATAAGCCATTTGAGACTGACTTTACTTCAACAGGTAAAACTTTTGAATTTGAAATTGCTACATCAGATGTTAAAGATTATGAAACTAAAATCTTTGAATGTCTTGATGGTGCTGATACAATTACTTATTCAACAAGATATGCTGGTGAAGATACTCGTACTAAAAAGTTTGCAGTTGAGTCTATTGACTTAGAGATGTTTACTACTAAGGTTTTAGGCTCTAAAGGAACATATGTCTTTATTTATGATGGGCATAACTGAGATTTAGACGGACTTTTAGTTACACAAGAAGCTCTTAGAGATGAATATGGTATTACATTAGAAGAAGTTGATTTAGACCCAACAGTAATTGAACCAAGCCATTATGTGATTGAAGATAAAATTACTGTTTATTATACCGTTGCTGGTCACGGCTTCTATATTACTCCTCAATTAGCAAAACTTCAGTCTAATCAATCGTCACTTTCAACACAATATAAAGAAGGTGAAAAAGTTAGACTTGCTTTCGTTGTTGAAAATCGTAATGATGGCTCAGAAACATTTAAGACAAGATTACTTTATATGTATATTAATGGTATTTTGTCAGGTGTTTCTAGATATCCAGAAGGCGATAGTTTCCAACAAACTCCAGCAAGTAAAGTTGCTAATATTACAATTGGTAGTAATGATGCTACTGTTGATGTTTATACAATTCGTATTTATAATAGTAATTTAACAAGAAAGCAAATTGTTCAAAACTGAATTGCTGATACTAGAAACCCAGTATTAAAAGCACAAAGATATAAACATAATGATAATTACAACGATGAAAATAAAATTTCATTAGATAAAGTTAAACTTCTTGGTAATCTTCCATATATGATTTTACGTGGAGAAAAATTACCAGCATATAAAAAAGATAGAAAATATATTGAAGTTGAGTATAGAAATCCATCTGATCCAGATAGAGACTTTACTGCTACACAAGCAAGAGCTGACGTTCAAGGTACTTCTTCTCAATACTACTATAGAAAGAATTTTAAAATTAAGTTTGAAGGTGGTTTTGAAGATAATAATGGAAACTGGACAGAGCATTATAAAATGCGTGGCGATGATTCAAAGAAAGAAAAAACTTATACATTCAAAGCTGACGTTGCTTCTTCAGAAGGTGCAAATAACGTTGAATTAGTAAGATATTTTGAAGACACCAAAAACTGGTACTCACCAGCTGAGCAGGAACCAGATACTGACTTAAACACTGCTGATAGTAAATTACGTATTCGTGTTGGTATTGATGGTTTCCCAATTGTTATGTTCCATGATGCTGGAGATAATAAGCCAGTTTTCTATGGTAAAATGAACTTTAACAATGATAAAGGAAATGAAAGAACTTTTGGTTTTAAAGAAGGCGACGAATGTTGGGAATTTGTTAACAACTCATCTCCACTTGTCTTATTTAAAACTGATGATTTAACTGATTGGCAAAGTTCTTGGGAGTCTAGATATCCAGAAGAATATGGCGATGATGCACATGCTTATGGAACAGGACCGGGAGAATTAACTAAATTACAACAAGTTGTATCCTGGATTGTCTCTACTAGACGTGATACTGCAACTGGAAACCCATTACCAACTCGTAAATCATTTGATGGCGGTGTAACATATTATACTCATGATACTGAAGAATATCGTTTAGCTAAGTTTAAAGGTGAATTATCTCAATACTTTGATAAAACATCATCATTATTCTATTACTTATACACAGAGTTATTCTTAATGGTTGACTCTCGTGCAAAAAACGCAATGCTTGCTTACTTAAAGAGCAGACAACCTGGTGATGGTGGTAATAAATGATTCTGAATGCCATACGATATGGACACTGCGTTAGGTATTAACAACGAAGGTCTATTAGTTTTCAGCTACGATAAAGAAGATACAGATTTACAAGAAGGCGCTAATATTTATAATGGACAAGCATCTATTTTCTGGAACAATCTAAGAGATGCATTTGGTCCAGAATTAAAACAAATGTATGCTGACCTTCGTACTGATAAGGGACAAGGTAAACCTTATTGGAGCTACGATAATATTGAAAAATACTTTGAAGACCATCAAGCTGTTTGGTCTGAAGCAATTTTTAATGAAGATGCTTATACAAAATATTTAGAGCCTTATATAAATGATAAAGATGCTACTTACTTAGGTATGGCACAAGGTTCAAAAGAGCAACAAAGAAAATGGTGAATGTATAATAGATTTAAATATCTAGATTCTAAATATCTAACTGGTGATGCATTAAAAGATACTATTATGTTCCGTGCATATGTTCCAGTAGGCCCAAAACCAAATATTACTGTTACTCCATACCAAAATATGTATGCTGCAGCACTATTTAGAAATGGTGATACTGTTACGCCAGTCAGAGCTTCAAAAGGCACACCAGTTACATTAGTAAATACAGTTGAATATGAAGCAACAGAAACAGACCAAGAAACAATTATTTATTCTGCTTCTCAATTAAAAGATATTGGTGATCTTTCCGTATTTAAGCCAGGATATGCAGACTTTTCAAAAGCAACTAAACTACAAAGATTACAAATTGGTAGTTCAAATCCTTCATATGAAAATCCAAACCTTAAAGGAATTAACGTTGGTGCTAACCACTTATTAACTTACTTAGATGCTAGACACTGTAAAAACTTAGGTGTTGGTGAGGGTGCTGATGTTACCCCAACCATTGACTTATCTCAATGTTATAGTATTGAAGAAGCTTATTTTGATGATACTCAAATTAAAGCAGTCAGCTTCCCTGTTGGTGGAAACTTAAAGAGAGTTCACTTACCAGAAACAATTACAAGCTTAACAATTAGAAACCATCCTAACTTAGAAGAGCTTGTTTTAGGCGGTACAGCTAATCTTTCATCTATTTGGTTAGAAGATATCCCATCAACAACAATTAATGCTGTTGATATTATTTCACAAATGCCTGATGGCTCAACTGTTAGATTAATGAATATTAATAATACAATTAATACTGTTGGTGAAGTTGAAGCTTTCTATGCAAAGCTTGCTAGAATGCAAGGTAGAGATGGTAAAGGCGACCCAACTCCAAAAGCACAAATTACTGGTGTTATTCATGTTCCTCAAACAGTTAACTTCCCATATGCTATTTGGAAACGCTTATCTGAACAATTTGATGAAGTTACAATTGATGCAAAGGTTGTTTGTACAGTTAACTTCTGGAATGAGGGTGTTTTACATGAATCAAAACTCGCTGTTTTAGGTGGTCCTGCACAAACTCCATCAATTCCAGTAAAAGCATCTACACAACAATACTATTATACATTTGCAGCATGGGATCAAGCATATGACGAAGTATTTGAAGATTTAGATATTAATGCTACTTTTGACCCACATATTCAACATTATACAATTAAATTTAGAACCGGTTCAAATCTTATTCATGCTATTCCTGCTGAAGTCGATTTAGAGTATGGTGCATTAATTCCAGAGCCAACACTTGATTATGGAACTGTTGACGAGACCACTATTAGATTCTTAGGTTGGTATACAGCGAATAATGACCAAGTAGACTTCACTACAAAAACTGTTTCAGGAAATATTATTAGGTTCCCAGAAACAATGGAAATTGTTATTTCTGCAAGATGGCAAGATATGAATGCACCATTAGTAGAAAGAATAACAGTACTTGCTTATAATAAATTTAGATTCGAACTATCAGATAACTTAGGTGTTACAGGATATGCTATTACTAACTCTGCAGAAGCTCCAGCTTTTGAGGACTCTGCTTGGGTTAATTTGCCTGAACCACTTACCTACTACTCAAACGAATATACTGTTCGTCATGCTGGTGAATACTATGTCCATGTTAAAGATGACACAAGCAGTTCATTTGAAAAAGTTACTGCTTATGCAATTTCATTAACACAAAATATTAATAATGAGGAATATGACACCTCAGAAAATATTGTTCAATTAGCTCTTACTGAAAATGATGAGCCGGTTAATGCTAGCTTTGCTTTACAGACTACTACATTAGTAGTTGCTACAGATTTAGATGAACACTATGAGTCATTATCATTATATTGTAATGATGTATTTGTTGATACTGGTACATCACTTTATGTAGCAGAAGACCTCAACTTTGTAGCAACATGCTATCCAAAACATTATATGGTAACATTTGATGTTGGAGACCATGGTTCAAATGTAGATAGCCAAGAAATTATATATAAGCATTTTGCAATTGAGCCTACCCCACAAGTTGATGGTAGTATGATTCTTGATAACTGGTCTTATGAAGATAATATTTGGGTCTTTAATTCATATGCTGTTTTAGGCGATATGGAATTAGTTGCTAACTGGGTTAACTATACAGGTTCAACTGATATTCAACTAGACTTACCAGTAGGAAATTTATTCCCATCAGAAGGCATTGAAGTGTCTATTCATATTTATCAGTCAGTTGGTAGAGCTGTTCAGATTCGTTGAGAGGGTGATAGTACTGACCCGAGCAATATAAGCAGACTTAATGTTGAAGGTGATACTACATTTACTCATAGATATATGACTGGTGGCGGCCACGCAGTTAAGATTTCAAGATTAGCTGGTGATTTTATTCTTGGAAAGAGCTATGACTATCCTTTAGTTGAACCAATTGAGTATGTTTCTGATATTACTTTTGGTTATGATATTGCTGCAACTAAAGAAGGACTTTTAAGAGGTGCTATAAATTTATATGATATTAAATTAAATAGATTTATGGTAACATTGGCCTCTAGTATGTTTGAGGGCTGCACTAATATTAGACATGTTATTATTGCAGGTGAAAATAGCTTAGGTGAGTTAGACCTTTCTCAAACAGACATGATACCAGAATCAGTTAGATTTATTGGCGATAATGTATTTAAAGGTTGTACTGCACTTGTGAATATTAGAATGCCTGAAAGATTAGCCTCTTTGGGTACTAACGTATTTGCTGATTGTACTGGTCTTCAAACAGTTACTTTCTCAGATAATTCTACTCTTAGTACATTACCTAATAATACATTCTCTGGTTGCTCAGATTTAATTAGTGTTCATATTCCAAATAGTATTACTACAGTTGGTGAATATGCTTTTAATGGTTGTTCGTCATTAGCTAATATTGTCCTTGGTCCAAATGTTGTAAGAATTGGTGCTTCTGCATTTGCTGATTGTACAATATTAAATGACGTAGCAATAAGAGCAACATCAATGGAATCAATGGGCTTAAATATTTTCTACAACTGTCCAAATCTTCAAGATGCTGGACCAATTGGTGGTGATTATGATATTAAATTTGGTTGACAAACAGCTATCCCAGCAAATGCATTTGGTGTATCATATACTGGTGCTTCTGCATTATTAGCAATTGACCTACCAAATACTATTACTTCAATCGGAGACAGAGCTTTCTACAGATGTACTAGATTACAGGCAGTTAATTCAAATAATATCTTACCAAGAAGTTTAATATATATTGGTGATGAAAGTTTTAGATATTGTTTTGAACTATTAGGTATTGATATTCCAGCTTCAACAACTTATATCGGTGCAAGTGCATTTGACTCTTGCCGTGGTTTAAGGACTATTTATATTAGATGTCCAAATAGTACATATAAAGTTACAGCAACTACTGGAGCATGGTTTGCTCAAGTAAGTTTAAGTATATTTGATCCATCAGCTGAAGAATGAGGTGGAGAATTAATTCACATTCCATCAGCTCTCTCTGATACTGACCCAGAAAAACAGACACCAAGTGAAGCTTATGGTGAATTCTGGAATTGGCACAGCCAAGAAATAGACTCAGAAACTGGAACAATTACAACATATACACTTGGCTATGAATGTAATCTTTAATTATAAGGAGTAAAAATTATGACAATTAATATTATTCAAACAATTTCAAATCTTTTAGATGAAAAGCGTAGAGTTATTAAATCTTCTACTGTTGAGTCTACTGTTTTAACTCCTGCACAAGGAAAAGTTTTAAAACACATTCCAACAGGCAAAATTTTTACTCAAGCAATTAATATTGGAACAGCTGGAAAAATAAAAGATTATATTGAAATAGACTCAGTAAAATAATGAGGTAACTGTTTATGCCTAGAATGAAAAATGAGCCAGTAGTTCAAGATAAATCACTTGACAGACAGCCTCATAAATTGCCACTAGCTGCTACTAGTCAGGCAGAAGAGCAACGCCAAAAAGCTTTAAAATATAAAGTAGAAAATAATGGTAATGCTAAAAGAGGCCCTTTGCCTATCTATGTACAAAACGCAGACATAGATGTTAAACTAACTGTTTTAGATGAAAAAATTTCTAAGAATTATTTACCTTTAGATTTTGATAAAAATACAGAAATTGAAGGTATAGATTTTAATGATCTATCAAATAAAGCATATGTATATGTAGATGACAATGGCACACCAAAAAAGATATTAATTTTATCTGCTTTAATGCATGAAATTAACTGGACTGACCTATCTGGTGATGCTAAAATTCAAATTCAAAATTTAATTACTAGAAATATTGAAAATAGCTCACTTATTGCTGGTAATAATATTTCTATTGAAGGCCGAACAATAAGTGCTAATATTGGTGTTTCTAAAGTTAATGGTGAAGAAGGCGAAATAACTATAACACCAGAAACTTTAAATGTTTATACAAAAGATGTATTATATACTAAAGATGAGTCTTATTCAAAAACAGAAGTAGAGGATGCATTAGAAGAATTAATAGTTGATGGAGGAGCTTATAGATAATATGAGAAAAATAGAAGTACTCCAATTAAAACGTGGAACAAAAGCTAAGCTAACTGAACGCCTTTGTGGTGATTTTAGACCAAAAGATGGCGAACCAATTTGAGAAGAAGATACTGGTAAGCTTAAATTTGGTGATGGTATTCATGACTATGGCGAGTTAGAATATTTTAATACTACTGATTTCGTTGTTGAAGGTGCTCTTGATGGCCATACACTTATTTATAATGAATCAGTTGGTCGTTGGGAATCTAGAAAATTTGTTGATGGAAAAAGTATTGATTTTGATGAAAATGGTTTGAAAATTGCAGGTTTTTCTGGTGAACAGGGCACAACACCAGTTGTTAATAATGGTGGATTAAACTGGCAACAAGCAGTTACTCAACAAACATTAAATGCTGCTGTTAGCCAAGCTCAAAATTATGCTTATGATTCAAGTCAATCAGCAACTCAAGCTGGAGCATCAGCTAACCAAGCTGGTAATGCTGCAGCACAAGCAGAGCAATTTAGAGATGCAACTGCTGCTTTAATTAATAGTAAATTCTGGTTTGGCACTCGTGAAGAGTATGAAACACAGATTTTAAGTCAAGGAAAATTAACAGAAGGAACAATCTATTTCATTAGAGATTATGATTGAACATTATAGAATATGCCAGTAAGGACTGAAAGTAATTTATTAACTAGCACTGATATTTATGGGCACAAAGATAATTATACAGGTGAAAAAACCGATATGTATAATATTTTTGGTACTACCCAAATAATTATTGGTGATAAAGATTTAAGTCAATTACCACATGAACAAATTGAAAGATTAGTATATGATTTACAACAAAAAGTATATCATAAATGTTTATTTCCACTTGATTTAGAAACAGGCGGTTCAGAAGATACTGACTTACCTGGCGGCAAGAAAAATTGGTTTCCAGGTTGCGATACTTATGGTATATTACTTTCAAGAGATGGTGCAGTCTTTGATAATGATAAAGGTATTGGTGCACCACTTGAAATTATTTATAGAAAAGATGCTCGTCATACTGCAACTGAAGCATCTGTTAAAATTTTAGATGTATTAGATGCTATTAATACATCTACAGAATGAAAAACAAGAATGAATATTTATTATCATGTAGAGACTAGAAATGGTGTACGTGGTTATATAAATGCTTCTTTAGTTGATAAAGTAGTTTATATTGCACACATATAAAGTTAGTTTTTAATAAATATTTGCTAAATTAATTGATTATTAAGTAAGATCACTCTTAGAATTGTAAAAAGGAGATAATATATGTCAGCTAATAACTTCTTATTAACTTTAGATACTATAGCACCTCGTGGCGGAATTATTGATCCAGCGGCTCAAGTTGAAGTCAAAGGTAGCATTCAGTTAACTATAAGTTATAACTCAAATGCCGATGCAAAATATAATGGCGCTGCCTATATGAAGGTATGGTATGATACTACTTCATCACCATCTTCAGTTCCAGCAGATAATGTAGTTCCTTGGACTACTCTTAATACAACACCAACACTTTCTTTCGCAAGTAATGGCTATTACTATGCTCACCTTGTCCTTTTAGATAATGTTGGAAATCAATCTCAAATTTACAATTCACCAATGATCGTTTCTGATACTCAAGCTCCAGTTATTAGAGAGCTTTGGGCATATGATAAAACAGTTCCAACTGGATATGAAGATTTACCTGGCACAGCTACATCATATACTGCAGCTTCAACATATACAGCTGGCACAGATTACTTCTATATAAATGAAAGTAGCCAATATGTTCCAGATTATAGTATTACAAGTCAAGCAACATTTAATGCTTCTAAAACTGAGCATGGAACATTATATACAAGGTCTGGTGTTGAATACCCAGAATATCAAAATAGCCATGTATATACTAATGAAAGCACATTTGGAATTCATATTAAGGCTTATGATACAGGCACAACTCAATCAGGCCTAAAAGAAGTCAGAATTACTGGTAATTTAGTTTATCCAAGCAGCCAAACATGTGTTACTATTGCAGGCAGTAGTTTTAATAATACAACAAATGTTTATGAAGGTGATTTAACCTTTGCTGGTGGTGCAACTCCAGGAACACAAACAATTACAGTTACTGCTGAAGACTATTCTGGCAATACTACAACATCTACTTGTACAATTATCTATGACCCAAATCCATCAACTGGTAATTTTGCTTTATATAGTGTAGGCACAAATGATTCTTTACCAGCTTATTTAAATTATAATTCATGCCATATGACATTTAAGATGGTTATTAATGCTACTGATGCTACAACTGCTGTTAAATACTATCAATTAGTCGGTGATATTGTAGATGCTGGCTCACCAGTAGCTTGGCCTACAAGCGGTGGTACACCAGCTAGTTCCGTCACACTATCTGCTTTACATATTAGTAGTGGCGATGGCACAAAGAGCTTTGGGGTTAAGTTAATTGATGCTGCAGGCAATATTACAACTCTTCCAACACAAACAAGAGTTTATGATGATACTCAGCCAACAGGTACTTTAGTTGCGTCAGGCGTTGAAGATTCAAATCATAATATTTGGATTTCAGCTGGTACTGGCATGTCATTAGCTGCAAGTGCTGTTACACAATCAACTATTACCTATACTGCAGCTGATGCTACATCTGGTTTATATAGTGGTTGGCCAAAATTCTATATTAGAGATGGCGGAACTGACTATGAAATTCCAGGTGTTATTACAAGTGGTACAAATACTGCAGCTGCTGGTTCATTTACCTTTGATATGACCCATCCATCAGATGTTGCAGCACATATTCATACTGGTGCAAATATTATTGTTATGAAGCTTAAAGATAACTCAGGCAATACAAGAGAAGCTACATGTACAGTTAATATTGAAGCAACATGGACACTTGGAACTCCAACATTACATGGATACTTACTTTGTGCTAATGAATTTAATCATACAACAAAAGATTTAATTTCTGCTACAGTTGTTGATAATATTAGTGGTGCTTTCTCTGAGCGCGACTCATTGCAAGTTTGGACAAATACAACACAAAATTCTACTACAACTTCTGCTTCACAGATTACATGGACAGGAAATAATCAATTAGTTGAAAGTGAGTCAATTAGTAAGACATTTGCTGAAGATTCTGCTTCTAACTATCTCCATGTTAAGGCTGTAAGTATTGTTGGAAACGTTGCTTATGCACACATTCAATTTAATGTTGATAAAACTGGCCCAACATACAGTGAAACTTATTCAGCACATGTTAATAATGCTACAACAAATATTACACTTTCAAATGGTAATGATAATTTAAGTGGTATTTATCAAATTAAGATTGAACCAGGCACTAATACTCCAATTGAGTCTGGTACATGCTCATGGACAGCTTATGAAGATAAATCATATGCTATTACATTAGGACCACGAACACAAGGTGGAAATCCTGAAGATGGTAATTATTCAGTTATTATTACCGTTAGAGATAGAGCTGGAAATGAAACTCAAAAAATAATTAATTGGGAATATGATAATACTATTCCAGGTGGTGCTCTTGTCTTAAAGAAAGCATCACAAGATGTTAATAAAGATGACCCATCTCCAGAGTCTTCATTCAGAGCTCAAATTACATTCTATGATTCAGCTGATTCAAGTGATCCACACTATGACCCAACAGATGATTATGGAACAATTCAATATAAATTATATGGTGATTTTGGTACATCTATTCCAACAGGTCAGTCTGCTGCAGCAAGTGCAACAGCTGAAAATGATGCTCAATGGGTTACAATGACTGCTAATACAATGACAATTGGTCCATTATATTGTACTAAAAATGCTAATGATGCTCCTGCTGATGGTGTTGAAAAGAAAATTTATCTTAAACTTAAAGATGATGCTGGAAACGTTACGCAACCAATCATGGTTTCATTCGTTTATAACCCAGTTACAGCAGAGCTTACAATTGACCATTTAAGTCATAATAGAATTAGCTGTGTCCATGCTAGAAGAAAAACAGGTACATCAACTATTTCTGATGCAACATTACCAAGTGAATATGCTTCAGAGACAGGCTCAGAAGACTATGCAGATAAGATTTGGTTCAGAGTAACATGTCCACAAACAATTCAAGAATGGAAAGTTGCAGCATTTGTTACTTATCCAAGTAGCCAAACAACTGGTGCAGCAATTACACCAATGTCAACACATGGTTCAGGAGCTAACATTTCAAGCTCATCTGGATATCATCAAACAGGCACAAGTGTTACTGAGTGGTGAGTTGAAGTTGATGGCAAAGACTATCGACAAGCAATTCGTGCAGCCAAGAATTTAACAGGTAATATCGATTCTGACTCACCTGAAGTTGATGGTGTGTACTACATTGTTGTATTTGGTAAGAACTTAGCTGGTGCTTGGTCAATGGCCGGCACTGCAGCTGAAGTTCCATCTGCCTAATACTAGTTATTAAAAATTAATATATAGCCGGGGCAGATATATAAAAATCCCCGGCTATTTAATTAAAATATATAGAAATTGTAAACAAAAATAAAGGAAAGGGTGTAATAAATGGCAAGTTATCCATTAGTAACATATACAAACTTAAAGCATAAAGTTATTACTGGGCTAAGTAATGGTAGTCTTGTTATTGGTGATGAAAGTATTACACCTGTTTTTTCTAAAACAACAGAAAATATTTTACCTTTCAAAGTTTCATTTGTTAGCCCATATAATCAAATAACTGGAACATTTACTGCAAACAGAGCTTTAAATGCTTTTGAGGTTAGAATTTCTCCAGCTGAAGAAACAAGTTACGGTCCTGGTGAAGGTATCTGTGCTTTTTCAATAGTTGGTATAGCTGGAAATACTTCAAATAATTTTATTATTCCTATTAATTCGGCCACTTGTTTATGTAGCCCATCAAATACTTATAGAATTTGTTTATTAGCTCAAAGTGAATTAGACTATTCTTGGGACTGCACTCAATTATATATGGTAATTGATACAAATACTTCATTTACTAATACTTATACTGAGGTGGAATTTCTTAAGTCTACTGGCACACAATATATAGATACAGGTCTTGGTGTTTCATCCTCTATTAAAGTAGAAATTACTTTATTACCAACAGTTCAAGGAGTTGATGAGCGCTTTTTTGGTGCTTATGATAATGGTATTTTCTTAGGTCAATTGGCTAGCAAATGGCGTTATGGTAGCACTTGTGAAAAAAATGACATTGCAATTGATTATGCAACTAAAACTACTGTAACAGCGAATGGCGCAGCTTGAACATTTAATGGAGTAGAAAAAACTGCTAGTACTATTGGAAATCGTGGTAATAGAATGCTTATTTTTGGAGCATCTTATAGAAGTGATGCTCTGTATGGAGCGGGTCGTTGTCAAATTTATACTTGCAAGATTTGGGATGGGGCTAATTTAGTTAGAAATTTTGTTCCTTGTATTAGAAATTCTGATAATAAACCAGGAATGTATGATAGAGTAAATAATGTATTTTACACAAATCAAGGTTCGGGTGAATTTTTATATGGCCCATTAAAGTCAGTCCCACAAAAATATCAACAAGTAAACTATATTGAGTCTAGTGGTAAACAATATATTGATACTAATTTTGTGCCATTAATTTCTAATACTTGAAAAATTGAAGCTGATGTATCATTTCATACTTCTGATGTAAGGCAAGCAATTTTTGGAAGCTATGGCAGAAATAATTCAACTAATAATTATCTATGCTGTGAAATAACTGCAGGAAATAAATTTAGATTAGTTAGCTATAATGAAGATAGAAATTCATCGGCTACTATGGCAGTAAATAAACTATATAAATTAATAGTATATAATGATGCCAATAAAGCATATTTGAGAATTATGGGTGAAAATACTGATGAAACAACTGATTATGTCACATTAATAGATAATAATAACTCAGAGCTACTATTTAAAGATTATAGAGATAATATTTTTACGCTTGAATCAATTAGGCTTTATTCATTTAAAATAAGTAATAATACCGGTCCAGTGCGTCACTTAGTTCCATGTTATAGAAAAGCCGATAATATAGCTGGAATGTTTGATTTAGTAGGTAATCAATTTTATCGTGACCCAGAATCAACAATTAACTTAGGTGATATTTCGGCTACTTATACAAACTTTAATTATAATACAAGTTATAATTTAGATAGCTGGGGCGGAAATGTTGGCACTGCTAAATTTTTTGGTTCAGGTGGGTATGAGAATGCTCCATATTATGCTTATTATAAAACGACTAATGGCACTTCTGGTGGTTCGTATAAAGATACGGCAGATAATATGACTATTGAAGCTGGTAAGAAATATACAATGTCAATTTATGTAAAAGCAAGTAGAGAAGTAGCCAGTAATAGTGAGTATCTTTTTACATTAAATAGACACAGTGATAATTATTACATTACATATAATTCTCAGGTTAACCTTACAACAGATTGACAAAGACTTACTAAAACATTTACTGCTTCTGCTGCCCAAGCTGGTAATTATTGTGTGAGAAATATTATTTATACAACTGTACCAGCCGATACAACAGTTTATTTTTCAGGATTTCAATTAGAGCTAAATGATCATGCTACCCCATTTGCTTTAGGAACAAGAGATTTTAGTAAAGGTAGTAACGAAAATAATTGCAACTATCTAAAATATACTCCAACTGATTATGATAGTTATGAAGTTCATTGTGGCGGGTCAGCACAATTTAGTGAATTGTGATTAATTAGTTGCCCGAGTAGTGCTAGAATACAGACAATAAAATTAATAAGGAGTATGACAGGCTTAGCCTTAAAAGAGGCCAAAGATTTAGTAGAAATTTGTCCATGTTGTATATATGATTCTACAAATAATCAAGAGTTCTTATTAGATAAATATGATGAATATGCAAGTCAATTTGAAGCTTGCGGAGCAGCTATTGAGCTAAGATAATATATAAGAATTAATATGAAAGTTCTGATAATTAAAGTCAGAACTTTTATTTATATTTGCTAAATTATATGAGTTTCAAGCTAAAAGGAGTAAAAGTATGGCAGATTTCCAAAGTAAATTCTCTGGTATTGAAGTAGATACAACTATACGTAGATTATTAAACTGGGCCAATGCTGGCTTCCCAAGTGCTTTTAATAACCTATCTAGCGGTGATTGGTCAACATATGATAATATTACTGTTGATAGTATTGATTATGCTGTTATATGGCGAATTGCTCCAACAAGCTCAAATCAAGTTTATGGCCTAGGCATAGATAAAAATACTGGTCGTTTGTATCAAATTTATAATAATAAAGGCACATATAGTGTTTCAAATGTTGGTATTGATACAAGAAATACAGCTGGTTCAACTAACTTAAACTCAAAATTATACTTAGTTGGTGCTCAACAACAGGCCACTGATGCTCAAACTTATTCTCAAGCCCTTGTTTATACAGAAGGTGGAAAGTTATATTCAAATAGCTCTGAAGTTGTTAACAATGCTGATAATCAAGACATTGATGGAAAAAAATGATTCGAAAAAAATACCGGAACATCAGAATATTTAAGAATTAATGATGACGGTGACCCAGATGAAGATGCTGATCGTCCAGAAAATATGATGGGTGAAAATATGCAAAGTGATCCAGACTTATTTATTTATTCAACTGGCTTTAATATTAAAGATGGCGGTACAGAGGCTAGTATACAGCTAAGCTTTCCAGATAGAAGCGGTAAAATGGGTCTTGAAGTTGAAATTGTTGACTTAACGGAGCTATAGTATGAGATATAAAGTAGTTGTTAATGGCGTATCCCATACTATCTGGGACATTCATCAACAATATGAAGTCTATTGTGGCTCAGTTGATTCAAGCACAAAAGATAGAGTAATATTAACATTTAATGAAGATACTCAATCATTTATTGCTAAAATTGAAAATCCAAGCCCAAAAACATTAGATTTATTCAATAGAGGCAAACTTGGATTCGGTATCTCTAGATGTAATTTTGGTAAAAAAGACCATTGGCATCGTGGTGGAGATAATATGAGCTCAGTTAATGCAACTATGAATGGAACATGAAGCGCTTCATATAATGACCCAATTAAAAATGCAAAGAAAGCTAAATATCATCCAAGATGAAGTCGTGTTGTTAATAATTTAACTAAAGTGACAGATTTAGAATATATTGAAATTCCAGCTAGCAGAATTCCAGGCCCTGGGCATCATGAATATACGCGTAAAACTATTGTATGAAACTATTATAGAGGATTATTAGTTTCAATTGTTGGAAACCCTGATAGTATTAATACTATGGAAAGGACCCGTAGCTTAAATTATAAAACTAATTGTAAATCTATTAAATTAAATTATAGTAAGTCTACTGGACGATATTCAATTCCAACACCAGGCGAAAGTATTCTTGATGTTAATGCTACATTAATCGGAAATAATACCTATCAAATATTTATTAATAATATTACAGGCAGTTTCTTAAATATGTATCAAAATAATTATTTAATGATTGGTGTTAAATATTATGGGCCTCTCTGAAGTTCTAGCGGTCATGGGAGTAGCTGACATCGTGGTTCAAACTCTTCAAATCAGCACAGAATAAGTATGGGGATGGAAAAAGATAATTTAAGTAAAAGGCACTATGGTCATCGAGTTCAATCTCAAACAGTACAAAACTTAATGTTTAATTTCTCGCCCGATTTAAATTTAGCACCATACCAGCATCTTACTAGATTAAGTGGCCAAGATGGTCATAGAACATATGATGTAAAAATTGATGGCACTTGTGAAATTTATTTATATTATCACTGCACAGGGCATAAAATTTGCTCTTTAGTTACAGGAATTCCATATAATACTTGGTATGAAGATCAATATTGAGATTATAATGATGAGTAATTAATTTACCGCGGATACCGGTGGTAGACGCGTGATTCACATTTTCGGTTAGGCCACGTTGGTTCGCGGCCGTATTGGTGGGGCAGGGGTACTTCTTTAAATAAAATTAAGAAGGAAAATGTGAACTTGCAGATATACATCGGATTCATATAGATTATAGGTTGTCTATAAACCTTAAAATAGACAAAAAAAGAAAATTTACGGAGGTCAATTAATGGCTAATTTACAAAAGATTATCAAAGTAACTCAGGCACAGTATAATACATTGGCCTCTGGAGGTACTGTTGGTGATTATACAGGATTAGATGAAAATTATCTTTACCTTGTTAAAGATGAAGGTATTGAATCTTTAATTACCAGAGTTACTTACTCACAATTGAAAAGTCTTCGTGATAATAAGCAATTATTACCAGGAATGAGATATCAAATAACAAATTATAAAACGACAACAAAAGCATATAATACATCAGCCGCTGGCCATGATTTTGATGTTATTGTTTTAGCCTTGTCAGAAGACACTCTTGCAGAAGATGCAAAAGCTATTTGGCATAATGGCGACAGTTATTTTATGCGTCAATATTTAAATAGAGCGCAGTGAATGACACCATTACCAGATTTAGCTACTATTGATACTAAATTTAAATATTTTATTCAATCCGGCAATGATCCACGAGAAAACTATGACCGTGGAAATAATTTTACTCAATTAACAACTGTAGTAAATCAAGATGATGTTGAAGTACCTGCAGTGTTAGATACAGCACCAGATGGTGATGATTTTTATGATTGCTATTATGTTTATGACGGTACATATCAATTAATTAGGGGCCAAAATGAGTTAGTTTCTGTTCAGTATGTAATGAATATTTGGAATAATGATATAGAGTATACTAATGTTGGTAATAGTAGATATAAAAGTAGTGATATTTTTACTGTTATTGATACCGAGACTAGAAATAAGCCAGTTTCAGCATCTTGGTATGATGGCGCAGATCCAGTTGGTAATAAAGAATGCATTTTATATTCTGTTTATGAAGAAAATGGTGAAACACGCTATTCAACAGATGACCATGGTAACGTTGCTCAAATTCGTAAAATGACAACTGCAATTCACCCTCGTTGAAATATAAGCGTACCTGCTTTTTATGGCAATAAGCATATTTGGTCAAATGAGCAAGACCCAGAATATGATGATCCAGATGAAGAAACAGTCGATTATGAGCATATATATGTATTTGATGGCCAAAATATTATTGATGGTGATGTTTATGATCGTTGAATTAAATTTAGTAATAGTCCAGACCCAGAAGAATTATATTTAGAGGATATGAATTTCTGTACATACTATTTAACATGAAATTTTGTTGATGCAGAGTTAGAGGAAATCAATATTCCACTTTTATATAAATCTGATGGATTATATAAAGGCTTTACTTTAGAAACTGGTGTAGACTACGATGATGTCTTTAAGTATTGAGATAATTATGAATTAGATGGCGTTGAATATAGCAGATGACTTAAATACTCAGGTAATTCTGGCAGTAGCGGGCAAACGAATGATATTTATTATTCATTTATTTTAACACAAAAAATTGTGGAAGATAATGAATTTACTATTACACAAGATCAATTAACAAATGCAGCTGGCGCTGCTGTAACAGTTTATGATAAATGGGTTGAATATTATCCAAATGGTGACGGCTGACAAACTAATAATATACATTTATCAACTAAGATGGTAGAGGCCGACATTAAAAATGTGCCTGTAGCAAAATTAGACGCCTGGGATTTAAAATATTGTTTAGATAATAATTTAGATAGGTTTGATTGGGCTGATACTGCTAAGGGAAAGGGTGTAATTTATTATATGAAAGATGAGTATAATAATGAGTGCCCATATGATTTTAAAAATATATTATTTACAAATGATAGCTATGGTATTGATAGTAGCTATACATTTAGCTCATCTAATAATGAAGATAGGTCAATATCAACTTGAGCTTGCTATAATAATACTATAAAGTCAAACACTTCTGGTATATCTCATTACTTGCCTCGTAATATTTTTTATCATTTTAGCAATATATATGGAAATTATATAGGTAAGAATAGCACAGATAATTTATTTATTAGTAATGGCGGTAATAGCACATATAACAATAAAATAGGTGATAATTGTAGTGTAAATAAAATATATTATGGTAGTGCTTCTAATATAATTGGTAATAGCTCTAGTAGCAATACTATTCAGTATAATGCCTATAACAATATAATAGGAAATAATAGCTCAAATAATTATATTTATCAACAATCAAGTTATAATGTAATTCAAAATAATGCTAGTGGTAATACTCTGAATAGACAGTGTAATTATAATATTATTGGTGATGGTTGCTATAATAACTATCTTAACACTGGCTGTGAAAATAATATATTTTTAGAGCAAGCGCATGATAATGTATTAAGCAATAATTCAGCATACAATAAATTTATTGGGGCATACAGCAATAATACTGGTCAAAATTGTAAGTATAATACTTTTGAACAGTATGCTAGGTCAAATACTATTGGTAATTACAGTGAAAAGAATACATTTAAACAAGATGCTAATAATAATATATTAGGTACTTATGCTTTAAATAATATTTTTGGGAATGGTGTTCATCATACATATTTTGGGACATCTGGCTCACAAATAAATTATGTTAAAAATGTTATAGTTGATAGCGAATGTAGCTATATTAACTTAACGCACACTTCAGATTCTGGTAGTCCAGGAACAAGTAATTACTTACAAAATATTCATTTACATATGGGTATTAATGGAACTTCTGGCACAGCAAAAAATATTTTAATTAAAAGAAATTTAAGCTATGAAACTGAAGTTAAACCAGCAGATGCAAAGGAGATCATTTTAGAATAACTATGAAATATTTAATGGGTTCAAATTATTTTTTCTCAAAGTACAAAGACTTTACTCCTCATGATTTAGATACAATTGAGCTAGTAAATACAAAAGAATTTAGGTACAAACGTATAATTAGGGGTCAGGGTAAAGACATTTTTCAGCTTAGAAGAAAGCCAAAAGAAGAGCTAATCCAAGATGCATTAAGATCTAATTTACCAATGGTAATTGGCAAGTTTTTAATTCCCGAATTTAATGAAGAAATTGGCTTTGTAGTTGATGATTTAAGAGAATTAAAACCATTAATTGACAAAATTGATGATAAGCATAAATATGAAAAAATTATTTATGATGCTTATTTAGAAAATGGCAAATTTGAATTAACACAAGAGCAAAGAGATGCAGCTTACGCAGAATATAAAAAATACAGAAGCTAATTTTAAAAAGTAGAGGATAAGAGAATATGGCAGGAACTAAATATATTGAAGGCAGTTTAAACGTTACTGGTTCAGTTACATCAACAAGTAATCCACTAGAAGTAACAGCTAATAGAGTTACTTCTGTTTCAGCATTCTCAGATGACAATCATTATCCTACAGCAAAAGCTGTTAATAGCGCTATCACCACAGCTATTAACGGAATTCCTGCATTTATGTTCTATAAGGGCACAGTCGGTGATAATGCTACGATTACATGAGCTAATTTACCTGCTGCGGCTACTACTAATTCCGGACATACTTATAAGGTAATTACTGCACATACTGCTGACACAAAATGTGCTGCCTGTAAAGTTGGCGATACAATTATTTCAAATGGTAGCACTTGAAATGTTATTCCTTCAGGTGATGATGTTGAAGACACCTGAAGAAATATTAAGGTAAATGGGACTGAATTTTTAGGAACTGGCTTATCTACTGGTGCAGTTAATTTTGTAAATGGAACTAATGTTACTATTACTACTGAGACAGTGAGTGGTTCTAAAAATATTAAGATTTCATCTTCTGACCAATATACAGGAACAATTACAAAAGTAAAAACTACTGCTGGAGCTCATACTGCTATTGATGTTTCAAGTGGAGCCGCAACTTTTAATATTCCAACAAAGACAAGTCATTTAACCAATGACAGTGGTTTTGTTACTTCTAGTGGTGTTACTAAAATTACTGCTGGAACTGGTTTAAATACTACAAGTAATGATACTACTACTGATGGTGGCAATATTACATCTACTGGAACATTGTATTTAACTAAATCCGGAGTTACTGCTGGCACATATCAAGGACTTACTATAGATAAATATGGTCGTGTTACAGCTGCTTCAAATCAAGGATATCTAACAAGTGAAGTAGATACTCTTGGTACAGTATTAAATAGAGGTAATACAGCAACTACTGATATTAATTTTAATAATAAAGATTGGTATAATGCAGGTGTCCAAAAGACTGCTTACGATTATAATACCAATCAAAATCCAGCCACACAATACTGGTGGTATAAAATTACTCCTCCAGCAAGTAATGCTTCAGACAGATATTTCATTGCAGTAGAAGGAGATGTTAATTATCCAAGAGGTAGAGGTAATTATATTTTAGATGTTTCTAACTATAATAATGGAACTTCTTATAATGTATCTCTTACAAATCTTGGCTCAACAAATAATAGTGATGGACACTTATTAGCTGTTGCAATAGATGGAAATGGTAATGTTTATGTGCAAGCAAATGCTGCCTGAACAAGCTATTTAAGATTTATTAGACATGGTGCAGCTACAACTCAAGCATATACTCAAGTAGGTAAAGCTGCTTTTGGCACTGCATCTGGTTTTACCTCATTAAAAATGATTAAAGATGCTGGTTGCATTAGATTAAATGCAGGTAGTATTGATAATACTGCTTCAAATACTGGACAAGCGCAAGTATTTGCAGATGTATTTATTGAAAATGGTACAAAACTTTCTAGTAAATATTTGACTACTCACCCAACAATTACTTTGTCATCAAATTCTACCTCTACTCCTGCTAAGTTATCTTATAATGGCACCTTTACGGCAATTACAAGTATAACACAAGATGCTAATGGGCACGTCACTAAGTTTAATACTGCAACATATACTTTACCTGCGGATAGCAACACAAACTATTACCATACTCGAGTATATAGCTCTGGATTAAAAGTTAGTACTGGTACTGGAGTTAGTGATATGTATATTCCAGATGCATCTACAACACAAAAAGGTGTAACTCAATATACTGCTGCTAACTTAAATACTTGGATTAACCAATTATCTACAGGAGATAGTGTTCCAGTAGATGCTGATTACTTCATCTCACAATATGTCGGTGGTGGTACAAGCACTACTACATTCCATCGTAGACCAGTATCAAAGATCTTTGATTATGTTAAAGGTAAATTATCAATTTCAAGTTCTAATAATACCGCACAATGGGGTAGTGCTGTTGTAGTTGGTACTGTTGGCGGAACTGAGCTTAAATTTACAATGCCTAACAATCCAGATAATAATACTGCTCATAGTCATAGTGCTGGAGTTGGTTTAACTGGAAGTGGAACTGCAGGAACAAGTGGTACATATTCATATAAGGTTAATCTTGTTAATGAAACAGCAGCTTCAAATGCAGCAACATACGAAGCTGGTGGTACAAGTAAATTCTATGCAGTTCAATTAGATAAAAACAACAAACTCGGCGTTTATGTTCCATGGACTGACACCGATACAAATACACATAATTCTCATAAAATCAATTCTGGATTAAAGTCTGACGGCACTACTGATATTATGAGTGCTTCAGCTAGTTCTGGTGATATCACATTAGGTGATTCTGGAGTAACTGCTGGTGCTTATGGGGATAGCACTGCTCAAACACCTAATTATGGTGCAACATTTAAAGTTCCTTCAATTTCTGTTAATGCTAAAGGTATTGTTACCGATATTGGTGAGCATACTGTTCAAATCCCTGGAAATGAAGCCAGCAGTAATAGAGAGTTAGTCACATATACTTCTGGTGGTAGCTATACTATTCAAAATACAAAAGATTATTTATTTACAGAAACAGTTTCAGGGGCATTAAATCTTACTTGTGAATTTACCTCCAATTTTAATTCTGTATATCATATATTCTTATATGTAGGAGAGTCTGTTCCAACTGTAACTTTAGATACCACTGTATCTGGTGGTAAGCCGATATTTTTAACTGATTATACTCTTTCAAATTTAAGTGTTTTATCATGCTATGAAATAACTATTATGGGTCGTTTTGTATATATTTATAAACTTACTTACCCAATGTTTAACTTCTCAAAAAATTATGTCATACGTTTTCCTAATACTATTACATCATATGATGCCTACCAAAGCTTTACTCCAACGCCTACAATGACTTCTGGTGGTAAATCTGTATCTACAGCTGTTTATATGAACCAAGATTTTGAAGTAACTATACCTACATCTAAGCCTTATACATTTACGACAGCTGTATTCAAAAGTTCAGATGGGAATACTACCCTTTATTCAGTACCTTCAAGGATCCTTAGTGATAACCCTAGATCATTTGTAATACCTAAAAGTGTAATAAGTAATGATATTAATCAAGATTTTATAATGAATCTAGGTTTTGTATTAGATACTTATACTTTAACAATACAATGCCAAGGTGATAGTGTTCCGCGTTCTCAACTTACTGGACACCTTTATGGTTATAGTATTACCCGTAGTCGTTGGGTAGAGCTAACTAATTTTAGTTTGAGTACGGCTAGTACAACTGTAACTGCAATTTATTATGCATATTATAAGCTAGAAATATCTGGATTAACTGAAGGAACAGACTATACAAAAACAATAACAACATCTAATTTAACTACAACTACTGCTTATGAGAGTGCTGTTTATTATAATGGAAACAATACAGGTACTAATGCCAGTATTACTATTGCTATTACAGAAGTTTCTGCACAGGCATAAGTAAAAAAATAAAATAAATTGTATAATATTGTATGAGAAATTTAAGAGTTATTCCAAGCGAAGATGCTATTGTTTTAAATAAAGCGCCAGTTTTAATAGAAACTGTTTTTGGACCAGCTGGCAGTGATATTATATCTGGGACAAGTTATAGCACAGGATTGGAGACTACAGTATTTATTAATAATGAAGCAAAACCATTTAAAATTACCTATAGTTACAATAAATTTGGGCCACTTTATACACAAACTTCGACTGCTGGGGAAACTATAACTATTTCTTTGATAATAGACCTAAATGACTGTGGATCATTGATGGCCGGTTTATTTAATACTAGATATTATACTACACGTTTGTATATTTATAGTATAACGCCACTAGATGGTACGACTTATGATGCTACAACAGCAGTTGTACGTTTTAGGGGGTACAAACCTGGTGATAGTGCAGATTTAGTTTATCTTTATAGCATTAACCAGACAGATAAGATGCTCTTTGGGGATAAGGAAATTATATTTAATATAAGAGATGCCTTGGGTCCAAATATGGATGGCAGTAGTTCAAAAAATTGTCATATATATAATCCACGTAATAAATGGATCATAAACGGTTATTCAAGGGCAGGTAGTAGAACTGACCCTGTAGTAGTAGTTGATGCAGTAGATGAAACAACTATTTTAGATTATTTATGTGGAAATGATATAATTATTAGTGATGGGGCTATAAATACTAGTCAGTATGTTTCAAATACTCCAATAGCTTGATCAGCACTGTTAAATTCAGTTTCTTTGGGGGCTATAAATGAAACAGTATGGGCCACATCTAAAATGACAAATGGTGCGGCTATTAATGGACAGACTTTAAGTTGAACAAAGCCATTAAAGCAGCTTTATTTATTAAATGGTACTATATATGATCCGTTTGATAATGTTACTATGACTCTTAGCACAACTAATAAGCAGATTACTTTAAGTGGCGGGTCTAGCGGTACAGGCAGTGATCATAGTACAGATACTTTTTCAGCTTCATTTTTATTATTATATACTGATGGCACCCAAGATAGGTTAAATTTAACTATGCCGGTAGATCATTATTATGATGCCCCATGTTTAGTTGCTGGTACAATAGTTAAGACACAGGCTGGAGATAAAAAAATTGAAGACATAATTTATTCAGACTTATTATTAACTTATGACGTATTTCGTGGTAAATTATGTTATCAGCATCCAGCATTCATCAAAAAAGAGCATAATACAGAACAGTATTTATTAATTACTCTTACAGATAATACAGAAATAAAAATAGTACGAGAGCATAATTTTTATGACATTAAAAATAAAGTATTTTTAGATATTACAGATTATAATTATGATAAGTTAGACCTAGACAATATTTTATTTATGCATATTAATGAGGATGGCAGTTTAGGCACTATTGGAATTAAATCTATAAAACCAATTGCTGATCATGTTACATTTTATACACTATTTACAAGTGGCACAATGTGCTATTTTGCAGGAAATGTTTTAAATGGAAGTCCATATTTTAATTTTTTAGGCGGTATGAAAGACAATGATACATTAAATACAAATTTAATGGAAATAGCAGATACTACAATGGGTCAGCTTCCATATCAGTCTTTTAAAGAAAATTTTGGTGCTTTATATGAGCCATTATATAAAAGTTGTTTATTAAACTATATTGGAATAGGCCTTTTGAGCAATCTTCATGAACAAACTAAAGAGGCAATCAGTGCGCATACAACTAATGATCCAGTTATTCGTTTCCGTGAAATAGTAAATACTTTTTGGGCAGATTTACAAACTTATGATAATGACCTTTGCTATCTTACTTTTAGATATAAGAATGGTACTGAGTCAAAAATACAAGCAAAATTTAAAGATACAATCTTAATTCCATTTGGTACATTTTATAATGTAGGAGACCGTAAAATATATCATAAAGATGATGCTTATATGGTTGAAATGAACACAGTATTTGAGGAGATATAATGCAAAAAACATTTATTAATGGACTAAACTTATTTGCAAGAAGTGTTTGTATTGTTAAAGAATCTAAAACGCAACTACTAAATGTACAATTTCATTTAGCGCATCATTGTAATTTAAATTGTAAATATTGTTCAGCTACTTGTTTCGATACTTTATACTTACCAAGCAAGTCTGAATTAAAGAAAGGTGAATGAATAAAAGAATAATCTAATGTTACATTTAAGTTTGTTAGTTGGTAAACTTCACAGAGTGGCTAAGCAACCAAAGTCTTTTTTTGAATATTTTCTTCCAAAAAGCGAACAAAAATATTTGCAATTTAAGCAGCCCACATTAACAGTTGGTATTTTACATTATAATGAATCAGTAAGTCTAATAGAAAGGGCTGTAAAATCTATTACCGTACAACATCTTTCTGTTAAAATAAAAATTTATTGTGATGGTGGCGCCGTTAAACTGCCAAATATGCCCGGCACTGAAATTAAATATCTTAAAAGACATGCTGGTCCTGGGTATGTTAGAAATAATTTAATTAAAGATTGTGATACTGACTATATTACCTTTTTAGACGGAGATGATGTATTAAATCCAGGTGCTATTAAAGTTTTTTATGATAGTATTAAAAAATATCATCCTGATTTGGTCTATACTACTCGACAAGAGGAGACTTCAGCAGGACAATACATCAAGCATCCTGATTTATTTTGCTTAACAGTATGTCATGGTAAAGTATATAATGTAAATTTTTTAAAAACTAATAAAATTATTTTTAGAGAAGATATAATTCTTTGTGAAGATATGTATTTTAATTTAGAAATATATAATAAAACAAGAAATATTTATTTTATAAATAAAAATACTTATACTTGAAAATATAATCAAAATTCTTTATTACGTTCACAAGGAATTGATACATCAGTAGATTCATCATATGTTTGTTTCGATCAAAATTTAAAAGCTTTAAATTGATGGCTAGATAACATAGAAACTAATGGGTATGTTAATAGTGCATTACATATTTTTGCTCATAATATTTGGTATTATAAAACTCAATTATCAGTCTATAATTCAGTAGAAGAGCATGATTATTATATTAAAAGATTTTTTACAGAGCACGTTAATAGACAATATACTAAAAAAGAATTAAAGATAGCTGATAAAATTGGTAAGCGACTAAACTTACTAATTAGAAAAAAAATTCCATTATTTAGCTCACAGTATAAAAAGTATAAATAAAGTAAAGCCTCTATTCGGGGGCTTTTAATTTATTAGCCAAATAAAGGCTCTTTTTTATTGTATAATATATTGAGGTGTTTATATGAAGACAGAAGAATTTAATAAAATTGTTGAAGGTCAATTAGAAAGAATTAGAAGTGTCTTAGTTAAAAAAGCAGATGAATATAATTTAGAAGAAGACCGTTTAGGCTTCTTTAAGCGTTCGGCAGCTTTTGCTCAAGAAACTCCTGAACAAGCTCTCTATGGGTTCCTTTTGAAGCATTTACAAAGTATTACAGACATGGTAATGAGTGGTAAAAGTTATTCAGATGATTTATGGAAAGAAAAGATTACAGATACAATGAATTACCTTTGTTTATTACTTGGTTTAATTGAAGATACAGGTAGAGCTAAACAAAAACCTGGCCCAAAAGCTCAAAGAATTAGATTAGTTGAGGAAAAGAAATAATGAGTCAAGAATATACACAATATATAGTAGAGCATAAAGCCAACGTCGAAAAAGCTTATAGATGGCTTTTTCAGCATAATATCTTAGATATTCATACAGCTAGACCCACACAAATTATAAATCATGATTTATCTAAGTATCAACCAGAAGAATACGATGCTTATGATAATTATTTTTATGGCACTAAAACTAAAGAAGTAAAAGAAGCATTTGATTATGCGTGGCTTCATCACATTCATCATAACCCGCATCATTGGCAATATTGGGTATTAGTTAATGATGAAGATGGAACTAAGGCTCTTGAAATGCCTGAAGAATATGCTATTGAAATGGTTTGTGATTGGTGGGCTTTTTCACATAAATCTGGCAATCTAAAAGAAATTTTTGATTGGTATAAAAGTCATAAAAAGAATATGATTTTACATGAAAAAACTAGAAAATTCGTTGAGGATTTATTAGATAAAATTAAAGAAATTTTGGAGACTGAAGATAATGCTGAATAAAGATTTTTATAATAAATTGCCTGGATTTGTTTGTGAGATACTTGATGAACTTATTGAAAAATATAGTGAAAAGTCTTGGTTTGAACAAGCTTGGAATGAATATAGAGAATATGTTTTAAGTGTTGAAGATATTTTTGACCTTAAAATGCCTGGATATGTTTTTAATAAATATGTAAAAGCGGAGGAAAAATAATGGCATTAGCAGACAAGATTTTTAAAGAAGAAGTAAATAAATTATTAACAGAAGGTTTTAATGATAAAGATTATGAAGTCAGACCTAAATGGCCTGATGGAACACCAGCTCACACCATTAAAACTTTTTGTGCTATTAGACGCTATGATTTAAGTAAAGAATTCCCAGCTCTAACACTTCGCACACAAGCATTTAAAGGCGTCGTAAGAGAGCTTTTGTGGATGTGGCAGAAGAAATCTAATGTCGTTGATGAATTGGGCAAATCGGCAGCTATTTGGCGCGCCTGGGAGCGTCCTGATGGAACCATTGGCAAAACATATGGCTATCAATTAGGAAAAGTCTCACATTACTCTTATGGCGATTTAGACCAAGTAGATAATTTAATTTATTTATTAAAGAATAAACCAATGGACCGCAGAATGATTGTTACTATGTGGTGTCCAGAAGACTTACATGATATGGCACTTCCTCCTTGCGTCTATGAAAGTATTTGGGACGTAACTGATGGAAAGCTTAATTGCACACTAATTCAACGTTCCGGTGACCTTTTAGCAGCAGCTTGCTCTGGTGGCTGGGACACAATGGAATATGCTATTCTTCAACATATGCTTGCACAAGTCTGTGGGTATAAAGTTGGTGAATTAGTTCATATCGTTAATAATTTACATATTTACGATAGACATGTCGAAGCAGTCAAAAAGGTCTGTGAAAACCCAGAATATGATGCTCCAACTTTATGGATTAACCCTGAAGTAAAAGATTTCTATGCTTTTACAGAAGATGACTTTAGATTAGATAATTACCAATCAACAAAGCTTATGGAAAAGTTTGAGGTGGCAGAATAATGGTTGAATACACAGTTGATACATTAGTTCATTTATATGATAGCTTAAATGGTCAGATTGAGTGTGTTAGAAGCGATTTAGAAGAATTTAATCATATTGGTTTTAGCCCAAATCTTACAGAGGAATATAGAGCTGAAATTGAAGCGGCTCATGCAAAAACAGAAAAAAGACTTGAAAAGCTTACCAGTATGAGAGATGATGTTGAAGAGCTACTTAATAAAATTTTAAAAGTAGAGGTCAATGAATAATGAAAGAAAATATTGATATTAAACAAAATATTGCTACAATGCATCATATAGAGCGAGTTTCCTTTCCTTGTCCTAAATGTGGTAAAGAAGCAGAAGCTGATGTAAGCATAGTTTTATCATCTTATCCTAGTCAATATAGCTATTATTGCCCACATTGTGGTGCTCATGGTTCAGTATTATGCTCAGAAGTTGACAATTATTGCTTTGATAAAAAAGTTTGGGAAGCCATTGGCTCTACGAGATTACATGGCACAAAGTGTATTATTTGTGATGAAGAGACTACTTTTGCAGGTGAAATTGACCACCCACATATTTGTAATAATTGCAAAGAAGCAATTATTGCTATGAGAAAGGCATTAGGCACCTGGCATGATTAAAGGTATTGTTTGTGTAGCAAAAGACTGGGGAATAGGAAAAGCCAATGGCTTACTTTTTAATCTTCCAGCAGATATGAAATTCTTTAGAGAGACTACAAAACATAATGTAGTAGTTATGGGGTATTCAACTTATCTTTCACTTCCAAAAAGACCTTTACCAAATAGAATAAATGTTGTCTTGTGGGATAAAGCACCGCTTCCTGTAGAAACAAAAGATGATGCTATATTCTTTAATAATTTTGAGGCATTGCTTAGCTTTGTTAAAATATTAAGTAAAGAATATGATATATTTATTTGTGGTGGAGCAAGTGTCTATAGATTATTCTTACCCTATTATGATGAAGTTTTAGTTACAAAAGTTGATGCAGAAGACAAAGAAGCAACAGCATTTTTTCCGAATTTAGATGAAGAAAAGTCGTATTATATAGATAGTGAACTTGGATCAGGAATTGATAATGGTCTTAGTTATACTTTCTTAAAATATAAAAGGAGATAATTAAATGAGAGATTTTACAGATAGCTTATTTGAAGACTTAGTAGATAATAATATTAAAAATCTTACTGATGTGCCTGGTGCTACAAAGTTATTAAATGATGTAGTGGCACGTATTTCTTTAGTTTTATATAATGATTTTAATAAATTAGCTATTTTTTCAGAAGATGGTTTAATTGTAAACAATATTTGGGAGTATAGTTTAGTTTTTAATAGCTATGAAGAATTACCTTCTTTTATAAATTTCTTAGAAAAATTAAATAAATATTTAACAGACTATTATATAGGACATGATTATAGTTATATACGTCCAGTAAAAGATATTAAGTCCAATGAAAATAATATTTATACTGAATGGCAGCTGGCTGATAATGCCTCTCAAAAAGCTAAGGATCAGTTTAATAATGTATTAAGTTTTATTGAAGATAAAGATGCTTATCTAAAAAATTTATTAAAAAAAGTAATAAATAATGATAAAGTAGAAATAAGCTTAACTACTACTACTCCAACAACTTATACTAATAATGATTTTAATTTAACTATTTCTATTAAGATTAACTTAGCAGCCTTTGACTCAGCTGTAAATATTTGTCAAGAGCTAGATACTGCAGACACAAAAGAAATATTAGCTTATTTAATAGCTAATCAGGCTAAATATTTTACAACTTCAAGTATTTTAGAATATATTAACAAGTATGTTGATCATAACTATGGAAAATACTTTAAAAATGGTGTCAGTTTGTTTCAATATCTGATTAATGCACTCAATCAAGAAGTAGATTTAGTTGTTGCAAATCCTAAAAAAGTAAATCCATTTAAAAAAGATAGCTTAGGAAAATTATTGCCGAGAAAATTAGTTACAGGCGACCCAGATTTAACGTTAAGCCTTAGTAATAATGAACTTACTGCTGATGCTAAAATTTATGGTGAAAATGTAGTTTCTCGTTATGAGACAAATCATATAAGCGATTATTTATTTGCTGTTCAACAAGGTAGCAGTTCATACTGGGCTATTTATACAAAAGCAGATAATTATAAAGAAGAATATAGTCCAGCTGAAATAAAATTATTTGCAGATAATAAATTAGTATTTCCAAATATTACTTTAGTTAAATTTAGATCTGAAAATAATAGATCAATTAGTGCAGATAAAATTTCAGATGAGCAACTTCCTAAATTTGTTAGTGTAAATATTGAACAACTTAATATAGAAGAAAAACTATAATGGCTTATTATATTAGCTACTTCCAGCAACTTAGATTTTTTGATAAAACTTGTATTCCAATTGACACAAGTTTTAAGGCACCGTATTGGCTAGATCCAAGTAATGGCACTAAACAATATTTAAATGAAAATCAAGTTATGATTGGCATTAAAGAAGAAAGTTTTTTAATGACAGAAGATGAAATTCCAGAAGAAATGTGTGCTGGTAGGCCATGTCAGTATGAAAATAAGTGGCCTCATTGTCAGTTTTTAGAAGCTTATTGGAAGCATTTACAAAAAATAGACTTCGATGGCTATTTGATTCCAGAATTAAATAGAATAGCTGAAGAGGTCAGAAAAATTACTCATTATGAAGGTGAGCCAAAAATCATTTTAATGGTTCATGAAAAACCTGATAATCCGTGCTCAGAAAGAGGCCCATTAATTAGGCTTTTTAAAGAGCATAATATTGAATTGAAGGAATGGGCAAAAGAGAATTCTGGTTTAATATTTTAAGGGCTAAAAAGCTCTTTTTTATTGTATAATAATATATGAATATATTTTTAATTATAATTGGTGCTATTTTATTGCTCATTTGTGGACCATTGTTTCTGGCTACACATACAGCAACTAAAAATCAAGATAATTGGAATGATTTTTATAAGTTAGTAGAAGAAAAAAATCTACCGGCTTCTGAAGATACTATTTACCATTTGGTGTGTAAAATGAATTTTTGGTTTATGCTTGGAGTTATTCTAGGTTTATTTTTATTAACAGGTGGTATTATATTACAAATAACACTAAAATAAGAAAGGAAATTTTATGAAGACAACATTAGTTTATGGGTTTACTACTGAAGAAATTGAGGCATTAAGCAAAGCAGGTAAAATTTTAGGCGAATTATCAGCAGCTTTTAATGAACCAAGTGATACTGAAAGAGCCTTAGATGAGACTACTAAAGGGTTAATTGCTGCTTTAAAAGATGTTTTAGGAAGATTTTAATTATGACAAGTAGAGAGCAATATATTCGCAGAAGATTAATGGAATTAGCTTTAATCGCAGAAACACGCACTTTAGATGATGTCGAAATGCGCGAAGAAGAAAGGCTTGAAAAAGAATTAGAAACTATTTCTGGAACCAAATAATGTCAGAAATTCATAGAAATTTAGAAGAAGTTACAAATAAAGCATTAAAAACAGGCGAAAAAATTGTAACTATAGATTGTCCATGCTGTGGTAAAACTTTTTATGCTACAGAAAGTGAAGCAGCTTATGAGCAAGCTAACCCAGCAGATACATCAAGTCTTGTTGGAATACAACTTGGTAGAAAATGTCCTTACTGTGGTTTTTCTGGCGGTTATATTGCTAATTCAATTAAAGATCAACAAGTAGAAAAAATGCGTGTTGAAATGCAGGCAGAGCAAATGGCCCAAGAAGCTGCTGATAAAAGGCAGGCTTCGTGGTCTGTAATAAATAATATGGGCATTAATTTTGTAGACCCAAAGGGAGAAGAATAATGAAAAATATTTTAGATATAACAAAAGGTCTTGGTATTCCTGATGAATATATAATTCCATATGGTTGGGACAAAGCTAAGATTGATTTAAAGTATAAAGAAGAATTAAAAAATAAAAAAGATGGCAAGTTAGTTTTAGTTACTGCTATTACTCCAACAAAAGCTGGTGAAGGTAAAACAACAACTACTATTGGTCTTCATGATGGTTTAAGACGAATTGGAGTTAACTCATTAGCTGTTTTAAGAGAGCCAAGTTTAGGCCCAGTATTTGGAGTTAAAGGTGGTGCCGTTGGGGCCTTAAAGTCAACTATTATTCCAAGTGATGATATTAATCTTCATTTCACAGGTGATTTTCATGCTTTAACTTCTACCATTAATTTAATTGCAGCAATTATTGAAAATTCAGTATTTCAAGGTAATAAATTAAATATTAACCCAGATAGAATTGTCTGGACTAGGGCCCTTGATATGAATGATAGGTCTCTTAGAGACATTACTGTTACAAGCTCTGACTCTAAGCATTCAATTACTCATAAATCAGAATTTGTTATTACAGTTGCTTCTGAACTTATGGCTATTTTCTGTATTGCTAATGATGAAGAAGAATTTTTAGACCGAACTGAAAAAATTATTGTTGCATATACTTTTGATGAAAAGCCAATTACAGTTAAAGACTTAAATATTCGTGGTGCAATTAAAAAGTTAATGCATACTGCTATGAACCCAAATATTGTTCAAACTCTTGAAGAAAACCCTGTTTTAGTTCATGGTGGTCCATTTGCTAATATCGCTCATGGCTGTAATTCTGTAATTGCTACAAAACTTGGCTTAAAACTTGCTGATGTAGTTGTCACTGAGGCCGGATTCGGTGCTGACCTTGGTGCAGAAAAATTCTTAGATATTAAATGTCAAAGAGCAGGTCTTAAACCAGATGCAATCGTCTTAGTTGCTACAGTTAGAGCTCTTAAACTTCATGGTGGAGTCAAATTTGATGACTTAGATAAAGAAAATGTTGAAGCAATGAAAGCTGGCATTTGTAATCTTAAAAAGCATGCTGAAAATATGACTAGATATGGAGTGCCTGTTGTCATTACTGCAAATAGATTTCCAAGCGATACTGATGCAGAAATTGCAGAATTAAAAGCTTGGTGCATAGAAAATGGTTATAGATTTGCATTAAATGAAGGTGCTATTAAAGGCTCAGAAGGTGCTGTTGAATTAGCAACCACAGTTAAAAAAGTATTAGATACTATTGAAGCAAACTTTACTCCTTTATACCCAATTGGTGATGAAAGCTATTCAATTAGAGATAAAATTGGCTTAATTTGTCAAAAAATATATGGTGCCGGTAATGTCGTTTATACTGATTTAGCTAATGAACAAATAAATAAATATCAAGATATGGGTTATAGAGGCTTAGCTGTTTGTATGGCTAAAACTCCAAACTCTTTAACTGATGATGCAAAAGTCTTAGGCGCTCCAACTGGCTTTACTGTTACAGTTAGAGAAGTTAGACTTTCTGCTGGCGCTGGCTTTATTGTTCCACTTACTGGTGCTGTAATGACTATGCCAGGTCTTCCTAAAGAGCCACTTGCCTGTAAAATGTAGGAGAAAACTATGACAGTTGAGTTAACAAAAGAAGAATTAAAGCTAGTTAAGATGTGTGTTGTAGATAAAGGTGCAAAAATGCTTGCAAATTATTATAACCCAGAAGAGCAAGACACAAAATTTTTACTTAGATGTAAAGAGCTATATCAACAATGTGATAAACTTCAAAAAAAGCTGGAGGCAATATATGCAAATAATTAAAGAATATGTAGCTGCGAAAAAAGAAAGAATTAGACATGATTTAATTGGGGCAACTCCACTAAAGATGGTTATTGTTCAAGTAGGTCATGTCCCAGCATCTGATAGATATGTTAGAAATAAAGCCAAAGATGCTAATGAAGTTAATATTGACTGTGAAATTAACAACCTTCCAGAAGACATTCCAGAGGAGGAATTATTAAAGCTTTTACAAGGCTTAAACGAAGACGAAGGTGTTATAGGTTATTTAGTTCAATTACCGCTTCCAAAACATATCTCTGAAGAAAAAGTTAAACTTGCTATTGCTCCTGAAAAAGATATTGATGGCTTCCACCCATTATCTAAAACAGTTCCAGCAACTCCTCTTGGAATTTATAATTATTTAAAAGACATGAAGTATGAATTCAAAGGTAAGAATGCTGTTGTTATTGGTAGAAGCAATATTGTCGGTAAACCAATGGCGCAATTATTATTAAAAGAAAGTATGAATGTCACAGTTTTACATTCAAAAACAAGTGAAGCTGATAAAGCATTTTACTTAAAACATGCTGATTTAATTGTTGTTGCTACAGGCCATGAGCACACACTATCTTCTAAATATAAACTAAAAGCACGTGCAATAGTATTTGATGTCGGAATTAATGTCGGAGAAGATGGAAAACTTCATGGAGACTGCGACCCAGACCTTCATGTAAAATTCCAGAGTCCGGTCCCCGGTGGTGTCGGGCTTCTGACAAGAATTGCAGTCATTGATAATTTAATAGAGCTTAGTAAATAAGCTCTTTTATTTTGCTAAATTATATTGAGGTTTGTGCTTATGGAATATAAAAGACTAAATTTTGAAGACTATTTTACAATTTGCTCACGTAATTGAAACCATATTGAAACTGATTTAGAGTTAGCAGAATATGAGCAAGTTAAATATACTTATAAAAAGCGTGAATTTATTGCTGAATATCAAGTAAGATTTGATGAAGCACGTAATTGTATTCAAGTTATTTTGCAAGAAACTAATGAACAATCTGATTGAATTGTTAATTTTAGTTTTCCAAAAAAGATTTATGATAAATTTACCTATGAAGGTGAAGTTATTCAGTTAAAAGCTCACGGTGGCTGGAGCAGAATGTGGCTTGCTCTCCAAGATATTGTTAGAGAAAAAGTCAGAGATTTATTATTAAAACACCCAGGCTGCTTTATTGAAGTATTTGGCTGGTCTCTTGGTTCAGGAATTGCAAGCTTAGCTGCAGAAGATATTCACTTTAAATTTGGAGTAAAACCTTATTTATATACTTATGGAAGTGTTAAGCCATTCTTTGGCAAAAAGACTTTAAATTATGTTAGAAGTTGTTGTGAAAAAGCATACAATTTCTATGATCATTGTGATGTTGTTGGCTACATGGTGCCATTTTTAGGCTGAGGTGCAATTAATCATTATAAAGTTAAATTAGAAAAGCATTTCTGCATTACTAAATTATTTAACCCAATGAAATATCATACACAATATCACACACCAGAGCTTTATACCGAGGTTGAGTAATTATGGAATTTTTTGAAGCATTAAAAACATTTATTATTGATACACGTAGTGAAGGCTTAAAAGAAGTTACTGGCACCCAGTTAACAGATGAGTATTTTGCTCATAATGAGGGCCAGTATTCAAAATGGCACATTTCTGATATTGCAAGTGGTCTAGCTATAGCAGTTAAGCTTCCAACATTAGCGGCTTGTAAAGAATGAATTAAAAATATTGATGATGAGACTTTAGCTAAGATTGAATCTGCAAAGTTAACTGACAAATATAAAGCGCAATGTGATAAAGTTGCAGCTTTTAAAACTAAAACAGTTGAGTCATTTGATTTTATGGAAGCTTTTGAAGCCCTAGATGATTTAGAAAAAGATAGTGAACAAAAGTTATTTGGAGATGAACTAGGATGCAGCTTATAGAGAGTTTACCAAAGATCTCAGAAAATAGGGTTATAGAGATTGTCCATAAGTGTATGGAGCAACTAAGTGCTATAAGCCCAGATTTTTTATTAACTACAGATGACTTTGAATTTGGCGGTTTATTCGAAGCTACTGGTCTTCAAGGTCAAACTAGTCTTGGACAAACTGATGGCAAATTTAAACAAGTAGTTACTTTCAATGCAAATATGTTTAGAGAAGGCCTTGAAGATATTTATTTAAATACCATATATCATGAATTTTTACATGTTATTGTAAATAAATATATGATTTTAAATAATATTATTGCTTTAGATAAAAATGGTCAATTAAAAATTAATAATAAAAAATTTTTTGAATCCGTAGAAGATAATAAGGGTCATGGCGGACTTTGGCTTGAATACGCAGTCAGAGCAAATAAAGTTTTAAATTTAACTATTCCAATTACACCTTATTGCTCAGATGCTAGTATGCAAAAAGTGCTAGATTCAAGCTTAGACGATTATGAAGAGCCAGCAATTGAAATTGTTTGTCAAGATTGTGGCGCCGGTAATAAATTTTTAACTGTTAATGTAGAAGAATTGCCAGGTGGATTTGGCCTACTTGCAATGTACTATGATACTGTGCATAAAAATATAAATCACTTCTGTAAAAAATGTAATGGAACAATGTATATTATAATAAGGGATCCAAAGTTTAAAGCATTTATGGACGACGCCTTAGATGCTCATGCTATGGAATTAATGTTGTATAAAATTACATCGCAGTTTGCATAGGAGAGTACTATGGACAAAATATTTATAGAGCATAAAGACTATCTCCCAGATGGTTGGACATTTGAAAAAATTGAAAAATTATTAGAAGCAAAACAATTAAAGCCGCTCACAAAAGAGGCGTTATCTGAAATTGTTTCAGAAGAATGCTTAAATATGACTGAAGATGAGTTAATGGAATATCTTGCTAAATATGAGAAAGATAAGCAAATAATTCCACCTCATATGGCTACTTATCAGCCACAAATGTCATATGCAGAAGGTCTTGATGAAAACGATGAATTAAATCAAGATTTTCCAGAGCCAGAAGACAAATAAATTGGCTAAATTAAATGAGCATATGAGTGCTCAAAACAAGATAAAATATCAACGATATTTAACTTAAAAGATACTGTAAATGATACTTAAAAAGATACTATTGCATTATTTATATTAAGTTGAATATCGCTCGAAAAAATTGAGCGATATTTTATTTTTATACACATTTTAAGACAAATATTATTGTATAATATTATGATTGAAAGGACGCCTTAATATGCAATTTATTAAAACAAGAGATGTTAAAGACCCAGTTAGAAACCAATTAGAGAATGCTGGAATTGATTTTTATATTCCAGAAAACAATGAAAAATTTAGATTATCACTTTGTGATAAAAATGCAACATTACGTATTGCAACATCAGTAGACGATCATGCTCATATTAAAGAGTATATAAAAGAAAATTTAAGTTATTTTACATATGATACCGGTATAATTTACATTGCTCCACACAGAGCTATTATTATTCCAACAGGTATTAAGAGTAAATTTGGTCCAGAATTAGCTTTAATTGCTAATAATAAATCTGGCATTGCAACTAAAAAACAACTTATCTTTGGTGCTTCAGTTATTGACTGTAGCTATCAAGGTGAATGGCATATTAATTTAATTAACACATCTGATGAATATCAGACTTTAGAATGTGGCACAAAAGCAGTTCAATTTATTCCACATTTGATTTCAACGGACCCAGTTGAAATTGTTGATTTGCCAGAAGAAGAGTTTTATACAGAAAAAACTAGCAGAGGCGACGGTTGGCAAGGCAGCACTGGTCTAAAATAGGAGGAAGTCTATGGTAGAAAATTGTCCATACAAAAATAAATGTAATGGTGTCGATTGTGACAAAGATTTTTGTATGCGTAAATATAGATTAGATTGTCTATATGATAAGTCTTTGTTAACAGAAAAACAACGCCAAGTCGGTAAACTTTTTATTGATCAAGATGGCACAGACTTACATGAATTTCAACAACTTGCAAAATTAGAGCAAAATATTGATAAGTTCGTTGAATCAGGCGCTAGTTTATATATTCACTCATATAATTGTGGTAATGGAAAAACATCTTGGAGTATTAGATTAATGACGTCATATTTTGATAAAATATGGTATAAGTCTAATTTTGATTGCCAAGCATTATTTATTAGTGTTCCAAGATATTTATTAGCTTTAAAAGAAAGTATTTCAGGTAAAAATGAATATGCTGATACAGTTAACAAACATGTTTTAGAAGCAGACTTGGTTGTCTGGGATGACATCGCTACAAAAATGGGAACTGAATTTGAGTTAAATCATCTATTAAATATAATTAATACGCGTATGGACAGTGGTAAAAGTAATATTTTCACTTCAAACCTTGGCAATAAAGAGCTTATTAATGCTCTTGGTGAAAGATTAGCAAGTAGAATATGTAATAAGTCAATTGATATTGAGCTACACGGTGCTGACAAACGTTATTTAAGCGTAGTCGGAGGAGAAGAATAATATGACGTCACAATTACAAGTATTAAATAAAGTATTACAAACTAAAGACTTTTCATTGATTGAGTTAAATAATTTAACTGAAGACTTCTTCTTTAACTATAAAGCCGAGTTCAATTATATTAAAAATCATTATGAAAAGTATCAAACAGTTCCAGATAAGTTAACTTTTATTAACGTTTTTCCGGAATTTGATATTATTGAGGTTACTGAGCCAGATAACTATTTAATTGAACAATTATATAAAGATTATAACTCAAGCTTTATTGCTATGAGATTTAATAAAATTAAAGGTTTGATTGAGGCTGATAAAACTGATGAAGCTGTTGATTACTTAGTTAAATCTATTGATAGCTTACATCAAGGGTCTGCTATTCAATCACACGATTTACTTAATGATACAAGCAGATACGACCGCTATCTTGAAAGAGTTACAAACCACGATAAATATTATATTAGGACTGGTTTCCCTGAACTTGATAATATTATTGGCGGTCTAGATCGTGAAAATGAAAACATGGTTATTGCCGCTCGAACCGGTATAGGTAAAACTTGGACCTTATTAATCATGGCTGCTGCGGCAGTTCAACAAGGCTTAAGAGTTGGCATTTATTCAGGTGAAATGTCTGTTGATAAAGTTGGCTATCGTATTGATACAATTATCGGCGGAATTAATAATAATGTTATTACCCGTGGCATTGATACATCAGTTCAAATGCAATATAAAGATTATCTTGAAAATCTAAAAAAAGGTATGTATTCTAAAGATGGTCGTGGAGCACTTAAAATCTTAACTCCAAATGACATTGCGGGTCCAGCAACTGTTGCTGCACTCAGAGCATTTGTTGATAAAGAGCACTTAGAGATCTTATTCATTGACCAATACTCATTACTTGAAGATACAAGCCATGCTCAAACTGGGCATGAAAGAGTTGCTAATATTTCAAAAGCAGTTAAAAATCTTCAAGTTATGAAGAGAATCCCAATTGTTTCTGTTGCTCAAATGAACAGGACTAAGAATGATGATGGTGAAAAAGACACAACCCAAATCGGTTTATCAGATAGAATTGGTCAAGATGCTACATGTGTTATTATGTTAGATAGAGAGCGTGAATATCTTGATGAGAAGAAAACACAAGTCAAAGATGATAAACTTATTATGGACATTACCAAATCAAGAGATGGCGGCACTGGTAAATTAGTTTATAAAGCTAATTTCAATACCGGAAAATTCATTATTTTAAACCCAAGCGACCCAACAGATGCAAGTCGTTATGAAGTTAAAGAATCAGCTAATAAGGAAGACGGAGTATATTATTAATAAATGAGACAACTTATTATCGACAATTATGTAATTAATAAACCAATTGAAGAAGTCTTAAACTTACTTAGACTGTCTTTAACTAATGGTAAATTAAAAGACATTGAAAATAAAGGCGATAATATCTTAGTCACTTGTCCACACCATGATGGTGGCCATGAAAATACTCCTGCCTGTAATATTTATATAGGCAATGATACGAAATTACCTTATGGCTACTTTAACTGCTTTGTTTGCGGTGAAAAAGGTTCATTCTTAAAGTTTGTTGCTGAATGCTTTGATGCACCAGAAAGCTATGCAAAGTCTTGGTTACTCAAAAATTTCGGCGGTGAACTAATTGCTAAAAATTTATTTATGGGTGAACCAATTGTCTTAAATAGAAACAAAGGCATTAAAAAGCATTTAGATGAATCTATATTAGACCAATATCAAACTTGGTGTCCATATTTACATCAACGCAAGCTCACTCGTGAAACAGCTCAAAAATTTAATTTAAGATATGATCCTAAGTACCGTCAAGTTATATTTCCATATTATAATGAAAAGGGTCAACTTATTACATTATTAAAGCGTAGTATTGACACAAACACATTTTTTATTGAAACTGGAATTACAAAGCCAGTTTATGGAATTAATAAAATTTTTCAAGATAATATTCATACATGTGTATTAACTGAAGGTTTATTTGACTGTTTATTAGCAAATCAATATGGTATACCAACAATTGCCACATTAGGAAATCCATCAGCTGAGCAGTTTGAACTAATAAATAAATCACCAATTTCAACAATATATTTGATGTTTGATAATGATAATGCTGGAAGGTCTTTTAATGAAAAGGCTCATAAGTATTTATCAAAAAGATTATTTATTATTGATGTAAACATTGTTGGTAAAAAAGATATTGGTGAGCTATCTTATGATGAATTCTGGAAATTTATAAATATTGCTAAGGAGACTTTTTAATGAAAGCTAAAGAAGTTATGCAAATTTTGCAAATTACACGTCCTACATTATGTAAATATGTAAAACAAGGTTTAATTAAGATAGACTCTTGTATTAATGGACAATATCGTTATAATGATGAATCAGTTTATAAACTTGCAAATAATCAAAAATAATATTAAAAAACATTAAAAAACATTAAAATTTATTTGCTAAATTATATGTAAGGAGCAAATAAAAATATGAAAAAATGAGTTGTTTACTGTCATCTAAATAAAATTAATGGAAAACGCTATATTGGCATTACAAGCAAAAAGCCAAGTTATAGATGAGATAATGGGAAAGGCTATTGGTCAAGTAGCATTTTTAATAAAGCTATTCAAAAATATGGCTGAAATAATTTTGAGCACATTATATTAGAAACAGACTTGACTAGAGATGAAGCTAAGCTAAGAGAGCGCTATTGAATTTCTTACTATCATACTTATATTAAAGACCCAGCTTGTCATGGCTATAATGGTACAGAAGGTGGTGATATTCCTTGAAATATAGGAAAATCATTATCACCAGAACAAAAAAGTAAATGAGAAACTAGTATTAAAAATAATGCTAATTGATCACACAAAGGTCAAAAACGTAGCTCAGAAGTAGTTCAAAAAATTAGGAATTCTCATAAAAAGTATTCAAAACAAGTTTTATGTATAGAAACTGGTGAAATATTTGAATCAATTAAAGCTGCGGAACGTAAATATCATAATAATCATATTAATGATTGCTGTAATGGTAAACGTAAAACTGCAGGAAAATTTCACTGAAAATTTATTAAAAACGACTCTAATAAAGTCGTATAATATAATATATGTGGTGGCTCACATTAAAAGGCTAAAAGATACTCATAAAAGATACAAAGGAGAAAAAACACGATGAGTCAATTTAATTACGATCAGTATCAAAATGTTGTTAGTAGAGCACAATCTGCTCCAAGCAGCAACGCCGTGAAAATCGGTTTCTTCAAACTTAAAGATGGAGAAGAAGCATTAGTTAGAATTAATGTTACTAAACTCGATGACCTTAAGTTTGCTACAGTTCATAAGCCAGTCTTTGGTAAGAAATTTGAAGGCTTAGGCACAGGCTTCACACCAGTTAGCTGTTTAAATGAAGTTGGTTCCTACTCAGATGCTTGCCCATTCTGTAAAGCTGCTGCTGAAGGACACGAAGTTGTTGGCAAAGCTGCCAAAGTTGTCTATGTTCAAATGTTAGTTGCATATAAAGATGCTTCTACAGGTGCATTCTCTGCTGCTGTCCCAGTTGTTTGGGAACGTCCTGCTGGATTCTCTAAAGAATTAGCAAGCAAACTCAGAGATTACGGAAGCTTAGCAGACCATGTTTTCAAGGTCAGTCGTTTAGGCGCTGGAAAAGATACTAAATATTCTTTAGATTACATTCCACTTTACGACAAACCAGAAACTGTTACTACAGATTTTGGCGCATTCAGTAATTTCGATATTACAAAACATTCATTCTGGATCAAGTCAGCTGAAGATTTACAATATTTCCTTGACAATGGAACATTCCCAGCTACTGAACCAAAACCAGCTGAAACTTCAAGAAACTTAGAAAAAGTTATTCCAAACGCAGCTGAAGAAAAGAAAATTGAACAAGCTTTAGGTATCACACCAGAAGCTACACCAGCGCCAGCTGTTAAACCAACACCTGCGCCAGTTGCTGAGGAACCAAAACCAGCAGCTGAAAGACCAGCGAGAAACTTTAGCGGATTCTCATTCTAATTAAATTAAAATAAAAGGAGACTATGATGGAAGGATTATTTGGAGCAGATTTTGATATTGACATTAAACAAACTAAGTCTGATGTCAAGAAATTAGTCAAAAAAGCTTCAGGCGAGCCGAAAAAATCGGCAAAGTCTGATACAGAAAAGCTCTTAGCTTCAAAAAAACTTACCATTGAAGAGCGTCTTGCGATTATTAAAGAAAAAGTCATTAAGACCTTAGGATCACAAAGAACAAATACAGTGGTTATAAGAAGTCTTAATGACTTTTCTGCTTATATTGATGCTGCCATTCGAGCAGGCAGAATTGATATCGATACTGAAACCAATAACACTACTGATGCAATGAGCTCAGAAATGGTTGGTTTATGTTTATATGTTCCAGGACAAAAGCAAGCTTACATTCCAATTAATCACGTCAATTATGAAACTGGTGAACTTTTGCCAAACCAATTAACTTATGATGACTGTAAAACTCAGTTGCAAAGGGTTTTAGATAATAAAATCAAAGTTATTATGCATAACGGCAAGTTTGACTATGAAGTTATTAATCATACTTGTAAAATTGCTGTTAAGCCTGACTGGGACACCATTATTGCTGCAAGATTAATTGATGAAAACCTATATAGCGATAAGAAAACTAGCTTAAAATGGTTATATGTCAATTTAATTGACCCAAAGCAAGCTAAATATGATATTGAAGGCTTATTTGAAAATGTTCCTTATGCTTTCGTTGACCCAGAAATATTTGCTTTATACGCTGCTACTGACTCAATGATGACTGATAAGATTTATCTTTGGGAACAACCATTTTTTGAAGGTGTTGATAACCAAAAACTTAAATGGTTATTTGAAAATATTGAAATGCCTATCGTAGAAATTACTGCGAAAATGGAAATGCGTGGTGTTTGTATTGACGGTGATTTTGGTGAAAGACTTAAAAATAAATATAATACAGAATTATCTAATTTAGATACTAAAATTAATACTATTTTAGACTATTTGAAGCCAACTATTGAGGCTTGGCGATTGACACCAGAAGCCAATGAAAAAACTAAGTCTTATGTTCCTAAAAAAACTAAGATGAAGCAAGAAAAGATTGAAGAAACTTATAATTTAATTGATGCTGATGGTCGACGTTATAAAGAGTCAAAGACAAAAACTGAACAATTAAAAGATCCAATTAATCTTAATGCAACTGTTCAATTAGCTATTCTTTTTTATGATATTCTATGTGTTAGTGAAGTTTATAAAAATGAAGACCGTAAAACAGGCAAAGATGACCTTAAGGGTATTGCAGAGGCATTAAAACCATTAGTTACTGAGGAACAACAAGAAGCTTTACAAAAAGCAATTGAAGTCGATGCAGTAGATGATGAAGAAGATTTGACTCAAAAAGACTATGACCCAGAAACAGTAGAAGATATCAAGAGTCTTACACCTGAAAAGGCAGCTATTGCAGCAAATCTTTGTAGTTTATTGCTTGAACGTAGAGGACTTACAAAGTTAATTACTACATATATTGATGTTATTCCAGATTTAGCACAACATTGGGCTGATGGACGTATTAGATTCAGATTAAATTCTATGGGAACTGATACAGGTCGTTATAGTTCAGGTGGTAAATGGAAATATTTAGATAAAGATAATAAAGCTGTTACTATTTCAGGAATTAATATTCAAAATATTCCATCTCATAACCCAGAAATTCGTATGCTTTTTAAAGCAAAAGTTAATGAATATACTATTAATGTAAAAGCAAATGAGGGTGAGATTTTTGATGAGATAGAAGAGCTTGAAACAATAAAAGGTTTTGCTTTTATTAAAGATATTGTTGAAAATAATCTCAGTGTTTTAACAACTGATGGTGCTATTCTCAACATTAATCAATATAGTTATAATGAAGATAAGAAAGCATATAGAGTTACATTTGATGACAGTGGAACTATTAATGCTAAAACAAGATATAAGATTATCGGTTCAGACTATTCAGCACAAGAGCCACGTTTAACTGCTTTTATCAGTCAAGATAAGAAAATGATAGATGCTTATATGAATGGGCAAGATTTATATGCAGTTATTGCACAATCTGCTTTCCATAACAACTATGAAGATAATCTTGAATTCTATCCAGAAGGAACTGTAATTGAAGAAAATGGACAAAAAATTACTTGCGGTAAAAAAACTCACATGAATAAGCAAGGTAAGGAACGCCGTAAAGTTGGTAAAACTCTTCAATTAGCGGCTACTTATGGTATGTCTGGTGCCACTGCTGGTATTAGACTTGGCTATTCAGGAGACCAGGCTAGGACTCAGGGGAATAACTTACTTAGAAAATTCTTTGAAGGTTTCCCAGATGTTAAGAGCACAATAGATTATTCAAAAAAATTCTTAAAAGAAAATGGCTATGTTGAAGACTGGGCCGGTCGTAGAAGACATTTACCTGAAATTAATTTAAAAAAGTATGATGTTCATCTAAAAGAAAACAATGAATTTGCTAATTTTAACCCATTTTTAGGGTGTGCAAATAGAGATGACCAAAATGATGACTCTGTGAGATACTGGTGGTCTGTTGTTCAAAATAGAATCGATGCTTCTCAAGCTTTCCAAAGTCGTAGAGCTGAGAAGGAAGGCGAAGAATGGACACCAAATGGTGAAATGAGTAATAAGGCATATAGCATAATTGCTAAACTAGCCTTAGAAGGCAAGCCTTATGACCAAAAAGATAGACGTGGTAATTATCTAGTGCCACTACCATTAAAACCACTCTCCCCAGTAGTTATTACAGCTAATACTGGTAAGATTGCTCAAGCTGAAAGACAATGCTTCAATGCTCGTATTCAAGGTGGTGCAGCTTCTCTTACTAAGTTAGCGATGATTAATATTGATAGAGACCCGCTCTTAAATGAACTTGATGCACACTTAATTATTACAGTTCACGATGAAGTTTTAGTTGAGTGCCCAGCTTACTATGCTGATCAAGTTGAACAAAGATTGCCTCAAATCATGATTGATACAGCTAAACCTTATATCAACGTCCCAATGAAGTGTGACCCATACAATGTTTCAAGATGGTATGCTGATGAAGCAGCTGTTGCTCTCAGAGATGAGTTTGAAAAATTAGAAAAGAAAAAGGTTCCACATGATATTGCTATGGAACAATTGTATAATATACATAGTGAGTTAAGTAAAGCTGTTATTGATAATGCAATCAATAATGGTGCTGACTTAGAGTTTTAAGGAGATATTTATGGAAATAAACGGCAGAAAAACTAAACAAATTATTTATTGCTGGTTTGACCACTGCTTTTTAAGAGGAACCGGTATAGATAAACATATTATGGCAGCTATTGATAGCCATGACTGGACACAATTTATAACTTACCAAGAAATCTTAAATAATATGGTTTCTGAAGGTCAGAATAATGAAAAATGGATCTATTTACCAGACCATGTTCATGTAGAATTTGAAGACGGTGAGTGGGAAATGGTTGATTTAACAAAAGAAATTTTTGAGCATATTGATGCTAATGAATATGAATGTGGTTAATTTAAGGAGATAAAACGATGATTATCAAAACAAAAGATTTTGCCGAAGTTGCAAATAAGATTAAAGAAGCAGTTAGCTTAGATGAAAATGCAGCTAACTTAGAAGTAGTTGCTAAAGGAACAAGTTTATTCTTAAACGTCACTAATAGAGAATTCTATGTTTCTGTTAAATATGACCTTACAGAAGAAACAAACTTTGCTGCTACGGTTGATGCTTCATTATTCTTAGACCTTGTTTCTCAAATCACAGCTGAAACATTCAATTTAACTGTTGAAGGCCCAGCTTTAATTGTTGCTTCTGGTAAAAGTAAATATAAATTACCAATGATTTATGATAATGATAAACTTATGAGTTTACCTGTTATTAAAATCGGCAATAAAACTGTTGAAATGCCAATTAGTTTTGACATTTTAGATAGTATTTTAAATGTTAATAGTAAAGAAATTGCTAAAGTCAAAAAAATGGAAGTCAACGAACTTCAAAAGATGTATTATATTGATGAAACAGGTTGCTTCACATTTACAACTGGTGCCTGTGTTAATAGCTTTACTTTAGAAAAGCCTGTAAAACTCTTATTAAATGAGAAAATTGTCAAGTTATTTAAATTATTTAAAGATGATGTTTTATTTAGCTTAGGCCAAGATCCACTTCCAAATGGAACCTCCCGAACTAAGATTACTTTAGAAACAGCAAATGTCTATTTAGCAGCTATTATTACAAGTGATGATGACTTAATTAATAAAGTTCAAGGTCCTTGTATTGCTACAAAACGTTTTATCTCTGAAGCTTATACTCACCACGTTGTATTATCTGCTAAAGAAGTATCTGCAGCCATTAATAGATTAATGTTATTCACAAAAAATAGCGTTGATAAAGCTAATATGGCATTTATTCAAGCAACCGTGGTCATTGATCCAGATGAATTAGTCATCAAAGATAAGTTTGGTAATATGGAAACTGTTACTGTCGAAAACGGTAGTTATGTTGATGAAAGCTATACAATGGACATTAACTTAGCTGATGTTAAATTAATTACTGATTCATGCAAGGGTGAGCATGTTACAATGAATTGTGGTAATCATAAGTCTGTTGTATTTGTCCGTGGAAATATCAGCAACTTAGTTCCTGAATGCAAGAAAGACTAATCATGAGTAATTCAGTTTACGGAAAGAAATTTGAACAAAAATTCAAGGCTGACTGGAGGAAGTGCTTCCCAGGCACTTTCCTTTTTAGGTTAAGCGACCAAGTTTCTGGCTATAAAACTACTTCACAAAACCCATGTGACTTCTTAGCAATGAATAATGGGTATTTGTGAATGCTTGAATGCAAAGAAACTAATGAAGGAACAATTAACTTTGCTAAAATACCACAACTTGATAGGACAGAAGGTTTAAAAGACTTTATTGGACTTAAAGATGTTCAGCCGTATGTTATAGTCTGGTTCAGAAAGTTTGATAAAGTTATTGCGGTTCCAGCTGCAGAAGCTTTAAGAATAAAAAAAGACGGTCATGCTTCAATAAGTTTAAAAATGCTTGAAGATAAATCGTATTATATAATAGAACTACCGTCTGTGAAACTAAGGACATTCTTAGATACAGACTATACATATTTAGTAAAGGAGGAAGTTCTCAATGAATGCAAAGCTCGAAAATGCTTTAACTAATGTAGAAACAACTTATGGCGAATTAGTAGAAATTGCTAATAGCATGTTAAAACCACTATTTGACCCGATTAATCAGTTAGTTACTACAATTAATTCAACAATTAATGCTTTATCTATTGAACAAATCAGAGATTATATCTTACAGCTTCAATTAAAAGCATTTGAAATCAGTGAAACAAAAGAAAAAGCAGCCTTAAAAGCTGAATTAGCAGAAACTTTACAAAAAGAAAAGTTTGCTGTTAGTTTTAATAGTTTAGAAGGTTCAGCTGCTGTTAAAGAAAAGCTTGCTTTAGTTGAGGCTTCGCCTGAAGCAGTCTCAGAAACATTATACAATTTAGTTGCTAATTTACTCAAAACTAAGCTTGATCAGTTACACCGTTTAGTTGATGCTTTGAAGAGTGTTTTAATGAGTAGAATGCAAGAAACTAAATTTATGAATATTGGCTCTTCTGGAGACATTCCTCCAACAGCAGGCCAAACATATCAAAATCCGACTAAGTTTTAATTATGACTAAAGAAAAATTTTTAGAATTATTAGCTCAAGCAAAAGAAGACGAAGAAGGTAGATTATATATAGACGGTAAGTATGATAATAAAATCTACTTTGGAACAATAACAACTATTTGTGAAGACATTTTTGATGAGCATGGTTGTGAAGACGATGAAATTTATGATAGGCATTGGTGGAATGATGACACATTAGAATGCTATATAATAAAAAATGAAAGGAATTAATTATGGCGAGTATTAAAGATGTTGTTAAACAATTAAATAAAGATTATAAAGATGATAACTTAGCTATTATCAGCAATATTAGACCAGAATATAAGAGATTAGCTTCTGGCGCATTAGGCATGGACTATGTTTTATTTGGTGGTCTTCCAGAAGGTAGACTTTGTGTTTATTCAGGACTTCCACATTCAGGTAAAACAACTGCTGCCTGCGCTGAATTAGGTGCTTATCAAAGAAAATATCCAGAAAAGACCTGTGTTTACGTTGATGTTGAGCACTCGTTAGACCTTAAATTCCAAGCTTTAATGAATGGTATTGATTTATCTAAACTTTACTATGTTAGCCCAAATGGCTTATCTGGTCAACAAGTATTAGATATGATCATTGAATTCCAAAAAGCTGACGATATTGGTATGATTATTTTGGACTCACTTCCAGCACTAATTCCAGCTGCTGTTTTAGAAAATGATTTAACTAAAGACTCTGGTATGAGAGCAACTATGGCTAAACCTTTATACCCATTCTGCGCTTCTATGGCAGATATGGTTGCAGCTAAAGGTAATATCTTAATTATGATTAACCAAGTCAGAGATGATGGTAAGACATTCACCGGTATTCAAAAATGGAAAGAGCCATGTGGTGGTGCTCCTGGATTCTATTCTTCAGTATCTGTTAGATTTGGTACAAGAAAATGGGTTCAAGGCGACAATATGGACGCTTGTGGTTCAACTAATGGTGAAGGTGCTGACGGTTTCAGACTTCAATTCAAAATTATGAAGAATAAAACAGCTCCATGTAATAGAGGTGGTGGTTTCATCACTTATAGATATGCTACTGGTTTAGACTGGGTTAATGACTTACTTGAAATTGCCTTAGCTTTTGACTTTATTCACAGAGTTAATAACGTCACTTATGAATTAATTAATTTAGAAACTGGTGAGTTATATTCTGATGAAAATGGCACTCCATTAAGAGGTAAGAAACAAGACTTAATTGATTATATTAAATCAAATATTGCTTTCCAAAATGAATATCTTGCCATGTTAAATAGATATATTGGTGCTTCTGATGATACTTATGGTTCACTTCTTGATGAACGTGCAGCAGCTGAAATTGATAATCAAGAAGCAGTTGTTGAGGTTTCTGAATAATGTATACAACAGGCTTGACTGAACAAGAAAAAGAAAGCTTAATCAAATATATTTGTACTCAAGGTAGACTTGTTATAAAAGATGGGCATAAAGTATTTGAATTCTTTAATACAGAGCTAGATGTAGAAAGTCAATTTACTGCTGGCCATTTATTAGCAAAAGCTATGCATAATATTTTTAATCAACTAAATGGGGTAGAATAATGGCTATTGGTCATAAAGAAAGAATTAAAGAAGGTCAGAAACCAACTCCTACAAGAGTCTATTCAAAAAAACAAGAAACTGCTATTGCTAAGGCTACTGGTGGACAAAGGACTCCAAATAGTGGTGCAACTACCTGGTCCAAGGGTGATGTATTAACAGAGCAATTCTTGTTAGAAGCAAAAACTAAAACGACCCATTCTGATTCAATTAAGATCAACAAAGAATGGTTTGAGAAAAATAAACAAGAAATGGCGTTTATGGGAAAACCACATTCTGCCATTGTCTTCAATTTTGGCCCAGGTGAAGAGAATCATTATATAATTGATGAATACCTTTTCTTGGAATTATTAGAATATTTAAAAGATAAAGAATAACGATAAAACTAATAAAAATGGGCCAAAACACTGGCCCTTTTATTGTATAATATAAAGTAGAAATATGCGAGATCTTATTAGAAACCAATTAAAACAATGTAATTATGCGGACTTATCACACTTTGATGAGACGACAGGTGTTTTTAATATTCCAAAATATTCTAAACCAAAGTTTGATATTGGTAAAATGTATATTATTCAGGTTGCTAATGAATTAGTAGACAATAATAATTCAGTAATAGCAGCAAATTGGAACAGCGGAACTTCACCAAAAAGTCCATTTTTAAAAATATACGTTTCTAAAATGGTTGGAAAAATGATATATGTAGATAGTTTGGTATTCAACATGGAAACTAAATCTGATACGAGTATCATGTGGTCTGGCTGGCTTCCAACTGAACAAATTACACAAATAGCCACATTTTAAGGAGAACTATTATGGGACAATCATTAGCTGTTAAATATCGTCCAAAAACACTTGAAGATGTCTGTGGACAAAGTATTACCGTTAAAATCTTAGAGAAAGCAATCGAGCAAAAGAATTTTAAACATGCTTATCTTTTTGCTGGTGATTCTGGGTGTGGTAAAACAACCTGTGCTCGTGCATTTGCTAATGCTATTAATCAAGGCTTAGGCCAACCTATTGAATTAGACGCCGCAAGCCAACGTGATATTGAAACAATTAGAGCTATTACAAACTCAGCTAATGAAAGAAGTTTAGATAGTGAATATAAAGTATTTATCATTGATGAATGTCAATCTTATACAATTGTTCAATGGCAAGCATTTTTAAAAGCTATTGAAGAAACTCCTGAATATGCTATTTTCATGTTTTGCACGACTGAGCCAAATAAGCTTCCAGCCACAATCTTAAACCGTATTCAACGTTATAATATTACAAAAATTGACGCTGAAACCATTAAGAATAGACTAATTTATATTTGTGAGCAAGAAGGCTTTACTAATTATGAAGCAACTTGTGATTTAATTAGCAAGATTTCTAATGGTTGTATGCGTGATGCTATTATGAAGCTTGAACAATGCTCTAATTATTCAAAAGATCTTAGCCCAGAAAATGCTAAGCTTATTTTGGCAGATATTTCTTATGAAGCAATGTTTAGATTAACTGTTGCTTTACAAGATAAGCAAGAAAACCAAGTTTTAGAGATTATTGAAAAGCTCTATAATAGTGGCAATGATTTAAAGACATTTATTAATTCATATTTAGAATTCATTTTAGATTTAACTAAATATATTTTATTCAAAAATATGCAATTAACTAACATTCCTGCTTACTTAGAGCCAGCTGTTAAGCAAACCATTCAAATTAATGATAGCTTAAACTGGTTTAAGGCTTTTGCTGACTTACTACTTAACATCAAAACTGAAATTAAATATGATACTTCTTATAAGTCAACAATTGAAGCATACTTATTGAGGGCCTGTAGATAATGAATTTAGTTATCGGACAAGAAAAATTAGTTAAAGCTTTAGAAGGCTATACTTTAGAGACCGCCCCTAAAACCATATTATTTTTGGGACAAAGTGGTTGTGGTAAATCTTGGATCGCCAATGCTTTTGCTAAACAATTAGATTTAGAAGTTGTTTTAGTAAAGCCTGATTCTACAGCTGAAAAACTTATTGAATATTACCAATGTCCAATTAATAAGATGTATTTAATTGATTTAAAAGACATTGCCGAAAAAGACCAAAATAAGTTTTTAAAGTTTATTGAAGAGCCTTCTAAAACTATGCATATCATCTTAATGGCTGAATCTACGGTTGGAATTTTGCCAACTATTTTAAATAGATGTGTTAAGTATGTTTTTGAGCCTTATACTTCAGAGCAATTAAAGCAATTTGATTGGGCTGTAAATTGTAGTGAAGAAATAGCTTATGAAATATGTAAAACACCTGGTCAATTATTAGAGCTTTCTGCTGATAACTTAGATCAAGCTCTTAATTTATGTAGAGCAGTTATAGGGTCAATAGATAGAGCAAATTATGCAAACACATTAAGTATCATTACTAAGATTAATGTTAAAGATGACGCCAAAAAAATTGACTTTAAGTTATTCTTTGACTTAATGACTTATGCTGCATTTGATGACTATAAGAAAAACAATAATGAATTAAGTTTTAAGATCTATTTATATACTATTAGACAACAAGCAAAAGCATTAAATGTCAATGTTGCAAAAGAAGCATTTTTATTAAACTATTTAGATAATATTTGGAGGTTAGCAAGATAATGACTTTAATTGATTTAAAGAAAAGTATTGAAGCTCAAAATATTCCAGATGATTTTATTATCTTTCTTTGTAGTGAAAATAGTTTCATTGCAGACCAATACGTTGATGCTATTTGTGAAATAAACAATTTAGTTAAAACCAGAATTAATACACTTCAAGACCAGGCTTCTGCTTTATCATTAGTCTTAGGTTCAACTGATGAATTGAAAGTCATGAAAGTTGATACCTTTGAAGAGGTTTTAATTGATTATTCAAGCTTAAAAAATACAATAGTTATTTGTAATAAAATAGATAAAAAAGTCAAGCCATTGGTAGAAGACTATATCATTGAAATTGCCAAATTGGCAGATTGGCAAACTAAATCATATATCAAACTTATTTGCCCTGTTTTAAATGACGATGAATTAGACTGGCTATATCAAGCTACAAATGGCGATGTCTATAAAATGATAAATGAAGTAGACAAGATTAAGTTATTTCCAGTTCCAGAGCAAAAGTCAGTTTTAGATGCTATTAGATTTAGTCCGGACAGTGATCTATATTCAGTTAGTATTTTTGATTTAGCTGATGCAATTATTAGAAATAATAAGCCTTTTGTATTAGAATTCTTGAAACATGAAAATTTGAATTTTGATTTAATGCAAATAGTTGGAGCTACACTACAGAAAGTTAAAAATATTATCTTAGTAACTCAAAACAGTGGTAAAACAGCCTCTGAAATTGGCATTAATGATAAATATATGTATCGATTAAGAAAAGACTGGAGTAGCTTCCCAGAGAGCCGTTTAAAGATGCTATTGGAGTTTCTATCAAGTATTGATTTAAAGCTCAAAACAGGCGTGTTAGATATGTCTAAAGAAGCACAAATAGATTACTTAATTGCAAATACAATTTTATAAGGAGATTACTATGGCAGCAAATAACAAAATGTCTTATTCAAAAATGGACTGCTACAAACAATGTGGCTGGAAATTTTTACTTCAATATATTGAAGGTCCATATATTAGCACTCCTGGTATTGCATTAGATGTTGGAACTATGATTCATGATACTGAAGAAAAAATTGCTAATGCTATTAAAGATGGCCTTCCAATTGATTACGTTGCTCTTAAAAATAATATTATTGTAAAGACAATAGAAATTGAGCATAAGTTTCCAAAAGACTTTTTAGAAAAAGACAAGACTGACAGACTCTATAAAGAAAAGATTTATGAATATCTTGAAAAAGGTATTTATCGTCTTGAAACCTATATGAATGAACACCCAGAGCTTGAAATTGTCGGTGCTGAAATTCCATTTAAATATGATTTAATGGACTTTACTTTCTCAGGCAAAATTGACCGTTTATTTAGAAACAAAGTTACTAATGAATACATCTGTCAAGATATTAAGACCTGGCCAAAACCAGCTGATGATAAAGACGTTCCAACTCCACTTCAATTTGTAGTTTATACAAAAGCTATTAAAGAAATGTATGGCGTCTTAAATGAAGAAATCAGTTGTGCATATGATCTTCCATTCTGTAATATGATTCAAGCAGTTGGAACAAAAGGCTATATGAACCGTGGTATGAAGAAAATTGAAGAGCTTCTTAATGGAATTAAAAACGGTGAATATAAGCCTAACCCAAGCCCACTCTGCCATTGGTGCACATATTGTGCTACAAACCCAAATCAACCAAAAGACCCAAATGCACATAATAGATGCCCATATCACTCACTTTGGACCAAAGAAAAAGAAAGCTATGCTGTTGCTAACAAGTGGGAAGGTATGGAAAAACACAAAGAAATTTTAGAAAGTTATATTAAAAATGGCCCTAATTTAGCCGTATAATATAATAAGGTATAATTATGCAACAAAATGAAATGTATGATATTATTGTATTAGGTGCCTCACCAGAGGGTATTGCTTTATGCGAATATATTAAAACAAAATCACCTGATAAGAAGGTTGCGTTAGTTAGTAAGCATTTTAATTTTGTAAAATCTAATAATAAGTTAGCAGATACAAAATTAATTACTGGCACATCAGTATACTCAAGCTTTAATCATGGGCTGGTTATTTTAACTTTAAAAGACAGTAGTTTAGTTGTTGGTAAAAATTTAGTTATTGCAACCGGAGCTGCTCCAATTAAATCAGGGGCCGATAGATTTAAAAATAATAAAAATATTTGTTATAACCCAAGAGAGATTACGGTTAACCCAAAAAATAAACCAGCAGTAGTTTATGGAGATGGTGCTGATGCAGTTAAATTTGCTTTAACTATCGCTAAAAAATTTAAGTATGTATATCTTTGTAGCTCAGTTTTTAAGCTAGAATGTGATACAAAATTAATCAAAAAATTGAATGAAGTAGCTAATATTGTTCATTTACCAAATTGTCATATTGTTGGTAGCAAAAATGATAAGGAAGGTAAACTTTGTGAAGTTACTTTAAATACTTATGATACAATTAAATGTGTAGCACTTATCTTAGCACTTGGTCGAACACCAGATGTAAATGGGGTAGATCAAAGAATGATTGAATTGGACCAAGATAAATATGCAGTAATTAATTCGCAACATCAGGTTATAAAAGTACCAAATATTTATGCAATAGGTGAATGCACAAGACACAATACAAAAAGGAGTATAACATTAGTTGGTAATCAATTACTAGGGAGGTAATTTATATGTTGGACCAAGAAAAAATTTATCAAAATAAACTTAAGTATGTAGAGCTTTTAACAAAATTAAATGTAGATTTAACTGATTTTTCTAAGTTTTTAGATGCAGTTGATTACTATAATAAGCCAGCTTCTACAACTTATTTTAAAGCTTATCAAGGCGGTCTATGCCAGTATGCTTTAGACTTATACTATGAACTTGGTCAACTTGCTAATGCGTATGCCCCTGGAAAATATACTGAAGAAGATATTATTAAAGTAGCATTATTTAAAGATTTATATAGAGCTATTCTTTATGAAGAATGCGAAAAAAATGCTATTGTTGATGGTAAATGGCAAACAGTTAAAGGCTATAAATATAAAGAAGACAGGCCAACATTTGGCGACTTAGGTTTCAGTTCATATATGGTTGCTAAACATTTCTTTGACTTTACAGATGAACAAATTGAGGCGATTACTCAAGCTGATTCAAGAGAGCAGTATGCTGGTGATATTCATGACATTCTAAGGAGCTACCCATTAGTAACGCTTACTAAAATGGCAGACCTTGCTGCTCAATACTTAGACTAAAATAAAAGAGCTTAATGCTCTTTTTTTATTGTATAATATAAATGTATGAAAGTTTTAATATATACAGATCCGCACTTTTGCGAAAAGTTTTCCATCATTACTAAGATGGGAGACAAATATACTACTCGTTTAGAGAATCAAATTAAATCAATTAATTGGGCTGAAAATTTAGCTTATGAGAAAGGCTGCCAATATGTTATTTGTGCTGGTGACTTTTTTGATAAAGCCAACTTGACTCAACAAGAATTGACTGCTCTAAACGATATTCAATGGGCACCAATGTGCGCTCATTATTTCTTAGTCGGCAATCATGAAAGTGAAGAAAACGATTTACACTATAATTCAACTGAGGTCTTACAACAAGATCGTAGAAGTAATTTTATTGTTGCTGAACCAAGACTTTTAGAAGAGCCTGGTTTTGAGCTTGCTTTCTTACCTTATATTACAGAAGCAAGAAGACAAGAAGCTAAAGATTATTTCCCAGAGCCAAAAGCTAAAAGACTATTAATTTCACACAATGACCTATTTGGAATTCAAATGGGTCCGGCTATTTCTACCGTTGGTTTTAAGCCAGAAGACTTAGCATCTATTTGTGATTTATGTGTTAATGGCCACTTACATAATGGTGTAAAGATTAATGAAAAAGTTATTAATCTTGGCAATTTAACAGGCAAAGACTTTGGTGAAGATGCTTTTAGATATAAGCATAATGTAATGTTAGTTGACACCGATACAATGACATATGAGCTTATTGAAAACCCATATGCATTCAACTTTTATAAAATTGAAATTAACACAAAAGCAGATTTAGCTATTTTAAATAGATTATCTAGCAATGCAGTTGTTTCAATTAAATGCAGAGATACTATAGTAGCTGAATTAAAAGAGCTTATTATAACGCTACCAAATATTGTCGAGTCTCGAATTGTAATTACAAGAGAAGTTGCTAATGGTGAAACTGCCGAAGACATCACAGACCTAACTGTAGACCAATATGTCAAGTTTGCTGAATGCTGCAGAGAGAAGCTCGAAAATAATGCTATTCTTGAAGAAGAGCTCTCTGAAATACTAAAATAGCAAAATTAGATTTTAAAGTATATTATTGTATAATATAAAGTATATGGTAGATTTTAAAATAAAATATAAAAATTTATACAATCAATACAATAAAAAATTATTAGCTGACCATAAAGCTAATTTTTCAGTTTTAAATAATAATATGAACTATTTTATTACATATTTAAAGCTTTTACGTGATTATTATTTATTAACTGATACACAAGCAGAAAGTGAAGATGAAATTAGTCTTAAAGCAGCTACTCTCGTTGCAGCTGTTGGTGAGTATGAAAAATATGAATCCTGCATCTGTAAATATTATAAGTCAACAGGTGAAAGACTTATAGAGGGAACAGCTGAAGAAATTTCTAAAAAATACAACGACGAAAGAAATTTTCACTGAACAAATTTTTGGCAGTTAGTTATGACAAATATTGAAGGGTGGTCCGTTAATGGCTAATTTTATAGATTTTGAAAAAGTAATTATTCATAATTTTGGTAGTTATGGTCATACGGAATTAGACTTAAAAAGCAAAGGTTTTTGTTTAGTTTCTGGACAAAATAACTTCAAAAAAGATAATGCGCTCTCAAATGGCTCTGGTAAGAGTTTTATTTGGAGTGCTATTTGCTATACAATTACAGGCGAAACTTTAAATGGCTTACATACTAATTTAAAAAATATTAATATTGAAGATGATGATAAGTGCTATGTAAAATTAATCTTTAAAGTTAATGCTGATGAGTATGAAATTACAAGACATGCTTCACCTAAATCAGATTTACAAATTATTAAAAATGGTGCAGATGTTTCTGGTAAGACTTACCGTGAAAGCGAAAAGAAGCTTGGCGATTTACTTCCAGACTTAACTCATGATTTAATTGCTTCAACAATTATTATTGGCCAAGGTATGCCAAATAAATTCTCTTCATTTAGCCCAAGTGGTCGTAAAGAATTACTTGAAAAATTAACTAAGTCTGACTTCATGATTGAAGACATTAAAAATAGAGTTACTCTTAGACAAAGTGAATTAAGCAGAAAAATTCAAGAATGTAGTGATAGTATTTTAGTTAATGGAACTAAATTATCTACTGCTAAAAAAGACTTAGAAAGAATTGAAAAAGAGATTGCTGAAACTGTTAAACCAGATTTTGATAAAGACCTTAAAGAAAGTGATGCTTTATTAAAATCTATTGATAAAGATGTTACAAGATTAACTGAGGCAAGAAAAGCAGTTGATGCTCAAATTGAAATAACAAATGGTGCGCTTCTTACTATCGCGCACGAAAAAGCTGAAAAACTACGCATGTTATCAGAAAGCTACCACACTGCAATTGATCCTGTTAATCAAGAAAAACTTACTGCTGAAACCACTATTAGAAATTTAACTGCAGAAGTTAATAGATTAAAAGCAGTTAAAGATACTTGTCCAACATGTGGTCAAAAATTACCTGGAGCCGTTAAACCAGATACATCTAGTCAAGAAGCTCAAATTAAAACTCTAAATGAAAGTTTAACTCCTCTTAAAAATAGAATTAATGAGATTAATACTAAGAGTGCTGAATATAAGCAACAAATTGAAAACGAAGTTGCTGATAAAGAAACCAAATTAAATACTGAGATAGCTGGACTTAAAAAAGATAGAGATACCATTATCAACGAACTAAATGATTGTTCCCAAAATTATAATACTGAAAAGGAAAGATATAGCAAACTTACTTTTGAAAAAGATAACTGGGACAAACACCAAAAATTCTTAAATGATTCTATTGCAGAATTACAAAAGTCTATTAATACATTAGACAACTTAGTAAATATTACTAATGATGCCAAAGTAGATTTAGAAGCTCACTTAGCAGTTGTTAAAAAAATGGATTCACTTGCTAAGAGAGACTTCCGTGGTTATTTATTAACAAATATCATTAATTATATTGATAAGAAGGCTAAAGATTATAGTGAAACTGTTTTTGGAACTAGAGACCTTAATGTTTATATTGATGGTAATGCCTTAGATATTTCTTATTGTAATAAAATGTTTGATAACTTATCAGGCGGAGAAAAACAAAGAGTAGACTTAATTCTACAATTTGCTATCAGAGATATGTTAAATGTTTATCTAAACTCTGGGGCCAATATCTTAGTATTAGATGAAATTACAGACTTCCTTGATAAAACAAGTTGTAGCGCTGTAATGAAACTAATTGAAAAAGAGTTAAATACTATTGAGTCAGTATTTATCGTTAGCCACCATGCAGATGAGCTTGGCCTTCCAGTAGACTCAGAAATTAAGGTAATTAAAGATACAAATGGCATTAGCCAAATTATATAATAAGGAGTAGATATATGCAATGAAAGAAAGATCCAGATAAAAAATATACTGACCTCTGTATTTATATTGATGCTAATATTCAAAATATTGCTAACCCAGGTGAGCATCCCGATATTGAAAACACAGTATATAATTATATCTGATTAGTTATTAAGGCACTAGCTATTAAAAAATGCATGTTTAATAACTTCCAAGATTATGACCCTTATGCATTCTATGGTGCAAATCGAATATACTTTGCACTAAGAAAAAACATTTGAAACACGGGCAAAACGATTAAAGGTAAAGAAATTAAGCCAATTAAATCTTGTCTAAACTACATTAAAGCTCTTCTTTACCCAATGAAAATTGAGTACCAAAATGAAACATTTAGAGAAATTATTTCAGAAGAATTTGTTTCTAAAAAATTTGACTCTTTTACATTTAGAGAGCAAATGCGTAGTGGTGCAAGAGCAAGCCAAGGTGTTAATGAACAATTTAGAAGCTATGTGCAAGATGCATTTGTGCACATCGGTTCAATGGCTGATGATGTATTAAAAAAATCACCATTTAGCCCAAGATCACTTGATTACAAAAAATTAAAAATATCATTAATGCTTAATGCAATTAACTCATTAAAGACTAAGAAAAAATTAGATTCAGATTTGCCTACAATTATTCTATGAAAACTTCCAAAGTCAATGTCAAGTTATGTTAGAATATTATTAAAAGAATTCTATTCAGAGATTAAAACTGAGATTATGGAATGCCACAGAGCCGCAGATATTAGTGATGATGTGGTAGATAGAATGCTACAAAATGCTTCAGAAGATAGGGAGACATATGAAGACAAATATTAAAAATAATCTAAATGCACTTCATTTATCAGATATTTACTCTTTAATGTTATTTATTCTATATAAAGTGCAAGACATACCAGAATATGCTGTATTAAGTGAATTGTGCTATTTATTAGACGGTAATAACTTAACTAGACTTCTTACTTATTTTGCTGGAAAAACTATTACATTTCCAACTGAAGATGAATTTGCTTCATTAACAAATGCATTATTATTATATAACTATGTTAATGTTGAAGGTCTAACACTTGTTGAAGGTCAAGCAAAATTAGAAGATGTTACGCCAAAACAAATGGAAATTATTACAGATTTATATCTTAAAATATTACCTGTAATGAGACAATACAATATTGATAGGAGTCAATTAAGTGGCAAATAATAAGTTTCCAGAAGAAGAGCGTTCATTTGAAACAAGACTTAAATTTATTAAAGAGTTATTTACCAATAAGTATGAAGACTACCAAATTATGGCACATTGCATTCAGCATAAGCTAGACAAATCATATGAAGCATATGTGAAAAAAATTCATAAGAGCTCTTGGTTATTAGAAAACGAAGACCCAATGAAAATATTAAAAAGAATTGATTAAGGAGAAAATTATATATGAGTGGACAACCAAATGTAATTAATGATATTGGAGCACTATTAAAACTTCCTAGCAAAGTTACAACAGAGCTCGTAGACAAAGCAAATCTTTGTATCGGAAGTATTATCTGTGATGCAAAGCTTGCTGGTGAACAAACAGTTATTATCAATATCGGAATTGGCACATTAAGTGTTGATTTAATTGATATGCAATGTAAGTTTGTTCCAAGCAAAGATTTAAAAGCTACAATTAAAAGCAGCTTAAATGATGAAAAAGATCCTCTTGAATTAGAGCTTGAACAAACACTAGCTGAAAAATTATTAACAGTAGTTGACGAGGCAATTTAATTATGAGCCAGGTGAAGTTAGATCAAATAATAACGCCAGGTAAAACTTCATCAGATAGTGTTGAGGAAAGCACAGCGTTAGTTGCTATAGATACAACTGGTTTAAATGCAGAATCTTTAGAGATTTTAAACCAAATTATTGTTGCTGAAGACAGGACTAAAGCAAAAGATTTAACTCAGCTTTTTATTGATAATCACAATAAAAAGACAATGGTTAGATTAGACAGCTTAAATGAGCTTCAAAATAAATTAATTGGTCAATTATCAAGGCGCGTTACTGAAAGACCAGATGAAATATCAAATCAAGAATTGATGCAAGCAGTTAAAATTATTCAAGACTTGATTGATAGAAGTACTAAATCAATTACCGAGCCAGCCGATAAACCATTGATCCAAATCAATTCTCAAAGTAACTCTGTAAATGTAGGTGATGGTACAACTACTTATACAAGAGAGTCAAGAGACCGTGTTAGAAATGCAGTAATGAGTTTGCTTAGCAGTATTAATGATACCGTAGCAGACAAAGAAGTTATTGATACAGCTGATATACAAACTAAGGATGAAGACGACCATGAATAATATTAAAGAAATTTTAAAAAAACTAGACATTCAAGAAACTGGCGCATATAAAGACCATTTTTATGTAATCAACTTAAAAGATAGTAATGATTATGCTAAAATGTATACTCAGCTTGATAAAAAAGCAATTAATACTGAATTCCCAGAATTTGCTAAAAATACTAATGAAGCAACAACGAAGATCACAAATTATTTTGAGATTGATGATAATAATATAACTTATGATATATTTTTATTTGCTGACTTTAATGCAGATAAATATTATCTAAAAATTGCTGAGAGAGATTAATGATTTACGATTATAGTGGAACAAAAACATTCACGGCTTCATTAGTGGTTGATGATCCTGGAAACTGTGCTATCTGTGCTAATGGCTATTATCCAACTAATGTTAAAGGATTAAAACTTCCAGGTGACTACTACTTAATAGTAAGAACTATTGATGGCATGACTACTATTCTTAAGTGGGGAGCTGTTACTGAACTTGCAGAATTAGTTAGTGGATACAGTTTAGATGTTAAACAGTTTAAATATAAAGAAAGCTCTATTCATAGAGAAATTCAATTATTTCTAAATGATGGACAGAAGTTTATTTATGAAGCAAATGTTATAGACATTGATGCTGCATTAGAAAAAACACCAAAAGATTATAATTTTGTTGCAACACTAGAAAGGGCTTAATATGGCAGTTAAAGACGTTAGAGAATACTATTATAAAATGCAAGCTCAAAAGCTTGAAATGGAAGCAGACTTAGCAGATTTTGAAGAAGCACTTAAAAATGGCTTCATTACAGAAGATCAGGTGCAAGTAGCAAGAGACGAGTTATTTCCGTTTCAAGTTAATTATGACAGATTAACCTATATAATGTATTTATTAGAGCTACCAAATCGAGATTCTAAAAAAGCAAAGCACAATAAGCAAAATAAAAAATTATTAGAAGAATTAAAAAATCGTAATGCTGATGAAGAATCTGTGCTTAATGAAAATAAAAGTGCATTAGATAGATTTAGAGCTGAACTTAAAAAGCTTGAAGAGAATAAGTAATAACTTATTCTTTTTTTTAATAATTTAATAATTTAATAATTTATTAAAAGTTATTTTTTTATTGTATAATATATATGAATTAAAGGAGATTTTATGGAAAAAATAATTACTGATTTAAGTATATTAGCAGAGCCATCTGAACCATTAAAGTTTTTAACTGAAAAGGGCATTGAAAAAGAAGAAGGCGAAAAAATTATCGCTAAAATTAAAAGTGCTATGGAAGAAGATAAAACTATTCTAACTCTTACAGCACCTCAAATTGGAATTAAACATAAAATATTTTGTATCAGATTTAATGATACAATTAAAACATTTATTAACCCAATTGTAACTAAAAAAGATAAATTTGTTGTTCGTCCAGAGACATGTGTGTCTTTGCCTGGGAAAGAAATTTTAATTACTCGACCAGAGGAAATTACAGTCGTATATTATACTGACGAATTTAAGTATGAAGAAAATAAACTTTTAGGAGCTGCCGCAAGACTATTTGATCAAAGTTGCCACTTACTCGATGGTGTTACACCAGATGAACTTGGTTTAGTCTCAGATGTTGCAACTGATGGTTCATTAGCAGACTGTTCAGAAGAAGAGATTAAAGAGCTTGTTGATTTTTATAAGAATAAATATATTCCAGCAAAAGCAAAAGCTTTGAATGAAGCTGTTAAAGCTGACCCTGAACTTGAGAAAAAATATAAAGAGCTACAATTTACTGAGAAAGTTATTACTGGTAATGCTAGTATTGTTGGTAAAAATATTTCTGCTAAGGGACAAGCTGCAGCAGCATTATCAATTAAAAAAGCAGATCAATTTAATAAACAAATAAATAGAGCTCAATTAATGAAAGTAGCTAATAAAAGTAGAAAATATAAAGGCGGTAAATAGTATGAAGGAAGAATATATCAGAGATTTTAATAAAGTAATCATCGGCATTATTCAAACTGATGCTGAAGGTAATCAAACAGGCAGACTGTTTAATAGTAGAAAAATTGTTGGTTATTACACCGTCAAAGATAATCGAACAAGAAACTTTTTACTTCAAATCGTTTCTGAAGGAAACACATTAGTTAATTTAATTTATAAAGAATTAGGAAGATAAGGGAGCTAATATGGAAAAGGATAATAAAAAAATTATTAGTTTAGAAATTCCAGAAGACTTACGTAAAGCTTTACGTATTGAAGCCTTCAACAGAGACGTCACAGTCTCAGCATTAATTAGAGATATTCTTGCAAAGGAACTTAAAGTTACCCCTAAGAAATAGGAGGCTTATAAATGGAAGATTTAAAAAGTAAGAAATTACTTGTAATTGTCGAGTCTCCAAATAAAATATCACATATCAGAGACTATTTAAGAAAAGCTGGCTATCAAGTTAATGTTCAAGCAAGTGTTGGGCATATTATGCAACTTGGTAATGGTGGACCTTATGCAAACTCTGGTGTTAATCCTGATAAAGACTTTGAGCTAAATTTACAAGTTTCAGAAGATAAATATAAAACTGTTCAAGATTTAAAAGCAGCTGTTAAAACAGCTGATTTAGTTTATCTTATGTCTGACCCCGATAGAGAAGGGGAAGTTATTGCTTGGAGTTTAATTAAGTTTTTGAATATTCCAAAGACTAAAATTAGAAGAGCTGTGACTCATGAAATCACTCCAAAAGCAGTTGTTAATGCTATTGAAAACCCAATTAAATTAAATGAAAATTTGGTTGATGCTGGCTTAACAAGATTAACATTAGATAAGATGATTGGCTTTAGATTAAGCCCAATTGCTAAAACTTATGTTGGTGCTAAATCAGTTGGTAGATGTCAATCAGTTGGTTTAAAATTAGTTGTTGATAGAGAAAGAGAAATTCAAGCATTTGTTCCAGAAACTTATTTTGATTTATATTTAAATTTTGTTAAAAATAAAACTAAATTTAAAGCTAAGTTTGCTGGGAATAATGAAATTGGAAATGTTGATCACTTAAAAACACAAGCTGAAGTTGACAAAGTTAAAAAGAATTGTAAAGGTGATTTTATAATTGAAGCGATTAAGCAAAAAGAAAAAGAAGAGTCACCAAAACCACCATTCTGCACTGCGACTTTCCAACAAGAAGCCGCAAGTAAAATTGGCTTAAAAGTCAAAGATGCGATGGCTGTTGCCCAAAAGTTATTCGAGTCTGGAAATATTACTTATATGAGAACTGATGATACAGTCTTTGCTGAAGAATTTGTTCCAGTTTTAAAAAGTTATATTGAAAATACTTATGGTAAAAAAGCTTGGACTCAACCACGTGTTGGCAAAAAGCAAGAAAATGCACAAGAAGGCCATGAATGTTTACGTGTTACAGACCCAACATTAACTCCAGACCAATACAATAAAATTGATGCTAATAGCTTAAACCAAAAAGTTTATAAACTTATTTGGCAAAGGACTATTGCAGCTGCTTTACCTAATGCTAAGATTTCAGAAACTCAATACTTAATTGATAATAATGGTGAGAAATTTATCTTAGTCTCAAATGAAATTACAAATTTAGGTTATCGTGAAGTTTATTCTTATAAAGACGATGACCAAGATGAAGATGGACCAGTTAAAGAAACCTTTAAAAAGGGTGAAATACTTAAAGATTGCACATTAGAAGATATTAAAAAAGAAACAAAACCAAAACCAAGATATACTGAAGCTACATTAATTAAAACTTTAGAAAAGAATGGTTGTGGTAGACCTTCTACTTATGCTACTATTGTTGAAACTGTATTGAGCACCACAAGAGGCTATGCTGAGCTTCAAGAAAAGTCTATTGTTCCAACCGATAGAGGTATGCAGTTAGCAGCTTTCTTAGATCGTTCATTTAACAATGTGATTAACTTAGATTATACAAGTGAAATGGAGAAATCTCTTGATAAAATTGCTGCTGGTAAAGAAAAGAAGTCTCAATTTTTAACTGAATTCTACAATAACTTAGAAAATACAATTAAAAATAATAAAGAAATTCAAACTGATCCACTGGCTGGTGAAGCAAAGGTATGCCCAGAATGCGGAGCTCCAATGGTAATTAGACGAAGTAAATTTGGAAAATTATTCTATGGGTGCTCTAAATACCCAAAGTGTCGTGGCATAATAAATATTAATTAAATATTAATTAAAATAGACTGCTTTAAAGGCAGTCTTTTTATTATTTGCTACTAATTAATTGCTAAATTAATTGATTTAATAAAGTTTAAAAACAGGAGATATAAAATGGCAGGAATTTTACCACAAGATAAAGTAAAAGAAGCTAAAGCTTGGCTCCACGATGTTTTTGTTTGAGGAGGGCTAGTTGCTACTCCAAAAAGATCTATTCCAATAGATAAATATAGATATATGTATGGGACTCATGATGAAAACTTTAGAAAAGATGACCCAAAATATCGTGATGCTGCAAAAACAATTTGTGCTTGTATTACAAGTAGAAAAGTTGAAACACAAAGATTTTTAGCATTTGATGCAGCAATTAAACTTCTTTCACAATGCTCATTTTTACCAGATTTAACAGCAAATAGAGGCTATGTCAGAGAAACTGCAGATACACTCTGTGCTTTTATTGCTTGGTTTTGTGATGAGAATAAATTAGTTTATAATAACATAAATACATCTGTTGAAGAGATGAAACAAATTAAAAATACATTAATTGGTAAGACTCTCTGAGACAGTTATTTATTTGCTAAAGACCATACACCAGAAAATAAGCCAAATAAGGGAACTGTTGATACAAGTGCTCCTGCTAAACCAGCAGCTCAAGCTACACCAGCTGCAAGTACACCTGCCAGCAATAATGGAACACCAACTGCTACTACAGTAAAAACTGGTGGTCCTGCTGGACATACATTATATAGAAAGAATGCAAGCGGTATTTTAACACAGGGCAAACTTACTAATATTGCTAATGGTTATTATGTATATTGGATTGGTGGAGAATTTACTAATCCAGGAAAAACTCAACCAAAATTACATGTTAAACCTCAATATGGTAAAACACCATTAAAAGTTGATTTTGGTAGCGGCCAAGGATATAATGA